ATAATGTCGTTAAGAACACTAGAACCATACATATGCATACCATATCTTTCTTTAAAGCATTTGTAAATTGAACCAGAAAATCCTTCAAACAAGTAAGACTCTTCAGATTCTGACAACGTTTTGATTCCACTATTGAGCTTCCAAGAATCAGAACCAGTATAACCACCATACCAGCATCCAAATACTTTGTAGGTCAAAGGAACATTTTTTCCTTCAATTTTTACAACTACCCATTTGTCTGGAATGTAATCACTCATTTGACATAATCTTTTTGATAGTTTAAAAGACCTTTGATTTGATCAGAGGAATAATCCTTAGAGATCGCTTCTTTTATAATTTCATTTGTTTGCTTATTTAACAAAAATTTTGTATGAGCTTCGTAAGACATACACGAAAATATCACAATCATTAAAGCTGTAAAACAAACGCATATTAATTTTTCGATAGTTAAATTCATATTTTATCAAACCAGCCAAGTTCATACTCCAATTCACCAGTCTCTTCTAGTTTGACTCCAGTTGAAGAAGATGCAACTGAAATTTCTTTTACTGTATAAACTTTCTCTACTTCTAGTTTATTTGCATTCTCTATCCTATTTTTAAAATAATGCCACGTTCCAGCTTTTTTGAAAATTATTTTATCTCCACGTTTTGTATTTTTGTAATCTGCTCTCATAAATTTATTTAATATATAAAATTTTTAGGAAGAGAATTGTAAATAACTCCCTAATATATATTTATCGTTATTTTTTGGCATAAGACCTGCGTGTGGATAAGTCCAAGTTGGAGGGAACATAATCATTCTACCAATTTTTCTTTCACAAATGAAATTTTGGTCAAATAGCGCTGTTCCGCCCCCCTCCCCTTCATCTAAATATAAGAAAAACACAAGAAATCTCGGTGAAGAAGCTAAACATATAGAGTCCACATGAGGCTTAAATTCTCCGTTTCCAGCAAGATATTGCTTCATTCTTATTTGTTCAAATCCATACTGTCTAGGGAATTGGTAGTTATGTATATTACAATCGAATTTATATTTTTCGATAGTTCCTGAAAATACATTGAATAAAAAATCTATTTCTTTGTCAAAGAAATTTTCATGTTGTGACAGATTTATTTCATTAAATACATATAAGTGTTCTTTTCTTTTAATTTGTAAAGACTCGTGAGACTTAAATTTTGAAATCATGTGATCACAAAAATTTTTAGAAACTACATTATCATATACTTTTATATATTTTGATATATTTTGATCGTTCATATGCATTAAATATTCCAAGTCGTAGTGCTAACAGTATCCCCACATTGTTCACAAATTGTAGGATCATATTCATAATCATCATATTGAAAAAGACGAATAACTTCTTCTAAAAGAATTGTTTGTTCCCCAATTCCTTCTTTAATTTTCTCAAAGAGATAATTCAACATTTCATTATATTCTTGTTCGGACAGTTCTGAAAATGACTTATTATTAACGGTAAAATCAAAAGCAGTACAACCAGTAGTTTCTACGAATTTATATCTAGTTTTTTCCATGCGTTTCTCTAATTTCTTTTTCAACCATTTCATTTAGTCTCTCCATCTTCAATGGCGACTGTTTTTCTATATAATGTCTAAAAACGGACATTGTTGCAAAAAGTATAACAATACCTAAAAGCACTAAAACACGTTTTATTAACCCTGGCATTTTTTTTGATTTAAAATTTAAATACTCACAATTCTTGCCACTTGATTCCTTCTACGCCTTCATTCACATCATATCCTTTTTCGATAGCAATTTCATCACACATTGTTCTATGCCAGCCTTTTGTATAAAGCTTGCCGTCTTTACCGGTTTCTTCACAAGTAATTGAAGATTGATACTCTGTGTAATTAATAGCAAAGTCTACTTTTTTATAGAAGTTTTTTAGTTTTTTATCATAATCTTCTAGATCTAGATTCTCTTTGGTCTCGTCCGGTACGCTATCTATATCATCAAAGTTAGCATGATAATAAACAGTAAGCGTTCCATATTTTTCTTTTACTTGACTAATAGTGATTTGAGGGGGCTTAATATGATAAGAATAATACTTTTCATAATAATCTTTATCGTTTTTATACCGATCTCTATAATCTTTCTTATAGTTGATGACTAAATCTGTAGTCATAAGAGAATTCAAATAACTAAAAAGATGATCTAGTATTTTGTACCAACCATCGGCGTGGTCAAAACCCCATGCCATGCATGTCTGCCTACAATCCCCCCCATGTTCTTTTAAGAGTTCTGGATATTTTTGTACAAGTTTTTGTTCAAGTTCTTTATTCATATCAAAGCATATATTTAAATATAAATGTTCTTATTCCGTCAATGAGGGAAGAAAGTTTAAACAGGCATTTGTTTAAAGTTCTCCATACCCATGACCATCCTAGATAAGACATGTATCTTTTAAATACATTCCAGGGCTCTTTATTTCTTCTTTTGATCTCTTCAAAAAATTCTTTGTTTCTTTTCTTGCTTTCAGAGTCTATATTAAATTCCACAAGTTCAATTTTATCTAATTTGCCATAAACAAAATAAGCTTGGAAATCGACCCAAAAATTACTATCCTCATTTAAAGAATCAAATGTATAAAATTTTATAGTACCATGATAGTTTGTATTTCTATAGATTTTTTCTTTTTCTATTACTTCCTTCCAAATATGCCAAGGTTTTGGTTTTAACTCTTTTTTTTCCTTTTCTGTATAAGGAACGTATTCCCTTTCGGTAATAACTTCTACAAGCTCGCTATATTCATTGATAATATACTCGCTCAAACAGTTATCTAAATCTTTAGTTTGAAAAGTATAGTTTTTCCAATCTTTTAAAGATTTAATTTCATCTGGAAGCGGTAGATCCTGCTTCACGTAAATTTCGTCGTACATGCCCATTTTTTGTTTATATAATTTTTTTTAATTAATGTCAATCGTTTTCTTCTATGTCCGGAGAAATACCGAGTAATTCTCTTAAAAACCAAAGAGAATTTGATGTATAGTCACAACTAGTCCAGTCTCTAAATTGCATTGAGTCTTCAAAATACTTCTCTTGTTGTTTTATTTTTTTTATTAAATCTTTTTTAAAATCCTCGGATATATTTTTCTTTATTAATTCTAAAATAGGCTTTATATCATCGTCATCTAGATGAAGATTCAAAATAGCCCCGTCTTTTTTAGATCCATAATTAAATTCTATTTTAATTTCTACTGGAGGATTGCAATCTCCTAGATTTTTACCAGAAAAATCAGAATAAAATACCGCCTCTTCTCTTTCCGCTGGTTTAGTTATTTTTTTCATATCTTATAAGGTTCCTCAACAATTACATAATACGTGCCAGAAACTTCTTCTATTCTTGTTTTACTTCCTTTCGGTAATGGATTCTTTTTAAAAGAAGCCTCTACTATGCCCCATAATTTTTCATAATCTTTATTTTCCATAGCTTTACGAATGGACTTCTGTTTACTTTGAGGGATTCTGAATTCTTTTTGTGGCTTCCAGTATTCATTAATTGCGTCTAAAACTTTAGGAGCAGGTATACCAGATATTTCTAAAGGGCCGTCCCCAGAAACATCGACAATATTTCTCATTCCATCATTTTGTTGATAATGTTGATATTGTTCAATTACTTTTTTAATCTCCCATGCCACCGTGCCATCCTTCATATTAAGACAACCAACACCATAATACGAATTTCGATTATTTATTATTTCCGGGTCTTTACGAAATACGAGAGTTCTTACTAAGCTTTCTATAACTTCTCCGTCATTATAAGTCAAATCTTTATCCCAAAAAGCTGCGTCTATTGCGAATTTAATTTGACCAGAACGAAGACGACTATAAACTTCTAGCGCGGTAGTTAGAGTTCTTAAATGCTGTTCGTCAAACTCGATTGATATTTTCTCTGATTTTATTTTTTTCATTTTTGAAATTCGGCATAAATAATTTCGTTGTCCCATCTTCCGCGAATTTTTTCCGCTTGAGTTGCAATCATTAGAGCATCTTCTTTCCAAGCTCTTGTTCTCCATGACCCCTCATAATCATAAGTCCACATCTGATTTTTACCAGGTGGATACATGTATGCCACAATACTATGACCTTTTAGTTTTTTTGTTTTGTAATCAATATAACGATAAGATACTACTTCTGCCCATAAATCATATTTTTTAAGCCCTTCTCTAAAAGAGATCGCTGTTGGTAAACATGCGTTCTGTTCTCTTTCCATCCATTTTTCAGAGTTTTCTGGTAATGTTTCACATCCGGCAACAAAAAAACCTAATACAATAAATAAAATATATTTCATAATTAAAACGGCGTTCCGATTACTTCTAATCCTAGAAGATGTTCTACTTTATCAAGAATACTAAGAGAAGCGCCTCCAATTTGCCATTGATATAAATCGCGCGGAATTTCTTTTGTTTTCCAGTCGTAAATAGTAGCAAAATCACCGTCCTGAAAAGAAATTTCCCAAGTGCATTTAACTTTTTTGTCTCCGCTTGGATTTAAGTTAGGTTCTCCTAATTTATTAATTAAATAGTCGTATGTTGTTAAAACATAACCTTTTAAAGAAATTTGTTTTCTATTTGGGTATTTTACGCCTTGTACTTTTTTTCGATTAATTTTTGCCATTGTATTTTTGTTATTGGTTTATTGTCAAGAATTGTAAAAGCGTACGGAGCATCTTCCAGATAATTTCTTTTTATCATTATCGCTTGCTCTTTTCTAGTTTCAACCTTTCTTATATCATGAATCATTTCTAATATATTGTCAATATATTTTTTTGCCTTTCCACCAGCTTCGCAAATTTTTTCTATCTCGTTCTTTAATTGAAATGCTATTTCATAATCGAATTCCGATTCAATAATTTTATAGAAATCTTCTTCTACTGGCATTTCTCGATCAATATAGAATTCAATAAGATTATCGGTAGAATTTAATTGTGATTTTACCCTATGACAAAATAAATACCAATCCGATTTTAATTTTATTCTATTTTTGCCATTATTATAGGAAACTACTACCCCCTCTTTGCCTTTCCAGTTTTTAATTGTTTCTGCAATTTTAGAAATGTCTTTTGTATTTAGAAAATTATAAGATTGTGGTACTGGAATTGGCCCTATTTTTCTCCATATATCTGTAAGATTTTCAGAAGAAACGATGCCCATTTCATTTTTATTAATAGCTCCTATAAGATAAAATTCTACCTCTTTTGGTCTAATAACTATTACATTTCTTGGGGTTACTATTTCAAATAACAAGCTAATGTGATGGTTTTCTTTTAAGAATTCTACCACTTTCGGATACTTTTCGGGTAGCAATTCAAAATCTTTTGCATTTTCTTGAGTTATGTAAGAAACTGTACCCCTAGTTCTCATGGAAAATTGACCGTTTACATAATCAGCTATAAGAAGAGAGCCGTCTAATTTATCTTCGCACTTCCAGTCATTAAATTTTTCTGGGCTAGGATAACAATCTAGTTTTTCCCCAAAATTAAAAAATTTCGGCCATCCGGATGATAAAACATCACCCTCTTTGTCTAAAATCAAAGAACGATATAATAGATTGGCGTCATTCCATTTAGCGTCAATTTGTGGAGTTATCAAATAACAATCCAAATCGCAAAATTTACTTGGAGTTATATTAAAATAACCATCTTCTATCGGTAGTCTTATTTGCATTTTTTACTCAAGAATATATCCCATTCCTTTATACCGTATTCATTCTTTATATAAAAAGATACCGGCATAATTCTTGGTTCGTTTGGTTGTTTTAAAAGTTTCAACCCAACTTCTTCTGGTTTATTATTTGCTTTTTTAGCATTTATATCTTTATGGGCTAAAACGCAATTTTCCCAAGTAGTTTTTCCACCTTTTGACCTAGGAATAACATGATCTATATTTCCATCAAATTTATTAATTTTTTTACCTGTATATTGGCACGTGTAATTATCTCGCTCCCAAAGATTTTTTTGGGTAAATTTAATTGATTGCCTTGGAATTTTATCAAAATGATTTAATACTATTATTTTAGGAATTTTAATTCCGCCTTTTACAGTATTTACAAATAAATCTCCATCAATATTTAAAGTAACCCATTGATCCCAACCGATTAATTCCATTTCTCCATCTTGATTAAAATTTAGAGATTTGGCGTTATCGTTGTACAATAAAGCAAATGAATGTTTCGGGGTCGTTGTATTGATTGGTATCCAATTTTTATTTAAAATTAATACTGATCTACTATTCAGACTTCTCATTTTGTTTTAAAACTTGTACTCCCAAAGCTCATTAATGTTAAGAAGCTTGTGTATGCACCCATTAATTCTCTCTGTAACTGAGTCATGAAAATGACCATAAAGATGTAACCTTGGCTTACATAATTTAAATATTTCATCAATGATTGCTCTTTCGTCTGTTAAATCTTCTATTAAATACGCGTCTTCTCTAGCCCAACCGTACACCATTTCGTTAAATTTTTGCGGAAAGCACCAAGATGGCGCAGTGTGCGTTACTAAAACATCAACATTTTTACATGCTTCTTTTTTAAAAACGACTCCTTCATTTACCCAATATGAAACATTTTCTCTTCTTCCGGTTCTATCAATAGATATAGCGCCACCAATGAATTGAATTGTTTTTTGATTATATTCTAATATTGTATAATCTTCTATTAGCTCGAAATTTTCATATACAATCCTATCCTTTCCTTTAAAAAAGGAAGGATCATCGTGATTACCCCTGATTCCTAGAAAATGAATGTTTCTTTCTTTAAAGAAATTGCTCAAATTTTCAGCAGACTTATATTCATAATCTTTTTTAAATTTGAACCCAATTCCTAAATCTCCTACAGAGATAATTGTACAGTTTTTTAAATTTTTTTCTCTAATTATATCAGAAAGTATGCCCCAGCTTCCATGATGATCGCCTAAAAAAATTAATGGTTTACCCCCATCCAGTATAGTCTTGTTCATTTTGTAAATAATTTTTATATTCCTCTATTTCGTAAGTCAAAGTATTTTTTAAAAATTCTAGGGCTAATTCATAATTTTCACATTCCTCTTCAATTCTGTCTATAAGATATCCGTAATGCTGCACGACATATTTTGGCTTTTCTCCGTACGACCATTTAGTTTCAATATACCAATGACAATCACGATCCTTATGATGATTTGGACCTATTAATTTATACCAATATTCAGTTAATTTTGTAATTTCTTCTATCATATAATCAGCTGGTTCTAGGTAATAAAATTGCAATTTCCTTTCCATCCGCGTATATACATTCTTCAAAATCTCCTAACCACCAAAGTTTGCTTGGATCTTTTAACTTGTCTGGATTGGGCGAGATACAAACTCGTTTCAATTCTTTTAACTCGTCAAAACCACCCTCATAGCCATTTAAAACAATTCTTTTCTCGCCATCTTCTTTTTCTAACAATAAAATTAGATCTTTTACTTTCATTCGCCGCAAAGTAAATCTGTATAATCTACACCGTGCTCTAATAGGTAGTGATCAAAACCATCATACTCTCCAGAACTATTGAAAACATAGTCAAAAAGCCAATCGCTTCCCTTGTCATTAAGATTTAAATCAAGTACTAATTGATTAAAATAATAATCTTGAACATTAGAAAGCTCATTAATGAACTTTTTGACATTGTAGATTTTATCTTCTGGATGATTATTTTTGTCTGTATAAAATTTTTCGGTAATCATATTGTTTTATTTTTCTTCCAGGATTCTATAGTATATTGAAAGGGATTTCCAGTAATATTTTCAACTAAAACTAACATTTGATTGGCTATATCTCTAATTTCTGTTTGAGCGTGATCACTATTTCTTAGTTTCTGAAAATTTGCAAAACTTCTCATATTAAACATAATATCTGACTGAATTTGACTATTATATGTTTTAAAATATCGAGCAGACTCTTTGGCTCTTTTTCTTCCTAAAATTGGTTCTAACTCTTTAATAGATTGATGATATAAACCATTACCTAATTCGGTATAATCTTTTAGAATGTGAGACCATTTTTGGTTCCAGTCGTTTGGAATATAAAATTTATCTTCTTTTAATTCTTTATATCTTGCAGATTCTGCATTTATACTAGCAATTCTGTGCTTTAAGAGATGTATATGGCTAGCGATGTCACAATTTACAAGAAAATGAACGCTCGCCTTTTCGAACGGGGTTTCATGTCCATTAGACCAAAGTTGATCTAAAAGATTCGGAACCCTCTCTTTTTTTTCGGTAGTTAATTCTCGATTTGTAGAAGTCCATGCCGAACAAGCAATAATTTCATCAGATCCGTAATGTCCTAATAATTCTACAGAATTATTGCTCATACCCAATAGAATCTTCGTCATTAAAATTCTTTTTAAACTTTTTAATTTGTTTCTGTTTATGCTCTTTTATTTTTTGCTTTTGCTCTTCGGAGTGAATTCCAAGAATATCTTCCCTCCATGTTCTATTTGCCTCTTCTTTAGAAAGAGTCGGTTGTCCTTTTTCCGCCTTTTTTTTCAACGCAACTCTAATTTCTTGCATTATTGGCGACTTTATTGATTTCCATGTTGCTAGGTTCATATGTTTATAAATTTTAAGTCCAAAAATAATCTCTAGATTCTATCATTTTTTGTAACATCTCGGTATCTTTTTTATGAATTAATTTTTCGATACGTATTACTTCTTTATATTTAACTTTGTATGGTATTTTATCATTTTTCAAATATATTCTTGTCGTACCATCATCCTGAGGTATACGCTCGAACATTTCTTCTATAGGCCGCGAAGGTGGATAAGCAAGCTCTAATTTCTTATTTAACAATGGCCTTTCTTCTGTTATGTATTTATAGGCTTTTTTTAACCATTTTTCGAAATTTTCGTGATTTTTACTAGACGCTTTCCAGTCTACAAAACCCAATAAATATTCATCCTCATAGAATTCTTTTATCATTGCAAAATTAACATCAACAATTAAACTCACTGTATCAGCCCAAGTTCTAGGTATTGACTTTCGAAGTTTTTTATGACAAGGTTTAAAAATAGGTTTTATATGATCAAAATAAAAATATTCCACCTTCCGATTGAAGAAGTCGTATTTATCGTTTATATATTCTATTAATTTTTTTATATTTTTTTTCATAAAATTAAATATTTTTTGCATCTTGAGTGTTTACAAATTTTTCTAAAATATCATTAATAACATCATTTACCGATATGTCTTTCTCGACAGAGAGAGAAATTAACATTTCTAACGCCCCCCTATCAAAATCATTTAAATCAATATCCAACGGAACAAATTTTTGTAAAAGAATACCGTCTTCTGTTTCTTTCCAAGAAAATTTATCACCTTCATTAATGTTTAGAGCGGCTAATTCTTCTTTTGAGAATTGTATATATAAATCTTCAGATCTGAGAATTTTTTTTTGCATATTTTATCCGATATATCGTATTTTTTATTTATAGTCAAGGCTTATTTTTTTTAAATTCTTCGTTCGGGAAAAGACCATAATCTATGCCGAAAGATATATAGTGTTTGAACAATCTTTCTTCTTCTGTTAAGTCTGAGTTACTAAGTAAGAAATTTTTTGTAGTTGGGTAAGATTTAATATAAAACACGGGATCAAATATCTTTCTAATATTCTCTTCTTGGGATTTATAATATAATGACGGTCTAATATTTGAAGCATAAATGGACGAATTAAGGGGAATTTTTATAATTTTTTCTGATCCGCCGGATGAACGACTAGAGAGATTGCGTATATAATTGTTATATTTATAATTCGAAATTATATATTCACAAATATCTTGACTTTTTTGAGGTATATTGGAGATATTAATTTTAAGATAAGTTATAAAAGTATCTATTAAAAAATTTAGATTGGTAAGCTTGAGAAGTTCATCTTTACTTATCAAATAAACTAGAACTTTCATTAACGCTTGAAAAGCGGGGTGTCCAGTTGCATACAAACATACGGTTTCATTTTTTGTAATAAAATATTCCTGATTCTGAATGTATTCATTCGTATAAATTTGAGACCCCGAAATTAAAAATTTATCGCCAAAGTTACAATAATTATAAATTTTTTTAAAAAAGTATTGTCTTATTAGCGTATGTTTGGTTAAAAACAGGCTTATATTTTTATTTTTTAAAACATTAAAAATTTTAAATAAATATAAATTAGAAGGTTGCTCGTTCGCCTGATCGTTACTTTTAAGCTTAAAAAACACAACTTTTTTAAAGAAATTCCGTATTTTTTCTATATATACTGATAAATTACTATTTTGAATTTCCGTATCCGATAGCAAAGAGAAAATATTGAACTCTAATTTCTGACAAAAAAATCGGTCGGCTGGACTTTGAGATAAAATAGTAGTTAATTGTTCAAAAAATTCTTTTAAATTTTCAGTGTCATCTAAGATTAACACAACAGATTCTATATTTTTATTAAGGCTTTCTATGTCACTTTTTAAAAAGAATTGTAGGGTTGGAATACTTTTTTCTATTAAATTAATTATATAATTATGAGTGCTCGTGCTTATGTCGTTCATTGATGTAATCAATTATATAAAGTATTTAAATATTTCTATAAAAAATTAGTGTAAATAAAAAATACTATATATGCATTTTTCGGCAGAACACTTAACGTTAATAATAGTCGCCCTGATCACCGGGCTTATCTCTCCACTAACAGTACAATTAATGCAGTATTTTATGAGAAGGGGGTCGGAACATAAAAAAAGGAACCTAAATCAAAATGAGGCAATAAAAAAAGATGAATTAGTCACTTTGAAACTTAAAACATTAATGGAAAAATACGTGTGTGATCGAATATGGATTGCAGAGTTTCACAATGGAGGCCATACATACTCCGGAAAAAGCTTTCAAAGGTTCTCTACTACCTATGAAGTCGTATCAGATGGAGTTTCGAGCGAAGCTCTTCGCGGCCAAAATATTCCAACATCTATTTTCTCTGGATTTTTTAAACAATTAGAATCTCAAACTCATATTTTCTGTAAAGATATAAAAAGCCGAAACCATAAAAGAAAAGAAGATGATCCAACATATTACGCTATGCATAGCTTTTTTTCGCAAAGAGGCTCTTCTAGTTTTCTTTGTCTGCAAATAAAAGATATACAGGGTAATTTTGTAGGATTTTTATGTCTCGATGGCGTGATTAGGCACTTAGACCTAAGTGAAGAAGAAATTAAATTATTAGTGTTAGCGTCGTCTAATCTAGCTGGATACCTGGAAGGATAATAATAACTATGGAATATTTTCTCACATATTGCATTGGTTGGGTTATAGGAGAAGCAATTCGCTCCTATTTCTTTATCAATAGCTAAAAAGTTTGTAAAAACCTACTATTTTTTGTTTTTCTATTGTTAGAATAGAAATTTTAATATAAAATCTAGTAATTTATAGGTTTCAACCATCGTTGTTATAAGTATTAACAATAAAATTGTCGATAAGGGCCAATTTTGTTTTAAAAATTTGATCATAACTTTAATTATATTAAATATTTTTAAGATTAAATCGAAAAAATTTTGACCAAAATATAAAAATAAATGTAATACCTAGTTAAGCTTATGGACTCTATTAATCAAATGTATAGGAAATTGGGGTTCGGTGGTCTAGTTTTTGGTTTACATACTGACACCGGTTTCGCTAATTATGTAGAACCTGAATATGATACCCAAAATGTTATAGCAGGTATTGCTAACATAAATGACGGATTTGAAATAACAACAAGCGCTATTAATTCATTCATTGCAACTTCAGGGGTAGAACCGATAACTTCTCCAGTCGATGGTCTTGGATATCCGGTACAAGACCCTAGAAATCCAATTGATACTGTGGGCTTTTTTAAAGTAACAAGCTCCCCATCCGGGACCCCAACGCCAGCTGAGTTTACGAGTGTAAGATTATCTGGGGTGTCTAATCCTCAAAATAGTGGATCGTTAGGCTTTTTTATAGCTTCCCCTAAAAATCAAAATTTTGAAGCTACCATTACAATACTAGGAGATTTGTATGAAGTATCTTCTATGAATAATTATGCTTATAGAATAACAGGAGACGAAGGATTATCTATAATTAAGTATAATGGTAATGAAAATAAGAATTTTGATTTTATTTTAATTACAACGGAATTAACACCCCCAAGTGGATATGTAATAGATGATACTATTGAATCATCTTCATCTTCTTCTTCGTCTATAGCGCCAAGCGCATCTTCTTCTTCATCAAGTAATATTTTTCAAATACCAATACTTAACTGAATAAGAAAAATTTAACAAAAATAAAAAACAAATATTAGAAAGAAAAATTTTTATGGCAGCAAAATGTAGAGGAACAATACCCAAATCACAAACAACATGGCCCACCTCAAGCATAGGAGACACTGAAATATGGAGTCAATATGCAAATTCGGTGTTTCCATACGTAGTTATCGTACCGAACGTGTCTAAGAATAAATACGAATGGGCGCAAAGACATAGTACTGGTTGGAGGGGAATAGGGTGGATGAGAAAACCATATGGCAAATATGAATTTTGGCAAGAGGGCAAATGTCGTGGTAATCAACTATGCGGCAAATGGGCGAGTGTTGGTAGTGTTAATACCGAAACCCTAGTATACAGGATAAATAATTCTAATACATGGACGACTACGACTATGAATGGATTTTTCGGTAATACTTCTTCTGTTTATACCGATATATTAGATAAATTCCCTACTGGTAAGTTTGACTTTTACACTGGATTTACAAAAAATTGCGTACAGCCTAGCAAAACATCAAGTTTTAAAACAATTTATAAATTGCCATGGGCGATTTCTTGGACTTTGCCATCTAATAAAACAGTAGGATCATTTAACTTACCAAATTCATTTTTTGGAGCACCGTTTACTGTTAATGGTTATAAAGCTTGTTATCTTACCCCAAGTGGTCAAGGTGGTAACATGGTGTGGAGTTGTGCGCCGACAACAATCTCAATACCGAGTACGAATGGTTTATATGCAGAAGCAGGAACTGGCTGGAATTTATCAAATCTTCCTAGCGCTTTTCCTAAAGTAACGGGTCTTTCTGTTGTATTGACTACAAGTGGACAGGTAATAGTTCAAAAGCCTTCTACGCTCAGACAAGTAAAATGGCACTGTAATATATCTGCTAATATACCACAAACAGGTGGCGATATTTCATCATTTTATCAACCTAAATTAGAAATTATTTTATAATAATATCGTTAATTAATTATAATACAACATATGATAAACTTAAAACCGTTCAGACAGTATAGTGAGCACGATGTAATCAATTTATTTAGTTATATTGGAAATTACCCAACCGAAGCCGGAACTATAGTAAAAATTACCCATAATTACCAAAATGATGGAAATGTTTTAAATATTTCCACGAATTTAACGTCTGCTAATAACGCCCTTTCTCCAATATTCGGAGTTGCCGGATCAGTTACAAAAGTTCTGGCTTTTAACGAAACTCCACGACCAATCGGGATATTATTAAATAATGTGGCTGAATACGACGAAAATGGGGATCCATTAATATACAACCCAAGAAAAGCAGCGGAAACAAATACCGTATTACCAAATCAGGCGGTTCCTATCTTAACTAAAGGCATTGTTTTAATTAATGAAATTGATCTATCAGATCGTGGAACTGGTGGTGGTGCTCCAGAAACAGGCGATACTGCTTATGTAGGGAATGATGGGAAAATAGGCACAGATGGTATTATACCAATTGGTCAATTTTTAAGCGAAATTGATTCAGATGGGTACGCTTTAGTTAAACTAAATTTTTAATATAAATATGTCTTCACCTATAACAAATACAGCCCTAAAATATAACTTAGGAAATGAAATTAACTGTTGCGGAACAGCCGACTCTACTGTTCCGATCCCAACCTATAATACAGCTTCTGGCATTGCTTATTTGTACAATATAGGTAAACAGGTAACCAGTTGTGATTCTTACATAGGGTTTTCTGGAAATCAGATAATCCAAACAACTCTTACGGTCAAACAAAAATATGCTTTAGGGCTAGAGCAGTGTAGCGATGAATATTTAGCATATCTCTCATCTAGTTCTTCTAGTCAAGTGGTATGGTGTGCGAATAATCCAATTCTATGTTGGGCCCAATCATCTTCAAGTGACGCTCAATTTTGTATTGATTTTCCAATTGCCTGCTGGTATAATTCATCCTCTTCAAGTCACGCCGCATGGTGTGCCGCGAACCCCGTTCCCTGCGCAAGTTCTTCTTCAAGTCAAAATACATGGTGCGCCGCCAACCCTATCCCATGTGCAAGTTCTTCAAGCGAAGCTGCTTGGTGTCAACAAAATCCGCTACCATGTGCTTGGCAAGAATTCGTATCTTCTAGCTCTTCAAGTCACGCCGCATGGTGTGCCGCGAACCCCGTTCCCTGCGCAAGCTCTTCCTCAAGTCACGCCGCATGGTGTGCCGCGAACCCCGTTCCCTGCGCAAGTTCTTCAAGCCAAGCCGCATGGTGTGCCGCGAACCCCGTTCCTTGCGCAAGCTCACAATTTCAAGATTGGCTATCCTCCAGTTCTTCAGCATGGTGTGCCGCGAACCCCGTTCCCTGCGCAAGCTCTTCAAGCCAAGCCGCTTGGTGTGAGGCAAATCCAGTGCTTTGCTCTTATCAAGATTGGCTGTCTTCTAGCTCTTCAAGCCAAGCCGCATGGTGCGCCGCAAATCCAGTGTCTTGCGCAAGTTCTTCAAGCCAAGCCGCATGGTGTGCCGCGAACCCCGTTCCCTGCGCAAGCTCTTCCTCAAGTCACGCCGCATGGTGTGCCGCGAACCCCGTTCCCTGCGCAAGTTCTTCAAGCCAAGCCGCATGGTGTGCCGCGAACCCCGTTCCTTGCGCAAGCTCACAATTGCAAGATTGGCTGTCTTCTAGCTCTTCAAGCCAAGCCGCATGGTGTGCCGCGAACCCCGTTCCCTGCGCAAGCTCTTCCTCAAGTCACGCCGCATGGTGTGCCGCGAACCCCGTTCCCTGCGCAAGTTCTTCAAGTCAGGCTGTTTGGTGCGCAGCAAATCCCGTTCCTTGCGCAAGCTCACAATTTCAAGATTGGTTATCCTCCAGTTCTTCAGCATGGTGTGCCGCGAACCCCGTTCCCTGCGCAAGCTCTTCAAGCCAAGCCGCATGGTGTGCCGCGAACCCTATCCCATGTATTGAGTATTTGTACAGTTCATCTAGCTCTTCGGCATGGTGCGCTGCCAATCCGGTAATATGCTCTATCATTAATTCTTCGTCTAGCGCCGCCGCATGGTGTGCCGCGAACCCCGTTCCTTGCGCAAGTTCTTCTTCAAGTCACGCCGCTTGGTGCCAAGAAAACGCTTTAATATGCTGGGTTTCCTCTAGTTCATCTAGTGCTGCCGCATGGTGCGCAGCGAATCCAATTATTTGCGCAAGCTCTTCCTCAAGTCACGCCGCATGGTGTGCTGCGAACCCCGTTCCCTGCGCAAGTTCTTCAAGTCAGGCTGTTTGGTGCGCAGCAAATCCCGTTCCTTGCGCAAGCTCACAATATCAAGATTGGTTGTCATCCTCTAGTTCTTCTAGTTTTGAAGAATGGTGCGAAAGTAACCCAGTTTCTTGTGTTAACTATAGTTCTTCTTCCAGTCAAGCCGCGTGGTGCATCGCTAATCCGATTTCCTGCGCAAGTTCTTCGAGTCAAGCCGCTTGGTGTTTAGCTAATCCCATCCCTTGTGCAAGCTCTTCAAGCCAAGCCGCTTGGTGTATTGCCAATCCGGTTGCATGTTATCTGTCTAGTAGTTCTAGTTCTGCTGCCTTTTGCATCGGAAATCCCTGGGAATGCGCGCAAAATGACAGTTATATTTCTGGTTGTACTGGAGATGGGCGCGGGTGGAGTGGGTGCTGTAAAGAATTAGCCCTAACTACAACTGTAGCTAATCAAATATCATCAAAAATGATAAATGAGTTAAATAGTATTTATGGTAATAACTTAGTTTCTCGTGGAGAGCCCACTTCTTTAACATCCGCGTGCGAAGATAGACCATGTTGCGTATATGGGAAAATAACTGGTCAGGCTTATATACCCCGTACCGTTCAAATATGTACAAGTGGATGGGAAGATTATACTTATCTACAAGAAAAGTGTGTAACTGCCAGTATTACGGGTAACTCAGGTTTGACTGGAATCGTTCTTGATACCCCATTGGTTATAAATGGGTACGCAAGATATAATGTATCTAAAACACCATTTAAAATACCATCGCCTTTTTATGTAGATGAATCACCTTCATTCACGCCTAACTGCGCTGGCGGGCATGTTTGTAGTAGGGCTCGTTTTATACCAGTGGCGAAATTTGGATCTATTGAGATAAACGGAACCCCAGAAATTAATTTAGATAATGTTGGTGGAGCAACAGATTTGAAAAAAATTCCCATTGGGGCTAGTAATCAGGCAGAGAGAGAAAGTTATTTTACGATAACCTTGCCACAAAATCTAAATACAACGGAATTCTGGTCTAACGCAAACTTTTACTTGAAGTGCAATACGAGTAACAATAATTGTCATAATGGAATTACTTATGTAGTTTTAAATATAAATGGTACAAATACTACTATATTTAATTCTTGTATTGTTCCTGGCCAATTTAATCAGAAACCAATTGTTACACTCGAAACAAAATGCCAAGACATCGAGTTGACTGGACAAAGACTTGTTACCACATGTGTTCCTAGTGGGTATCTTTCACTAGAAAACGTCGTATTAGAAAGAAAATTCCTTTTACCGTGGAAAGATCCAGCCTCTGAAGGGTACAACGTCGAAATAACCGATAATTGTCCTAATTGTGGTGATAAAGCAGATTTACCTATTACGGAAACCATAGTTATGAAAGACCCCGTCTTTAGTATCACTAGAGGCGGACGACCGGATTGCGCCGCAGGTACAACGGCAAGGTACGCTGATTGGGAAGACAATGGTCCAGATTGTCTTAACAAAATTCTATACATGTATGTAGATACGTCTTATTTAAAAGTAGCTGTCTATACTACAAATAGACTAGTACCTAGAATCGGAGGCAGTGTTCTTGATAAAATTGAGATTATACATTACGACAAATCTACGAAACAGACGAGTTATAAAGCATTAAACTCTCAAAATCCTGAAGACTTAACAAGTAATCCAACCTTTGTATTCCATAATGGTCCCGTAGAGTATTGGGGTACCCCCAAAGGTAGGGTCGTAGTTAGCGTACGAGTGGCTAAGTCTGATGATGCCGGCCATTTCTTTGAACTAGATACTAATTTCAATCGCGAGGCAATAAGACGTGTTGCTGTTACTCCGGAACTTCAACAAATAATTAATGGCGGAACTGGACTCCAAGACGTTATTACTCTTGGTGGCGGGCTAGCATTCGTATTGAAACGCGTTACGCTTGAATATAAAACACAAGCAGAGGCATGGGACAAATGGGTACTCGCAGGACGGGGACAAACAGCGACGCCGCCGCCAGCGCCATCGCCGTATTGGGCGTCACCTAGCGGACCTACTATTGACGGATTCTCCGAGGCTGGGGCTCCTTTCGGTCTTAGTAGAAAACATTTAGAGGCGGCGGCGCTTTTCGGGCGAAATAGTACCGAATGGGCAAAAGTTATGTTCGCAGGTTCAGAATTTGCTGATTTACTTAAGCTGACACCCGAGTGCCGCCCACCAATAAGCCGCCCATGGGATCCAACACCTCAAACGAGTTCTTCTTCTTCAAATTTTGCAGCCTTGCCCGTCTCGCCCGGTACAATTGCAAATATTTTCATATAAAATCTAAAAACAAGTGTAATTAATAATATGCCAAACTTAAAACCATACAGACAGTACAGTGAAAATGATGTAGTAAACGGTTTATTTTCTTATTCCGGTCCTTTACCCATCAACAAAGGTACAATCGTTAAAATAACGAATAATTATAAAGATGCAGAAAATCAAATTTTTGATATTACTGAACTATCAACTCATGCAAATGGAGTCGTCGCGCCTTTATTCGGCACAATAGGTCGAGTAGCAACGGTAGTAAATTTTAACGATAACGCTCGTCCATTAGGCGTCTTATTAAAAGACGTAAGAGATATTGACGAAAACGGGGATTTATTATTATATAATCCTAGAAAAGCCGCTGAAATGGATTGCTTATTACCACATCAATCTGTACCAATATTAGTACGTGGAATTATAATGGTAAATGATTTTGATTTAACTGATCGTGGTGGCGGAGGTGGAGTTCCAAATCCTGGCGACTCGGCATATGTGGGAAACAACGGTAAGATTGCTACCGAAGGTCTTGTTAAAATTGGCCAATTTCTTAGTGCTATAGATCAGGATGGCTACGCTATAGTGAGAATTAGTTTCTAATAAAGATTTATTGAGTCAGAGTTTTTAGAATGAACTATTGCAGCATAAGGTTTTAGAAGTTTGTAATTTAACTTCTGATCTCCTTGACTAGAAATATTTAATATAAAGTCGCTGTCAATATTTAAATTTAATAAATTATAACTCGCCATAACTTTATAAAGAGCCATATCATAATTTAGCTTTAAATAATCAGCTTTAATATCATTAAAGCATTTATTAACGGTAGAAACAAAGTCATTTGATCTATTGTAAACGGCCACTCCGTTCATATGATTTTTATAAAAATTCTTCTTTTCAGGATTTTCTATGTGAGAGAAAGTTGACTTTCCATAATAAGAAGACCCGTAAATATACCATTTGTTTTTTATTTTATTTAAATCTTTATTCAAGGTCTCAATAAAACCTGTCTTTAAAGCACAATCAGTTTCAAGTAAAATAACCCTTGGGTGTTCTTCGTGCCTATAATTCATCAAAAATCTAAAACAATACGTGGTAGGATTTTCATATTTATTATCAATAATAAAAACCATTTTTTTGAATAAAGATCTAAAATCAGAAATCTTATTTATTAAATCCTGAGAACCATGGTCAAAAAAAATATAAATTGGAACGCCAGCTGAATTCAAAATTCGGTAATTTTTTTGTAAAAAATTATATAACCGATTACTTTCTAATTCTTTTCTCTGGCTTTGAATAAAAATAGCGTCGATGTTATTATTCATTTTTATAGTTCATAATAATCGTTAAAAATTTTAACAGACTCTGTCTTTAATACAGCTGGAATTGTTTTTTTAAAAAACGGTATCCCAATATCCTCTAAAAACTTAGAGATAGCCAATATTTTATTAAAATTAAAAATAGATAAGTCTTCGTAAAAAGAAAAGCTATCTGTATTTATTTTTAAAATTTTTCTACAAAATTTATCTAAAAAAAGATGGATTTTAATCTTATTCTCATTACTTAAATTCCTGTTGTCCAGCTCCTTTAAGAAGGATTTGAAAAGTGGGTGAACTTTTAAATACTGAACCTTCCGTGATTCAAATAATTTTATATCATTATGGCTTAAATCAGAGTTATAATTTAGAATATTTAAAAATTTTTCTAAAAAATTCTCGCCCATTAAGTCAAGCGCGTCAGAGTCAAGCGCGAAAATTCCGCCTTGAAAGGATTGAATGGAATTCTTTATATTATCAAATAATTCAATTGTATCCAACCATGTACAGAAATCATTGAAATCATTAAAAAATGGTCGCCGCCCTCCAGAAGAATGTAATAAGAATAAATTCTCAATAGTATTAAAAATATTAGAGTATTGAAAAATAAAAAACAAATTAAAATGTTCCGTTAAACGTTCTTTTAAAACCGATAATTCTAGACTTTTAATAGTAAAAAAAGCTGGGATAATAATCAAAGCATTCTCCTCTGATGCATCATTAATTTCTTTAATAGTTAAATCGATATAAGTATTAAATAACTCATCAACCATTTTAGATTCTTCGGCATTTTTTTTAGGATCAAGATTGAAATAACTAGAAATTAATTGCTTAGATAGAAAACTATGTCTATAGTTATGCGTTTCGCATATTGGAGCTTGCGGGTATACAAACGATTTATCGAAATTGGATTTATTATTATAAATATAAGTACCTAATCTGTGGCCATAGTTTTCGGTTATTTCTGCGAATAAATATAAATTTTTTTTATTACTCATCTTAGTTTTTATTAATTATTTTTTTTGGCTAAGTTATTTAGTGCGTTAAGTTGTTCAAGTGATGTAAAATATTCAATAATTTTTATATACCAGCTATCAATAATAGAAGCTAAATTTTTTTCTGTTAATTCTATTTTGTTTTCTACCATTAAATTAGAGACTCTTTCGTGCTCGCTAAAATTCCATAAATAGTCTGAAATATACTTCATTACTTTTGTTTTATCTTTAAATGATAATATCTCTTCTTCTATTTTTTTGAAATAGAAAGTTTTATCCTTTCTTTTATTTATTTTTTTAAAGATTTGGTGCATCACTATATATTCTTTAGTACTTTTAACATAACATCCATAGATACAATAAAATAAATTTTTAATTTTAACATTTTTATTACTGGACCCGACGGGGTTTTTAGATATAAATGTTGAAGGAATAGCGTCAAAAACGATTTGATATTTAAAATTTTTAAAACTTTCCATTATAATATTATTATTTATATAGATGTTTCTATATAAAATATTTAATTATTTTAAAATACTGTAATGTCTCCGAGCTGTTTTAATGCCCTGTTAATAGTTTTAACCTCTAATACATCTATGCCTTTAAATTTTGAGATTTCTTGCAGGGCATTTTTAAAATAAACAGCATGTTTTAAAATGAAATTTTTAAATTCACTATCTTGAAAATATAAAGAAGATATACGTTCTTCATCTAAAATTGGTAAAAAGAATTTCATGTAATCGTCATTTCTTTTTATAATGGGTAAACTCCCGTGATAGTTATTTTCTTGCTCAAAAAATTTTGTGACTTCTTTAGAAGAATGCTTTTTGAACATATCTTTTAGCTTGTCTTCTAAGCTTCCATTCTTTAATGTCGCTAGTAATTTAGTAGGATTCGTTTTTGAAGGTAGTACGTCAAACACGTCGCCGCCCTCGTTATAAACCTCTAAGGCATAATCTAATCTACGAGGAGACACTAATTTTTTAAAATCTTTTGGAAGTCCATTCCACCATTCTACGGCTGATTTAGAATGATCTTTGCCATATTTTTTATCAAAATATTCCGAATCAGGAGAATCGGGCATTTTAATTTGTATTTGAAATCTATCTTGTTGGGCAGGATCTAATTCTTCAACATCATAATCATCGGAATCTTCGTCGTTTGGATTTATCGCCGCCCAAACAACTTTTAAATTTGGAAACTTACGGCCATTTATACTTTTAAATTGAATCAATTCCATTGTGGCATTTTTTACTTTTTTATGGCTACGATTATATTCGTCAATAAATATAGCTTCGACTTTATCATCTGCCATTTGTTCTGGTAACACGAAAGATAATACATAATTATTATCTTTTTTAACTTCTTTGGGGATTCCAATAAAATCTACCCATGGATCTAGAGTAGCTCCAGAAAAATATAACCATTTTCCACAATTTTCGGTGAAAATTTCGGTAATCATGGAAGTTTTTCCGGTCCCATGCCTTCCCTCAAGTAAGACATTCTTGCCAGATTTGAAATAATTTACTAATTTTTGTTTTATTTCAGAGTATTGTTGCATCATATAATATGGTATTATTTATTCGAAATTTTGCAAGTCATAAATTTTACATCCATTGGGAATATATTCTTTAGAAGAATTCTCTGTTAAAAACCATGACCACTTTTTAATTTGATTTTGGGGTATATTAATTTTATCTCCGTAGCCATCAGTTAAAATCCACACATATGGACATTGTTTCTTATTTAAATAAATAAAATTACCAATAATTTTAAAACTAGTTCCACCACCTCCAATTATATTATTGTTTGCTAAATTAACAGGGTGAATTTTAGTGTCAAAAAAATAATATTTTACATCAAAAATTTCTGGATCTAGGCTTTTAGCTGCTTTAAAAAAGCGATCTGCTAAATTCCAGCAACTACCACTTGTATCCATAAAAAACCATGTTTCTATTTTCTCTCCGTGGCTTTTTCTAATCGATGATTCTATTTCTGAGGGTATAAAAAGACTTGAGTTTAAATTAGAAACACGTCTATTTTTATAGACCCAATGAGTATCTTCAAGTTCTATTTTTTTAATTTTTTTCTCAAACTTTTTAATCACTGATTCCCACTTTTTTTTCTTTGAAACATGGCCTAAAATATAAGATTTTCGTAAATTACCGTCAAAAGTACCACGCAATTGGGACTCTTCTTTTTTTGAATTTTTTTCGGAATCTTCAGCTATATTTTGAATAACCTCAAGCTCTTCTTGCGAAATATTATCAAACAATTCTTTCGAAATTTTATCCTCTATTTCTTTTAGACCATTATGGTCATTAAATATTTTAAAATTAGGTTGGCTTATTTTAGGCTTACTGTTTAACTTGTTTAAGTAATACTCAAAATTATGCCATAGCTCAACGTTGTCTTCTTTTTCAAAGCATGTGTCTAGCCAGCAATACTCATTTTTGGGGTCAATTTCTTTTCTATTAAAATTAAAATATTTAACAAGAGATTCGTTCACGACTATATCCATAGCTTGATTTGCTTGAATCGTAAATTTACCATTAACCCTTTTCGAATGTAAGTTAATAACGTGCCAGCACTCGTGCGCTATAATAAATTTTTTATTATGCTCTGACTGGTTTTTCCAGAAATCTGGGTTTATTAAAAATTGTATACAGTTATTATTGTTATCAAAACTAACCGCCGCAGTTTCAATTTCTGAAGAGAATACTGGTCTAGATATTTTCCAGAATTTATAAAATATGGAATGATACTCAATTAACGAGTTTAAGATTGACTTGAATTCCTCACTATCAAAGTTCATTTTTATTATGAAGGACTTTATCTATTTCTCGTTCTAATTCAGATGCTAATGAGTAAAATCCAGCATTTGCTAAAATAGACGAAGTTAAAAGAATTAAATGCTCGGATTCGGAATTCATTTCAGAATGATTAAGTTCTAAAATTATACTTAGATCGGTGCTTAAGCTTTGATCTGCGAAGCGTTTTTCTATGCACTGAGTTGCAACTTCAATGGGAGGTGTTTCTTTATCTAAAAGAATAGATTCTGTCCAGCCAGCGCTTTTTAAATTCCATTTGACGACCATAATCAAATGGTATCGTATTTTTATATAAAATCAATGTTTTATTTCTACCAAGATTTACAAGCCCAATATCTAGCTTTCCATTTAGGGCCGGGATTTTCACAGTTATGTCTAGCGCGGAAACTCTTTCTTCTTGCTGGGATGTTTTTCTTTATTTTCATATTTGGATCCCCAAATCTAACAATAACTACATTCCCACTTTCATTTTTAACATATACAGCAAACTTTTTTGGTCCTCCTGGGGTTCTAAATGGTTTATTTAATGTGACTTTTCTCCCTTGGTATTCAGAACCTTGAGCTTTTTCCCAAGCTTTTTTATCAGGGCGGTCTTTATCGCCAGGTTTCGCTGGGCGATAATTTTTGCCCTCTCTTTGTTTCTTCTTTCTTATATTTTCCCATAATCCGGGTCTTTTAGCGGAAATATCGTATTCTTCTAATTCCGATTCATCAAATAAAACCTCTGCTAAAGTTACATATTCGGGCTCTTCTGGTATATAAAGGTTATACTCATTAACCTCTTCCGCGCTAGCGTCTAATTCTTCGTCTGTATCTTCTTCTTCCATCTCACCCTCATCTTCCCCTTCTTCGTCCGTTTCCTGTGCAAACATAACATAATTGTGAACTGTAATCATGTAATCTTCCGCAAGAGCAAGCTGTTGCTGTAAGAAGGGTTCTGTTAAATTATCTTTAATTTGAGGGTTAGATTGTATTCCGGCTAAAATATTTTCAGCATGTTTCTTAATAGACGCTATTGATCCTAAAGCCATCTCCAAAAATTCGTTTTTATACTCTACAAGTTCTTCTTCTTCAATGGCTTTTATACTAATATTTTTAGAAGAATTTAATATTAAAACTTCATTATCACCATCGCCAACACACGCTACCGCGCTTGCCTTTGCTTCTTTCCATTGGGAGTAGCACACGGCAACTCTTTGCTTTTGGTCTGGAAAGTCTTTATTCATTGTTTCATTCCCGGCACAACGAGAAATGAAATCACTTTGTTTTTCACTCTTATTGGGTTTTGGCAATGGCATATATAAGATATATTACACTTATTTTAGTCTTTATCGTCAACGAAATGAATGTTAGAAAATTTTGAAAGAGACGCTTCAAATACAGATTTATTTTTAAAATAAATATTATTATATAAATACACTTCTCTTTCTAGAAATAATCCACATATAGCGAAGTGAAGCCTATTCGTATGAATAATCTTATATCTAGATGCTTTTTCAAAGTAATCATAAAAAGTATCGCAATTAAGAACTGGGTCTTCTTCTAAAGAAAGATTCTTTATGTTTAGTTTTACATTTTTTTCAATATCATCTCTAAAAAAATACCCCTTTTCTGATATTATGGGGCGTTTAATAAAGCTTTCTATCTTTGAATCGATTTCAAAACCTAGAGCTAAATCATGACAAAAAATTGCTTTTGGTTCGAAAAATGTACTATAATTGTCTCTTCTAAACATTTTGAAAAATGTACTATCATCTTTTGAGGTCCATGTTTGTGGTAAAATTACCATGTTTTTATGATTTTTATCGCATAAAATTTTAGTAAATCTTCTTAATTTCTGTGGATTATGTACGATACTTTTATAAAAGTCCCCCATATTCCCACCCCCAGACCAAAAAGTAACGTCACTCTTAACGATATTTTTTTCTCTCTGTGACGGAGTATCTGCTGGAAATGTATTTATAATAGAAATGTCAAATTTTTTCATTAATTGGATTGCTCCTTCCCAAATAAGCCAATCACCAGCATTACCAAAAGGATACGCAATATTCGCTATACATCCAGAATATTCTGAAAATAAATGACTAAAGTCATTTTTATTGTAAAGTTCCATAAATGTTATAAAATCTTAAATTTTATTTAAAAATAATTTTATTTTTTCGATGTCCGCTAAAAATGGAGTGTCCCGTTTAACTTCGAAAATAAGACTATGGTAATCCATGCCAACGGCTTTTGCTAAACTAGCATAATATGCATAAATATGAAAAGATGGAAGTAATTCAATTAATGTAGATCCTTTTTGACAGAAACAACAGTCTGCTAAATTTGAACCATGTACGCCCATAACAATTTTAGCTTCATTAAAAATCTGCGGTAAATTTTCTGTTTTATGGGGTATAATTATTTCAAATCCTTCCGAAGAAAGAAATTCGCATAATTCTTTCTCGTTATTCATATTTCTTTGCGCCTCAGATCTAGAAATATAAATTTTTCTAAAAGGTTTAATATTATCTTCTAAATTAAAGATAGGTCGTAAAAAATTAAAGCTACCTTTTCTAAACACCCTGCCTGAACCTCTGAATGTTGGTACATACAGAGAATCAAATTGGTACAAAGATTCATTCGGAATTTCTAGTAATTGATTATCTTTATACCCCAAATATTTTTTAAACACGTTAAAATGGCGAAAATTTTTATGTGGAAGAACTATATATTCAAAATCCTCAATTTTGATGGGTAGCTTATTTTTTATAATTTCTAATTTGGGTAGCTCATCCAAAAGAATATGACCATATACACTATCAAATAAAGATTTGATATACAAACATTTACCATTTAATTTTTTAATTTCTTTTGCTTTACTAAATTTTGCATAATTTTGAAGAAAAAATAGGGTTTGTCTTTGGTCTCTATTTAATCTATTACCTATCCATGAAGTTTCATTAATCGCAAATTTTTGAAAATTAAAAACCATTCCATCATTACCAGCAAACCCAAGTGGAAGATGGAGGAGACCATTGCTTGGAATATAATTTTGTTTCTCAAGATGTAGGTTATCAGATAATTCAGATTTTTCATAAGTAAAAATATCTTCTGGCTCATATTCTAGCCAATCAATATTAGAGTTAGACTTATCTATATCTATTTCGCCGAAATTTTTTTCAATTGTCTGAATCGTGCTATCTAGTTCTCCTGATTGATATACCAATCCACACATATTTTTATCTCTAACTTGAAATTTCTTATAATTTGTAGAGCTTTTGGCGTCATGACATAACATGATGGATTTAACAATATCCCGTTTAATTAAAGAATTAAAAAAATGATCAATTGGGTGAATAAAATTTTTTTTATCGTAAAAAATTTCAACAGCGATTTTAGCAAAATTTTTATTTACCAACATGGCATGAGTTTGGAGAACTTGGGCTCCATAAATTATATTTTTGAGACCACCTATAGATTCTGCCTCAGATTTGTCAAAAATCCATCTTTTATCGTCACCACTTGACCAATACCATCCGCCTAAATATAGAATGTCAAAATCGTCGGCATCTAAAGACAGGGTATCTATCTCCTTTGTGAAATTTGAATGTAGAATTATATCATCTTCAAATATTAAATGAAAAGGTTTTTCGTTATTTAAAAAATTTTCTAATATACTAATATGGGCAAAAGCGCACGATAGTTCATTATCAGTGGCTTTAGTTTTTAAGAAATTATCATTCCCACTCTTTTTATAAAGTATTTCTCTTATATTTGACTCTTTTACATCTGTAGCCGCATGTCTAGTTATATTTTTAAATCCACCCGTCTTTAACTGGATAAAAGAATTCGCATATCGAGATGGGTATTTATTTAAATTAATAATACTTGCTTCGATTTCCAATAAATTATTTGTATCTAATTTCATTATTATTTTAAGTCTCTCATTGTTTTATATATTTTGCAGTCTTGTTTCAAAATTTTTTCAGCAAAAATTGCATCATTTTTAATTTTACCTTTAACTATTACTATATCATTTTCTTCTGGAAACTTTCCCCCATTCTCTTCTTTGCATGATTCTAATAAATTATGGCGCCCATCGAATAATAAAACCGATACATTCGCGGTGTCATCATTTAAAGATATTTTAAAGTATTTATTATTATTTCTAGACTTAGAAACTCTCGTTTCTAAAACCTGACCGACTAATAAAACGGTGTCATTTTGTTCTTTTGTGCCAAAAGCATTTCGAATTGTATCAAAATTTTTATTCTTTCTCTTAAAGATATACGTCAAATTTTGACTATAACTGAACCCCAAACAATTTTTTTCATAAAAGTAATTTGTTAATTCTTCGTTTCTACTATTTAACAAATAAATTTCTTTATAAGGAGTATATTTCTTTTTAATCGTTTCAAACCTTGATTCTTTAATTTGATTTTTTTCGGCTAAATTCTTTATAATCTGTAGAATATCTTTATTCTCAGTTTCATCATGTATAGTTTTAATTTGACGCTTCTCTTTTTCTGATAAAATATTAAAAGTTTGTGCCTCTAAAACAAGTTTGGATCTTTTTGTACCTAGATCGTCTAAAGCCCCGGCTTGAATCAAAGCCGATAAAACCCCAATATTAAGCCCAGCCTGTTTTGCGGATATAAAACAATCAATTTTACTATCATATTTTCCTCTAAATTTTACCAATTTTTCCATTGCATTATCGGAGATCCCTTTGATAGCACTAAGCCCGAATCTTATGTTATTTCCTTCTATTGTAAAATTAGTATTTGATTTTAATAAATGCGGAGGAAGGAGTTTAATATCGAAAACTGGAAGTTCCTGTTCTATTAGCCGAATTTCTTCCATTGGATCTGGAAGCTTGTGAATAGAATTTAAACATGACGTAAAAAACTGTAATGGATATTTATACTTTAAATATACGGTTAAGGCTCCAAGATAAGCAACACAGAAAGAGTGCGACTTATTGAAACTATAATCTGCTGAATCAAGCATTACTTTCCAGATAGCCTCTGCAACTTGATCTCCAAAATTATTTTGATTACAAACCTCGAAAACCTTGTCTTTCCATTTAGGCATTTCATCTTTTTTCTTTTTACCAATAATACGTCGAATATATTCGGACTCATCGGCTGAGAAACCCACGGTAACTAGAGCTTGAATTAGTTGCTCTTGATAAAGAGGTAAATTGCGGGTTTCTGCAAAAACTGATTGTAATTTTTTATGGGGAGACTCTCCCGAGAAATTTATATAATTCCCCTCGTAAGCTAAAGCTCCCGGTCTAGCGATAGCATTTACGTCGCTAAGCTGATGAATATTAGCTGGTTTAATATTTTTACAAACCCTGTAAGCACAGTCCGCACTTATTTGATATAAGCCATAAGGAAGAAGGTCGTCTCTTTGTAATTGAGAATATATAAATTCATCCGAATCTAAATTTATATCACTTAATTTTTCGGGTATATTCTCAAATATATTTTTAATAATTTCATTGCTAATAAGCCCAAGCAGATCAAGTTTGATTCCAAACTTAGCGGCTGTATTCATTTCATATGAAATAGAAAGTTCGCCATCTTTATTTAGCTCGATAGGAACAAACTCTGTTAATGGAAAATAAGAAATAAAATAGCCGCTTGCGTGAGTTGATTTTCCTCTGATTAGACCCCTTAGTTTTAAAGCGATTTCGTATGTTTCTTTATACCTGTCAGCCCAATCTTTAAATTTTTCACTATTATTATAAGAATCCTCAATATCCTCAACGACTCCAAATATTTTAGCAATATTATCAACTAGAGCACTCGCATCCTCTTCTGAGGCTTCGTTGACAATTTTAAAAACATCTTTAATTAGAATCTTACCAGAAAATGTAGAAAAAGATGAAATTTTACATACTTTATTTGGATAGCATTCTTTTAACCAGCTAATGATTTCTTCTCTTACTCCACCTAAGTTAATGTCTACGTCTGGAGCTAGATCGCCTTGTATATAAGTAATCCCATCAATAATTTCTTTTTTAGCTCTAGTTTTAGAAATAAATCGAGTAAAAAATAATTTTTTATCAATAGGGTCTACTCCCGTAACCCCTATTAAAAAGAATATCAGGCTTCCTGCCGCGCTACCGCGCCCCCAATCAATAAAAGCGCCGAGTTCTCTAGCTTTATTTATAACCTTCCAAACCAATAAAAAATAATCAATAAATCCAAGGTCTTTAATAATAGAAAATTCTTCTTTAATTCTATCTAGATATTCTTTCTTTTTCTCTGCTGGTATTTTGTTTTTAAAATTTTTCCAACCTTCATTTATTAAATTTTGGAGGAACCTCTCATTGGATTCATCATTAGTCGCTAAATCATTGCTAGAATGATTTATATCTATATTCGGTAGTCGAACTAAATTTAGATTTGTAATTTCTATATTAGAAAATTTCGATTTAAATTCTTGTATCATATATCAATTGTTAGTAACTGTTTTTTAAAGATTTCTAAGCACTTTGTATTATCATATACAGCATCGTGTGCAAGATCTTCATTAAAATCAATGTCATAAAGACCGCATAAATGCTTAACAGAGGTTTTAACGCCCTTCTTAACGTAATGATACATCTGATATTGCCATGCAAGCCTATTTTCTGGAACAGTTTTTAATCCGAGATAAATTCCTTTTTGAATACATTGTATATCTAAAACTCTATTCAAATAAGAATAATCAGATTTTAAACCCATTAATTTTCGTAAAGTATTAATGACGTATATATCAAATCCGAATAAATTTGCGCCAACTATTAAATAGTTCTCATCAAAAAGATATTTTTCAAAAGAAGCTAATATATTTTTAGGATCTTTGGCTTTTTGTTTCCATTCGTTATAATTAAAGCGTGTAATCCGGGCCGCGTCACTCGAAATATTCAAATCCGGCCAATAAAGGTAATGATTTTCATTATGAGAATTTTTACCATCAAAAATTAGCCAAGACAATTGCCAGGGCCTGGTTAAGGCTAAAGCTAACGATTCTGTTTCAGTATCAAAAACTATATATTTTTGATTTTTCTTAAATCTTAATAGGTTATCGTTCATTGTTAAGAAATGATTCCATGCAAAATTCATCGCTGCCAAAATGATTTAAATTTGGTTTTTGAAATGTAGTTCTGTTTAAAATACATCTATATGTCATATAAGCCTTGAAATCTTTTTTTCTATTATAGTATATTGTTTTTGACTTTATAATCCTCTCCGGCTTAACTACCGAATTTAAGTGCTGATTTAAAATATTATCGAAAGGTAGTGAATTGTCTTCACTAAAATACCATGGGTCTGTAAAATCTATTTGAGGAACGCATTCTCTACCATAAAGAGAATTAAAATGCAAATATGAATCATAAAAAGGAACACCAAGCATAAGATTGTTTGACCAATTTAATCTTAACTGATCAAAATCTAACCTTGGGCTTCCGTTAAGTAAACCAGAAGTACAAGAAATATTGTGTAAGTGAATTAAATCTTTGAATGACTCATTCGCAGCAAAGATAATAAACTTGCTTTCTGTTTTTTTATAATCTTCCGTTTTGACATCTAAAGAATTACATACGTTTACTCTGTATCCAAAACGTAAATTAACTTCAGATTTTTTAGCATTTTCATATGCTTCCACTAGCCCTGAGAGGGTATTGTCTACAATAAATACTTCTGTTAAATTATTTTTTATTGCGATGTCAAAAACTGAATCTGGGCGATTTTCAATTTTGTCGAGATCTTTACTTGGAGCGTCAAGTGTCAAGATTGACGTCAAAGAGTAGTTCGACCTAAAAATTGGTATCATTCTATGATAGTAGCATCAATTTTTTATAAGTCAAAATCATTTTTTGAGGCTTTCCAGGCAGGGCAGCCTTCATAAACCCTATTCTCTACTGAGAAGTTTTCTTTTATGTCTCCATCTTTAAAAGATTCGTTAATAAAAATAGATTTAATTATTTTTTTATTTTCATCTAATAAAACTTTATATTCAATTTTATTCAAATATGGACATCTCCATCCAGATTTGGTTTGACACATCCATTTCTTTCCAAAGTCATTAGCAGCGAAATTTGCTTTTCCTTTTTTTTCGTTAAAATTCTTAAGATATTCATTAAGATATTCTAAATAATACTCGAAACCTTTAATCTCTTCTTCGGAGAACTTGGGGCATCCTCTCTCTGGATTATCCGGATATCTTAAAAATAAAAATTTAACTAAAATATCTCTAGGGGCGGACTGTTCGTACATTTTTTTTGTAGCTAAAGTATACATCATCGCCTGAACATTGCTTTCTAAGTCCTCTCCTTGAAAAACCATTTTACTCGATTTAAAATCCCTCACTATTAGTGCGCCATCTTTTTCAAAGATCCTATCTATAAACCCAGAAATTCTATAAGCCGGTTGAGTGTTAGATATATCAAATTCGACTTCAGCCCCTAGAACTTTATCTGAAGTTGTAAAATCAAATTTTAAACCAACTAAAATCATTTGATCGATGCAAGTAAGATTAGACGCTTCCGCTCCATTCTTTTTAATTGGCTTAACTATTTCATCTAAATCAAGGTTTTCTCTCTTGGCTAATTTACAAATTAATCTTCTAATTGATTTTATTTTTAGACAAGTATCGGCTTTAATAATTTTTTTTATATAACCTTTATGTCTTTGCTTATCTAAAAGTTCAAAAATTAAATGAGCTATAGTTCCTCGAATTGCGCCCGAGTTATTTTTCTGTGGTAACTTTAAATTATAATTACAATAATAAGTCCAAGAACAGGATTGTAAAGTTTTGATTCTACTAGCAGACAGTTTAATTAAATTTTCCATGTAAAATTACTTTATTTGATAGGTTGGTATTTGACACTTTTCTAAAAAATTCAGGCCAGCCGTATCACGATATACATTTTTGTAATAGACTTCTGTTATACCGGACCCATGAATAGCTTTAGCGCACGCTATACATGGAGAATGAGTAATAAACATTACAGAATTATATCCAGAATCGTGACTTTTTGCTAATTTTTGAATACAATTCATCTCCGCGTGGATAACTTCTTCTTTTGTAGTATTTTCTTCTGTTTCACATCTATTATCCCATCCGGCGGGAGTTCCATTATATCCAATTGATATTATTCTATTATCTTTTACAATTAAAGCTCCAACTTTTAAACGTTTTGCGTGAGACAGTTCTGAAAATCTAGAAGCAACGTCCATATAAGCTTTTACCCATTTTGTTTTAATTTTCATACCATTTAATATTTTCATCTATAGACTGCTCCCCGAAATCATTTTTAAAAGGGAGTCGAATTTCTAACTGATTTGGATCAAAAAAATCTTTGAATTTAGATTTAATTTTTATAGAAGCTTTTTGTCCAGCGAAATTTTTATCTTTATTTGTTGCTATAATAATTTTATTTGGGTCGAGTCTAATGATAGCTTTTAGCAATCCTTTCCCCAAATCCGTACCGAATGTAACTCCGGTATTTTTAATTCCAGACTCCCATAAAGATAACATATCTCCAATACTTTCCACAAGAATAATTTCTCTTTTTTCCGCTATTATATTATAATTAAAAATTAATGGATAAGCCCATTCATTTTTTGCCCCAATATGCTTCCATTTAATTTTGGGGTTTTCGGAGACATCTCGTCCAGAAAATCCCCTAATTTTAAACCGTGAATCAAAAATTGGAAAAACATATCTATTATACATTTTACCACTTAAACACAACCCACCTTTAAATTGCTTGAGAGTTTCTTCTGAAATTCCTCGATTTTTCCAATAAGAATGATTATCTTTTAAGGAGGATAGGTATTCATGGGGATAAAATTTTGAAGCACTCGAAAATGGATCTTGGGGTGTTGTATCATTAAACGCGAAATTAAAATATTCGCCATCCGAAGTTAGAAGTGACCTGGCTTGTTCCGTATCTTTTAAATCTAAAGTAGATTTCAAAAAGTCCTCAATAGAGAAAACTTTACCAGTAACAAAATCTTTTACAATATTTTTATTAAAATATATTGCTATAGAACTTGGGTCATTACCCCCCCTGTACTTTGCGCTACAAGTTATATATGAGCCATAATTTTTAGGGTTGCATCCTGCTTGTTTAAGCAGTTCTAAAATTCTCATAGTAAATTATTTTCTTCATTTTGCCTATCAAACAGATTTACACCTACTCCGTTTTGATGATCTATAATATCTTGTAAAGTGCCTTTCTCCTCCACATTGAAATTTTTAACATCAAAAGATATAAAGTTTTTACGATATTCAACACGATTGTTTACCATTACCCTTACTAAATCAGAATGTCCATGAGCAAATTCTCCTTGATATCTAGAGGCTAATTCGATCATTTTATGTGATCCGAATTGAGCACCGTCTTCCGCCTGTTCTTCTAAAGTTTTTCTTCTAAAAATTCCAACGTAAGCTGCAAACCATTGGAGTCTATCACTTTGAGCAATAGCGGAACTATCATCCGTTCCATTCTCAGCGCTTCTGTTTAATTGACAAGCTGTTAGAATAGGTATATTTAATCTAACCGATAATTCTTTTAATCTATCAACTTTATCTCCGATTAATTGGTATTCTTGTTTATTTTTTTCATTTTCTCCTGTTAGTTTGATATAGTCATAAACAACGATAGCCGGGTTACCCCTGCCAACTTGCCCTAAATACCACCTTTGAATAATTGATTCAATTTCTGCAATCGGCTTGCCTGATACTTGAAGATGTTTCACGCGGCCATTTGTGATAGCAAGTTCTGATCTACTGCTATTCCACTTCGCCAACAATTCTTTATTTTTTTTAAAATTTCCTGTTTCTAGATGCCACATAGGTATTCCGGTAATACTACTTGCAATTCGAAATTTAATTACTTCTGTTTGCATTTCCGTATCTAGAATAAGGGCATTCAAATTTGGGTTTATTACCGTCGCTTTTGAGGCTATATGGCTTAGAATAGTACTTTTTCCATGCTTAGGTCTACTTACCCAAGCATAGAGTTCTCCAGGACGAAGTCCTCCATAATTTTTATTAAAAGTTTTAAATGGCGTTAAATATCCAGTTTGTGTTATCGGATTTGATGCCCTGTGCTCGATAAGTTCCGCAATTCCACCCAATAAGTCTTCTGGGCTACTATCTAAGTCATAAGCTGTAATTTTATCATTGTACATCTTATCTGCCATGGTAATAATTTCATCGGCAGATTTGTCGCCACAGGATGACATCGCTTGAGAGATAGAAGTTGCCGTATCTGCAATTTCACGTCTAATGGTAATAGTTTTTAAATTTTTACATGCATCTGATAGTGACTTTTGGCTAATTTTTAAAAATGTTAGGCTCTCTATGTAATCAAAGATATCAAAATCCTGTTTAAATGAAATTCCTAGATTTTTAATTTTTTCTGCAATTATAACGGGCTCTAATGGTTCATTTTTTGTTATTTGATTCCTAATAATAGAAAAAATAGTTTTATGACCATTAGAAAAATCATTTTCTGAGATAAAGTCAGAAACTTCAAAAAAAGATTGAGGGTGTTTTATAAACCCAGCTAAAACATGCTTCTCTATATCGACGCTTCTAATCTGGTTTGACATATTTTATAAATCTAACTTTACTTTAATAGTATTGCAATAGGTTTCTTCAACTATTTTTTGGATTTCATTTAGGATACATTCTTCACTTAAGAAGGTCGGCACTTTAATTGAACTATCGGCATACTCCCTAATGATTTGATCATTTATTGATTCATCCATATTAGCGGGAGGTACCAGACTACCATCCGGTAGCATTCTCTGAATATGAATAAAACAATTTAAAGGTTTTCCTTTTAGCCATGGAACTTCATCTTTTTCATATTGAAAATAACGAATATCTGGTATAATACATATATCTACGTCGGAATTTTCTAGACTTAGATCTAAGAGGTTTGTCCAATACTGGCCATGGGTTTGTTGCCTTTTTACTTTTCCATACCAAACTAATAACTCTCTAAAAATAGACTTTTCCTCGGTATTATCTGAGAACACATTTAAATTTAATTTTTCTCGAACAAAAGACTCGCAGTCCTGTTTAAGAGGCGCCGCTAACGGACAAATCTTTATTTTTTTATTTGGAGTGGACAGTTCTAATAATTTTTTTAGATGTCTTGCGAATGAGTCTTTTCCGGCTCTAGCTACTCCGCTTATTCCAATATAGGACCTTTGCATTTTTGCATATTAACCTATTTAGGATAAATTTTCAATTTAAATTATAAAGTCAATGAGAATTTTTCTTCTAGCCATTCCTCCGAAAGAAACTCGAATTCATTCTCAAAAATTTCAATAACCTTAAATCCGTTTAATTCTAACCACTCATGCTTTTGAAAATCTCTTTTTACGCTATTTTTAAAACCTGTTCTTGTTTTATGAAAATGTTTAACGAATTTTTCGTGCTGCAATCCATGGGTTTCAACTGCAATTTTTTTTGTAAAATTAATTAAATCGCATTTCATTCTTGTTCCAAATACAGGGAACTCTTCTACTACCACATGAGTCTTCCAAAAATTAAAGAAAAATCTTTTAACTTTAAACTGAACTTTGCTTTTGCATGGATCATCCCATTTGACTAAAAATTTATTTATATTTTTATTAACTTCTCTTCCGAAGATGTTTTTAAATTTCATTAAGATCGTGCAAAACCATTTTTTTAACTAGATCATTAAATGACGACTTCGGCTTCCACTTAAGCTCGTTTCTCGCCATACTTGAATCTCCTAATAACAATTCTACTTCTGCTGGTCTATAAAATTTTGTATTAATTTTCATCAAAACTTCCCCAGTATCTTTTCTCAGAGCTTCATTTTCTGGACGATGATCGTCTCTATCAAGATTTAAACTAGACCAGTGACAAGGAATTCCAGCGGCGAGAAAAGCTTTTTCTACGAATTCTCGGATGGTATGGGTTTCATTAGAGGAAAGAACGTAATCTTTAACTTCTTTTTCCTGGTTAAGCATTAACCAAACCCCCTCAACGAAATCTTCCGCATCGCTCCAATCTCTTTTCGCGTCGATATTCCCCAGTTCGAGTGGAACAATTTTTTGATTATTATTTATTTCATTCTTAATTCTAGCAATATTTTTTGTAATTTTTCTTGTGACGAATTCTTCTCCACGACGTACGCCTTCATGGTTGAATAACCACCCCTGAACAGCATAAAGACCATAAGACTCCCTGTAAACTTTTATCAACTGTCTGGAAGCAGCTTTACTTGCTCCATAAGGGCTTCTAGGTCTTAAGGGGTGATTTTCATCCTGTGGGGAATATAAAACATCTCCAAATTCTTCGCTAGATCCAGCCTGATACAAACGACAAGAAGGTTTATATAATCGGATACCTTCTAATAAATCTAGAATTGCTGTAGAATTTGCACTCCACGTTTGTCGAGCAAAATCCCAACTACTTGCAACAAAACTTTGAGCGGCAAAATTTATAAAATAATCTGGCTGTAGTTTTTCGATAAGTCTAGATATCGAATGAGCATCTGTTAAATCAAAATTAACCAAGTAGAATCTATCGGACTGAATATTTTTAATATTTTTATGATTATAAACACTTAACCTTCTTACTCCGCCAAATATAACATAATCTTGAGTATTTTTTAGTAGATATTCTACCATAAGACTCCCATCTTGTCCTGTTACTCCTGTAACTACAATACATTTCCTCCCATTTAATGCTATTTTAGCATCTTCAATATTTAAGATATTCGCTGTATCAATTTTTTTGCTCATGTACAAAGTATTTATATTTTTTTCCATTATATGGAATATATAATAATATTTTTAATTTAAAGTCAAACTAATTTTATATTTGAACCCAGTTTTCTGGCCGAATGTCTTTATCATCAGAATTATTACTACCAAACCATTCTTTAGGACAAATAATTCGTTTGTTTAGATTTCTATTTAACCACGCGCCCCACCAGCTAAATGAGCTATTTGCAATAATATTATCTTTACAGTTAGACATTTGAGCTAAATCTTCTATATTAGAATTTCCGTCTATAAAAATTGAGTTGCTATGTGTTATATTTTTTTTGCACCACTCTATATCATCTGAAAATATGAATACATTTCCGCTGGGATTTAATATTTCTAAAGCTTTTTCGTAATAATTTACTGGCAAAATTGGGTGTATATCTCTTAAATTTAAGTAGTCGCCTCTTCTTATATGGAGAGAGCAGGAGTTCTTAAAATCACAATCCTTAAATGCTGGTAATTGAATAGACGCCAGGATGTCTTCCCTATGATTTTTAAAAAATTTTTCGCTTTGCCAATAACCGTTTAAAAAATAAATTTCATTTTTATCGAAAACAATATCAGTATATGAAAAATTATCGTTTATAATTGTAATATTTTTATTTTTTAATTTTTCAACCACTTCCTGTGTAAGAAAATTAATAGGAGTATTAATAATTTTATTTAATTCTAAATTTCTTTTATCAACAACTACTCCAATATTTTCAGAACTATAATAGAAAGATACGTCAAAGTAAACTTCATGTTCTTTAGATAGTGAGTATCCATAAGCCCATTGAAATAATTGATTACCCAGACCCCCCTGTACTTTAACTATAATCATATAGTCTTTATTAAAAAGTTTTTATTTTCTAACAGGAGATCTCCACCGAAATCATATAATATACTCCATTCATTTCCTAAACTTTCTAATATTTGATTTTTACTTGCTTGATTTTCATAGAGTTCTTCATTACTATATTCTGTATAGATATAATGTATTTTATCTTTAAAATCTTCGATTCCCTTTATTATATTCAATTCAGCGCCTTGTACGTCCATCCAGACAAAATCTATATTTTTTATATTGTTTTCTAAGCAATATGTCTTAAATTTTTTTGTTTTTACTTCTATGGTTTTGTTGAATTTAAGCCATGGTATTTCTTTAATAAGATTTTTTGGCGTCTTTAAAGATGATGACGCCGACCAATCATTTTTATTTATAAAATCATTATCAGTTGGGCCATAAATAGAGTCATAAACATTACCACTAGATAAGTAAAATTTAGAAATACCATCTGTATCAGAAAGGGCATACTCATTTAATTTAATAGGCAAATTTAAATTTTTAAATATTTTGATATTTCTAGGGTCTGGCTCGAAACAGTGCAAGTTTTTAGTTAGTTTTATAAATTCTTTAGTATCAAATCCAAAATGAGACCCTATCTCAAAAAAAATACTATTTTCGTTTATATTTTGTTTAATGAAATTATAGATGTTCATTTGTTACTTGCTTGGTTTTTATGTATTCTATAATATAATAATAAATCTTTATGTATTCCGAATTTATACCCTCTTCTTATTGACCTTACCCATAAATCTAAATCTTCTTTCGGTGTCTTATTAATATCATATCTGTTTTCTTTATCTTCCCAAAATCTTTTATTATAACAAACCGATGGGTGCGCTATAACATTATGCCCCGCCTCCAAATTTTCTTTTATATATGGAGTTACTATATTTTTATATAAAGTTATAACATCTTCTTCTTCGGGTCTATTTTGCTCTTCTATATAACAAAAATCACTACTAACTATATCAAGATCATTTTCTTTTATCATTTTAGTTTGTAATAAAATTCTATCAGGAGAGTAATAATCGTCCAAGTTTGTATTAAAAACATAATCGCAACCATCATTAAACGCATTATCTAATAATATGTTCATGGCTTCAGCGTAATTTGATAGCTTCTGCGACCAAAAATTTACTTTATTTTTATTAGTATTTGATACTAATGACGTATGATCATCTCCATAATTTAACTCATAAAATATAAAATCATTCTCTGTTTGATTTAACATCGATTCTAATGATTTGTTTACCCACCTATCACTATAAATTTTTTTTATATTACTATGATATATTATAACCCCTCTTTTCATATTTTAAGTATGTAGATAGCAATTGATACCCTTATCTTTAAATATTGAAATATAAAGATCTTTTTCTTTACATTTGTCTAAAAAATCGGGTCGGTCGATCCAAAATCTTTCGTGCCACTCAATATAAATTGAATTAATGTGTTTGGCGTACTTGGATTGTATTATTTTTGGTAAAACAATAAACTCTGAACCTTCTATATCGCACTTGATGTAAATTTTTGCGTCAAGATCTTTTTTGCAGATTGAGCTTAAAATATCATCTACATCTATGGATTCTACTTCATATTCAATAGAATCAAAAATAAATCCATTCCCAGAATCAAATTCGGGATTAAAATAAAGCGCATTTGCTCCAGTTTTATATCCTTGTATATAATTGTTTTTACCTGCATCTGACCACGCCCCCTTGTGACAATTAAATTTAATATATCCATTCTTATCTAAGATGGCTTTGTTAAAAAATTCGAATGAGTTATATTTTTCAGAAATTTGGCTAAGTAAAGTTTTAATTTCTTCTATGAGAAGAATGTTTGGCTCGTAACAAAGGACGTTCCATTCTTTATTTATTTCAAGTTTTTCTGTAAATTCCAGTAATCCTTCGAATTTATGACTTCCAAAGTCTAGAAAATAATTCATTTTAAAATTGATCTAATAACTTCGTTAAAAATTTTTGTTTTTTCGAATAATGGATCGGCGGTCCCCTTCCAATTAGAGTGCCAGTTTGTGGCAGCCCTATAATGTAAAAATTTCTTGTTTAAATGTAGCTCCATATTATAACCCTTAGTATTTAATTCGTTTTTCACCAATATATTATTAATTTCATCTGGATATTCGGCTCCGGTATTTTTCATTTCTATTTTATTTGTTTTAAAATAATAATAAGTGAATCCGCCTACATCTGTTAGTTCTCCGTCAACGACTCCGTTCGAAAAGTCGATATTCTTATCAGGTAATTTTCCCATGTTAAAAACCATAAGACCGTTCCACATATATTTAACGTGCCCTCTAACTTGTTCAAGGCCCGCAATTAAGCTGTCTTTCATATAATCTATTATATCAAATTGATCGATAAGAAACATATCAGAATCGATAAAAAGGACCATCTCTTCGGAATGATTTTTTTTAATTATATTGTCATAAGTCCATTGAACTGTATTTGCACACGCCGTAGATGGACAATGAATATTCTGATATGGCTTTTTATAATATTTACAATTGTTTTCTGCGCATATTTCTATAAAATTGGCGGATAATTCCGGATCATTAGAATCGTCAACCACATGAAATACAAAAGGGTTTAGCAAGAATTTATCAAATAATTTTTTTTGCAAAAAAATAAAATTTGGTCGATTAACTACTGTTGTAAATATATTTATAATCATTATTTTTATTCAGTGGGATTGTTTATATATGACTTAATGTAAATGTCTCCAAATTCATAAGAAAAATCTTCAATATTTGATAAATATTTTTTTATACTGTCTATATCTTGCCATTCCTTAAAAAAGAAGTGGTCATTTTCTCTATATACATAGTTATACTCGCAATTTTGATTATTTAATGCGTGTAAATAGTCTATACATTTTTCTGAATTTTTATATAACTCTGGGGTAAATTCTATAGATATATATTCTACTGGAGAACTGAGCCCCTTTAGTACATTATATTCAAATCCTTCTACATCAATTTTTATATATTTAGGTACACCAAATTCACAAATTGAATCGTCTAGGGTACGCGTTGCTACTTGAATTTTATTATTCCATTTAGTCCCAATAAATCTTTCTTTTTCAGCCTCTATTATAAAATCTTCAGACATACTTGATAATACGTGCTGGTCAGAAGTATAAAAATCTGCGAATCCTACCGTATCAGATAATGCCGCGTTAACACCTTTAAAAGAACCATTGGTTCTATTTACCGCGAATCTTTGCATCGCATGATCATAACAATCTTTTTGTGGCTCGAAACCGATTACGGAAGCTCCCAAATATAAAAAATATGCAGATTTATTACCTAGGTTTAGCCCAACATCAAAAACTAGCGTGTCTTTTAGTTCAAAACCATAATCCATATGGCCATTGTTAATAAGAGAGTCCTTACGTTCTATATTTTTCATGTTCTTTTACTAATGCTGCAATTCTTGTTCGAGTAGTAATTTGATTAGAAGGTGTGCAATAATCCGCATTTAATATTGTAGTAGGCGGATTGTCAATAAAATACCTATTCATATGCGATTCGTCATGCCATATAGCAATGATATTTTTTTTAAAATCTTCTCTAATTTTAAAAGAAATAATGTCGCACATTTTTAAATATTCTTCTGTCGTTCCCCCATTAAATCCACCCGCAAAATATTCCATGTGCTCATGCTCATAAACGCACGCTAAAGACAAGGGATTAGTTTCTGGAGTTCCTCTAGACCCACGAAATGCAGGGTGCTGAGTAGCGACTCTATTACTAAGAATGTCTTCTCCTATATTTGAACAAAATAACATATCAGCATCAGAATAAAACAAATAATCCATATCTTTAAATATATCAGAATTTTTAAAGAAAATTTCGTACCGACCTAGGGTCATCCATGGCCAGTCTTTATGCTCAGTATAAGTTTTTATAATATTTCTACTGCTAGATACCTCTAGCTCTTTGTCACTAAATATAAAATACGTAACATCTCCTGGATTAAAATATTTATCAGCGCTAGTGATCAGCGGTTGTAGAAAATCTATATATTTATTTGTTGCTATGATTAGCAATCCTATTTTTTTCCTCATTTATATATTTTATAATATCTATACGTGGAGACCATTTCAAATCTTTCTTTATTTTATCAATATTTGACTCACTGTACAGTATATCATTAGATCTGTAGTCTTTATATAGAATATTCTGACTAATTTGTTTTGCGATATAATCTATTGTATAAGATTTTCCAGTTCCAACGTTATAAGTTAAATTGCCACTAGATGTAAATTCTGCACATTTAATGTTACAATCGACTACATCTTCTACATGAATAAAATCTCTTGTCTGCTGCCCACCATTAACTAATAGTGGCTCATTTTTTTTATATAAATCAAAGAATTTGTTTAAAACGGAAGAGTATTCGCTTATGTTGCTATTTTTTCCAAATACATTAAAATATCTTAATATAATAGTATTAAGCCCATAAAGATCAGAATATATTCTACATAAGCTTTCTCCCAAGATTTTACTCGCGCCATATGTAGTTGTATTCCCAGATATTTCTGAATTTTCGGATACAGGCTTTTTCGAGCATTTATATACCGCAGATGTTGATGAGAAAATTAACTTTTTAATATTATTTATTCTAGAAGCTTCTAATACATTCGTATTAATAATAGAATTATTTAAACAGCTTTCTCTTGGATTGCGAAGGCAATAATCTATAGAGACATCGCTAGCCAAATGAAAAACAACGTCTATTCCATTAAAAATAGGAGTGATTTTATCGTAATTTTTTAAATCGATAAAAAAATATTCAGCATCTTTAAACGTCGTGCAATTATTAAAATTTGAACTTTTATTATCAATTACTCTTACATCATAACCACCATCTATTAGCTTTTCAACAAGATTGCTACCTATATATCCCAACCCACCAGTCACCAAACATTTCATAATAAACTTTCAAACAAATTCATATATGTTTTATCATATATTGAAAAATTAGAATTTTCTAGTTTTCCGCCAAGTGAATTTTCATAGTTATCTAAAGTCAAATTGGCATATACACTTCCACTTTTGGCTAAGCTCCTCAAAATATCTGCCCCTTCTATAAGAGAAGAAGACAATAATTTTGAAGCAAAATCAATTAAAAATACTTCTGGAAAGTTTAAATTTAAAGTCCATTCCGGAGTTTTCATAAAATTTCTTCTAAAGATTATTCTTCCTAAGCTAGAATATGATTTATCATTATGATAGACTAGCACTTTTGGATAGTGAGTTATTTTAAATCCTGCTTCTCTGCATCTAAGAGAAAAGTCTGTATCTTCATTATGTTTTCCATCTGCATAATCTTTTCTAGACTTCATTTCATAAATTAAAATATCTTCGTTCCATTTTACTTGATTCCATCTATTTTTTTTAATAAGCCATGATTGACCACCAGACATATAGATATAGTCATCTTGTTCTGTATAGTTTAAATTAATATGCCCTTTAATTGGGCTCATATAGCAGGAATTGTCCCAAAATCTTGTTCCGTCTGGATTTTTAATACAGGTGGTCAATATATCAAAACTCGGGGCCGTCAATAAATTTTGATACCAATCTAATGAAAATAGCATATCGTCATCAGAGATAACAAGATTTTCATATTTTGCTTGCCCACAAGCATTATTTCTTAAACCACCAAGAGAGCCTCGCTCTGCATTATATTTATCTTCGATTAAAACTAGTCTAGAATTATTAGGATATTCTAGCCCATCAATATTACCACAAATAATAATCTCATAATTTTGAATATTTAAATTCAAAATACTTTTAACTTGAAGTTCAAGTTCTGTCTTCTTTTTTCCATTCGTTATAATGATGAAAGAAATATCCATTACTTAACAAGAGCATTTTTAAATTTATTAAATAAGAAAGTGCAAATTGCTCGATTCTCTTCGAGAAAAGTTCTCAACTGTTCTAATCCTTGAATTTTTTCTGGAAAAGTTTGTGAAGTTTCTTTTAAGATTTCTGCTACAAAGTCTTTATCAAAAGATAACCATGCTCCAGCTTTTTTGGCCATACCCCATTTTAAAAGCATATCAGATATTTCATACTCTAGCCATACGCTCTTACCATCGGATCTTCCATGTTTTATAGGATATAAAATCTCTAGACCATCTTTTTCATTTGTTGTTTTTCGTAAAACCAACTTTGCCCAGTGCCCTATAATCTTATTATTTTCAATGATTTGATCACTTTTGTATCTGGGTTGAAATTCAAAAATCCAGTCAGCATAATGCTGTAAAGCATTCCCGCCAGAACTGTTTGTTAATTTTGGATCAGTTTTTGCGTATGGATTAATTTGGACATTTGATCTAACTTGAGAAATAAGACCGCAAATATGTCCAAATGTTGACAGTGGTAACATTATTCTACGTAAAAAATTCGAAGTCAAAACCGCTCCCGCCGCAACTTTTGCACTATCATCAAAGCCCTTGCTTAGGTCATTTTTTGAAATTAATGCGTCCATGCTATCAATTAAAAAGTAGTACCGGATATTTTCAGGATTATTTTGAATTAATTCTAAAATTAATGTTGCTATAGTTTCATATACATTAGATTTTAGAACAAAACAGCTTCCCGCTTCCCATTCGGCGGGATTTTCGACAAAATTAACTCCTGAAATATTTTTTACATTAGAGCTTAGTCTACCCTCTGCTTTAACTAGAAAACCTTTTGAGTTCGGAACTGTCTTCAAAAAATTATTCATTATCAATAGCGCAGAACTAGTTTTACCTCCGCCACTTACCCCCGTAAATCTTAAAATAGCGGGAATTTCAATTGAGCCTCCTACTTCAGAATCTAAGAGTAAAGATCCCGTAGAGACATTAAAAATGCTACAATCTTCAAAATTGTAATGAGCGTCTTTATTATCCTTTAAAAAGGATGATAAAATGCTTTTACTGTTATTAGTATTTTCTTTTTCTTTTACCATAAATTAAGATAATTTTTTAAATTCTTTTTCTTTTTTAACTGTATTTGAGGATCGTAGTCTATTTTTTCGTTAAAAACAATTTTATTTTCATTTAATGAAAATACTTCTGCTACGGGCATTTTGAACTCGAATTTTTTATATTCTTTGTTTAGGAACTTTCTTCCATCGTCTGAAAGCAGCCAACACAGGCTGTTTAATTTAAATTTTAATTCTAACGAGTTCCAAAAAAGCTCGTTCGGAAAAATAGTAAATAACGTTTTAACTATTTTCATCTCTCTTGGCCAAGAGATGTTTTCCGTATTTTTTAAAAATTTTTTAACAAAAGATTTCTTACTTAGGCTCGTACTGTTGGCAGGTTTTACAGATTTCTTCTGTGACGTCTGTAATTTCTCTTTTGAAACACTCATAAGCGCTTACTGTATAGTTACCACCTTGACAAGAACATCTATGGATTGTTCTTTGAACTTTTTCTGGACTTCTATGCTTGCAAGTAAGAAAATTACTAGAAGGATTGATGTTTTCGATATTAGAGTTCATAATATATTTATTACATATTTTTTTAGAAAGTCAACTTTATTTTTTATTCAGATTCCGCGATCGAATTTAAAAAAAATGTTTCTATCTTATTAAGAATAGAATAATATTTTTGTTGATAAATTTCAGTAGTTTCAATCATTTCATTCTCATTACTTAATGCCGCGCTAAATAAATTTATATCAGAATTTAATTCATTATTAATCATTTCGATATCTTCTTTAATTATATTATCATTGATGAATTTCTTCCAATGTCTAAAGAATTCTTTTTGAGTGTAGAATGGGTCTATAGTATCTTCTTCCTCATTGAAAGAATGACAAATTTGATTAAATACAAACATTAAAATTGACCACTGTAAATTTTTAATAAGTTTATCTTCTAAAGTGGCATCTATTGAAGCATCTCTTATTTTTTTATTTTTATCTATAATTTTTATTGGCTTCTTTTTTTGCATTTTAATTAGCTTTCGCAGCTTTTACAGGTTAAAATTGATCTTGCCAGTTCTTGAGCGGGATTGGCACTTCTCTGATAGTAAAGAGACTTGATACCTTGTTCCCAGGCAAAAATCATGAGTTCATTCACATCTTTTGGTTTTGTATCGGGGGGAATCATTATATTTAGACTCTGCCCTTGATCAATATATTTTTGACGTTGTGCCGCTTGTATAATAATTTCTTTTTGAGAAATTTCGCCAAATGTTTTAAATACCTCTTTTTCTTCTTGCGTTAAGAATTCTAAATGTTGAACACTACCACCTTTAATAAGAATAGATTTCCAGGTGTCGTCTTCATCTTTTCCTTTTTCTTTTAAGAGTTTTTTGAGATAAGGATTTTTAAAAGTAAATTTACCTTTTGCTAAATCTTTTACAAAATAATTACTGTTCAATGGCTCTATGCTTGGTGAAACTTGCCCTAGAATAAAACTTGATGACGTGGTAGGAGCGACGGCAAGTGTTGTTGTATTTCTCCTTTTTTCTTTCGAATCTTTATAGATAGGGGCTTCTTTAAAAGAAGACGCCAGTTCTTTTGTAGCTAAGTCTGCTTTTTCTCTAATAGTTTTCCAGATTTGATTATTTAGCATTTTAGCTTCCATGGACTCAAAAGCTATCATCTTGGATTGAAGTAGCGAATGCCAGCCCAAAGCTCCTACTCCCAATGCTCTTTGATTTATTGCAAATCTTCTAGGGGCTTCCATGAATTTTATCCCCTCTGTTTTATTGATAAATTCTGTCATTACGGCATCGAGAAAATAAACTAAAGTTTCCACCGCGTCGGTTTCTTTCCACTCGTCCCATTTTTCAAAATTTAAAGAAGAAAGGTCGCAAACGAAGGATTCTTCTTGATTATTTGAAAGCATAATCTCGCTACACAGGTTTGAATTATTAATTTTATAACCTTTTTCTTTATAAATTTCTGGCGCTTGATTATTTGCATTATCTGTAAAGAAAATATATGGATAACCTGACTCAAAGCGCTTTTTAATGACAAGCCCCCACACTCTGCGAGCTTCTTTATCTCCATCAAGCATTTTTTTCATCCATTCGTCTGATACACAAACTCCAATAGAAAGATTTTGTATAGAGTGTCCTTCTCCACGAATTTTTAAAAACTCTTCAATATCTTGGTGATCAATTGGAAGATACGCGGCAAAAGACCCTCTTCTAACATTTCCTTGCGAAACTACTTCCATAAGTTTATCATAAAGCTCCATAAAATGGACAGATCCTGTTGACTCTCCACCAGACGAAATCGGAGTCCCCCTTGCTCTAAGGGCTCCAAAATAAGCGGAAGTCCCCCCTCCATGTTTTGTCATAAGAGAGACTTCTGAGACTTTTTCCATTATATCTTCCATTGTATCTCCTACATAAGAACCAAAGCATGAAATTGGAAGTCCTCTTTTTCTACCGAAATTTGCCCAAATAGGAGAACTTATTGAATAGTACCCTCTGCGCATGTATTCTTCAAATTTATCAGCAAAACATAGTATTCCTAAATACTTTTCAGCAATGTCTGCCATATCTCGAATACGTTGTTCTGGAGATTCTGCGTCTAGAAGATATCCTCTTTCTAGAAATTTTCGAGAATCTTTATTTAACCAATAAATATCTTTTGACATCCTTATATTATATATAAACGGGATTGTAAAGTATAATTAATTACAATTATGTGTGATTGTATTTTTTGATTTGCAAATCAAGCTTGCAATATAAATATCTTTTAAGGCTGTTACGGTAACACAAGACAGTACTGTAATGCAGATTGCAGTTACGAGTTTAATTGAGTTCTTCATATATACAGTGATACTGTAATTTGTAGGAAACGTCAACAAAAAAAATTCTTAAAATAGGTCGTCTTCCGTAAAAGATTGATTCTTTTTAGAGTATTCAACTGGCCTAGAATGAAAAAAGTCAGTCATGTTGTTTCCCAATAATTCTTCTTGAAACCAAATGGTTGAAGAAAGTATTTTATTATCAATCTCAAAAGCTTTCGGAAAACCAATTTGCACAAGTGATTCGTTAATTCTATTTTTAACAAATTCTTTCAAAATTATAGAGCTTAAGCCTTCTTCTTGAATGCCATTAACCATCCAATCTATTATTTTAGATTCAGACTCATAAGCTTCTTTAGCTTCACTTATAACTTTTTCAAGTAGTTCGTCATCAAAAAGATCGGGATATTCTTCTCGTATTGTGTTAATAATTTTTATACCAACTAGGGCATGTATATTTTCTTCGTTGCGAGTATATTTTACTTGCTGATCAGTATCTTTTAAAACATTTTTATGGCGAGCAAACCAGTTAATTATATAAAATTGAGAGAATAACGAAACATTTTCTACAAATAATGTAAAAAGAATAAGCGCGTATAGATATTGTTTCTTGCTATCTTTATAAAACCTGTGGGTATATTTTTTAAGATATTTCACTCTCCCCTGTATCCAATCAAGCTTTAAGTTTTCTTCAAATATTTGTTCAAGACCAAGAGTCGTAATTAATCTTTCGTAGGCATTATTATGAATTACTTCTACGTTTGCCATAACATATCCTAGATCTGATAACGCTGGATGAGGTAAGTTTTCACCTAATTTCGCCCAAAAAGTTTTTACCGCAATTTCAATTTGACCAATAGCGGATAAGGTTCTAATCACAATTTCTCTTTGCTGGTCTGTTAAAGATACTTTAAATTGTTGAATATCTGACTTAAATGAAAATTCTTTATCGGTCCAAAACCCGTTATGCATGGATTCTATAAATTTATCAGTCCAAGGGTAAAGATTGGGCTTTCTAGAGATTTGTTCGTCAAAAATTCGAATCTTTGCGGCGTTATTTTTGTCCATAGATATTTTTTACACGATAAAAAAGTTAAAAATTTTTTAAAATCAATTCTAGAAATTTAATTTGTCTGTCTCTAAATTTCTGTATTTTAGAATTTCGTACAATTTATATTCAATATCTTTTTTTTGTTTAAAAATTGAAAAAATTTGTGTACCGTGATTTAAATCGGATCTTTCTTTTGAGTCTACTCCTACATGAGAGCGGGTAGGTAACACGTTTTTAATAAAATGCTCACTAAGAATAATACCACACTTTTTATAAATAGAAACGAACGAACTCTCAAGATTTTCAATATCAAAAAATATTATTTTTTTTGTAATAGTATCTATCGTGTGTATATCGTCATTTTTTAATAAAACGCTATTTTTTTCTAAAAGGGAAGTCGCTAACCAAGAGTCTTGCATATCTTTTTTAACGTAGTCTTCAAAAGAAACGTCGCCATAAGGTTTATGTATATCTTCATGCTTCGACGCTTCACTTCTTAAATAAAAGAACCAAGATTTTTCTCTTTCCCAGGGGTCTCTAATAGACATAAAATATAAAGGGTCAATAGTTGTATAGTTACTTAAAATTATTTGCAAAAAGTTATTTCCAAAAAATCTTACTCCGTGACCGGTAACAACAATTGAATGAATTTTTAATTCTGTTTGCCATTTAAGCGCAATTGGAAGCTCATCTAATGGCATATACCAACCATACTGTGTATGACGAAAAGTATTATTTAAGTTAGATCCGTCAAAATTTTCAACAAAAAGATGAAATAAATGATTTTGAGAGAAGTCATAAATATATAAAATAGACTTTTTATTTTTATTTCCGCTTTCAAAAAAGACTGCTTCTATTTTCTCGCGGATACTCATGCCGCCACACTTCGGATAATGAAGAAAAACAGGCGTTTTTGCTTTATTTATTTTTTCCACGTTTCTTTTTCCAATCTTTTACGTAATCTTTTTTAATTGGATCATTTTTAGAACCGCCTCTTTTATCACTTAACTCTTTTGAGAGATCAAATAGATCGCCTAACGTACCGCTTTTTTTTGTTTTTTCTAAAAAAGCTTTTTTTGAATGAGGATCTATTCTAGAATCCATCATCATATTCGGTATTGTTAGAAGCCTATCCCATTTTACCCCATTTTTATCTATATAAATTTTTTCATCCGACATCTTTAGCCAGACATCAATAGTTTCTTCTGTCTTTGGATGTTGGAAAGAATAAAATGGCATTAAATATTTTCTAAAATAGAAATAATTTTATTAGTAAAATTGGAATAAGTGAATTTTTCTTTTAATTTTAACCCCTCTGTATTAATAGGTGATTTAATAAAGTTTGACTCAGCGAGTTCCATTGCAGACACAAAGCTATCTTCATTCCAATCAAAAATTGACCCCTGGTTGAATAAAGCTCCTTCTTTAAAGAATATATTATCATACGCAGGAATTTTTCCAGTTGGATTAACTAAAGTTGTATTCTCTGGAGTCATCCAGTCTTTATAAGCATGAGCGTTTAAACCAACGCAATGCTTTCCCATGGCCACCGTCTGAAATTCTGGAAGCCCCCAGCCTTCTCCTCCACTCATGGCTAACACAATGTCCGTATTATTTAAGACTTCGTTGTATTGTTCATTCTCTGGTAGATGGGGAAGAAAATTGATATTCCAATATTTTTGACCTCCAAGCCCGCTCATTATAATTTGTGATTGTGCATTAGGGTCAATAAATGGATTGAAAATAGTACAATTCAATCGATATTTTGGATTATTGCCATATTTCTTTGCCCAAGAAGACAGGACTTTTAAGTGCCGTTTTCTTTGAGGCTCTAATTTTCCGAATAGACCAAACTCAATAACATCTTTGTTTTCTTTTCGTTCTTTTTGTTTAAAATGACAAGAATCGAACGCTAAAGGCAAAAACTCTAAATTTTTTGCCCCAAACTCCTCAAATTTTGAAATTGTATAATTACTTGAAAACAAAGTTTTAAAGTTGTTTTTAGCTATATTTAGCTCTACTGGGGTAGGGGAATCTAGCTCATAAAAACTCAATAAAACCTGTTCTTTCGATAAAGATTCTAAAGAACCATTTAAATGCCAAATTTTAAATACCGGCGACGTTTTAGAATGATTATAAAGCCCCTCTCTAATAGAGGAGTCTAGCCATTGATTAAAAGCCGGATCTTGCTTTTGAGACTTGTTGTCAATTTGACCTATCGGAAATAGTGAAATTTCTCTCTTTTGATTAAAGAGTTCCCTCAATAGGGAGAATGATACTTGCCCTAAAGAGGTACTATTTAAAGGTAGATGAAATGCGAGTTTACTCATTTCAAAACGCAATATCTTCTTCTACGGGGGGAGTAGGGGACTTCTCTATTTCTGGCAGCTTTGCTTTTGTTTGCTTTGGCGCTCCTGCTTCAGAAGGAGTTGTTTCTTCTAGATATAAGCGGTAATCCGGTTGACTTGATCCTTCTGTCTTATAAGAATTCTTAAAAATTACAAATTTAACAAGTTCTCCAGAACTTGTAGTTAAGTTCCCAGAAAGAAACTTGTTGCCTTGCTTTGATGTTCTAACCCAGAGAGCCCCTGAGTCTTTTCTTTTTTGCATGTTGTCTTTTTCCATAATTATTATTATATATTAATATTTTTATCTTTTGTCAACTTTTTTTTAGCAATCTTTATAAATTTATTATGCCAATTCAGGGCTGTTTGGGCTGTAACGTTTAAAATCTTACCGATTTCGTTATAATTCAAAACCTCTCCGTCTTTGTAAAAGTATCTATAATAGATAACGTCTTTTATTTTTTTATCTTGAATCTTATTCAAGATATCTTTGACATTAAAGATAAGTTCTCCTTCTGCCTTTTTTTCTCTAGCATTCTCACTATTTATTAGAAATTCTAGAGAAGAATCATCTGTTATGATTAACCGATTATTTTTATTTTTTAAATTTAAACAAAAATATCTTATCTGATTTGCTAGCCATGTCGAAAATTTTACTTTCATTTTCGGATTAAATGACTTTATAGTTTCGAATAATATATTATACCTATTTGATGTAAATTCGTCGAAATTGGAATTATTAAATCCAATAATCTTTGAAGATATTGAGGAAAATAATTTGATATGCCTCTCAAACAACGACTGAAAAGAAGCCGAGCAGTTTTTAGTTAAAACGTTTTCGCATAGCTCTAAGTCAGTAGAGGGTTTGATTTTTTTAGTTAATTTCACTACCGAAGTGTAGACTGATTTTTATTTAAAAGCAATTTATTTTTGATTTCAAAAACGAAATAACTTAAAATAATTAAGTTTTACGAACGGATGTGAGTAAAAATGACTGAACGCAGTGAGGTCATCAATCGAACAATATTACCTATATGAATTATTTTTTTAAAGACATGTCAAGTATTTTTTTTATAATAACCATTTTAAATTTTGCACTACTTGTTCATTTATGGTTTAATACAGATTTTTTCGCTTACTACGTAAAACTATTTAAGAAATTAATTCCAATTAAATTTTTTAATTTCCTACTAATAGAAGAATACTTTTCTCATGATCATTCGAAGATTTCTTTTCAAAGTTACATTGATTTTTTTGCTTACAAAAAATCGTCTTCAAAAGATTTCTTGTTTTTATTTCTTTTAAAAATTTTATCATGCAAAATGTGCCTCACTGTATGGTTATCTATTATAATATCTATTGTATTTAATAATATATATTTACTAGGTTTAATTTATCTCTTATTAAGAATTGTGGATTTTATTTTAGAAAAAATTACATTTAAATCTAATACTAAATAAGAACGATATGAAAAGGCTAGAATTTTATAAACCACAAAAAAGTGGAAACGGGGCGTGTTGTACATTTCAATATACAATTGATCAAGAAGACGTAAAAAAAACAGGATTTTACGTAAATATTATAAAACAATCCTCATGGGATGAGTCTTCAAGAACGGGGTCTTTTAAAACTAACGTCAACAATCCAGAAAAACATAAAAAAATAAAATTGAATGAAAATGAAATTGCGTCTATAATCAACGTAATTGAATTAAACGGAACTCAAAAGTTTTCAACAGTGCATGTTAATGGTCAAAATAAAACACCTTTCTTTTTTGAACCTTTTTTAAGAGAAAATGTATTTGTTGGATATTTATTAAAAATATCGAACTTGAGCATTGCTTTTACATTGCCGGAATCTGTTAATATCAGAGAGTATTGCAAAGCCTCTTTGAGGGAAATTTATTCTTCATCAAAGTAAAAAAATAATGAGAAAAAAAAGAATTTTATATTTGAGCGATTACGCTGGAGCGTATACTGGTTTTGGAAAACAAACTAAACTTTTATTAACTTACCTTTACAAAACTGGTAAATATGAAATTTTAAATTTAGCGCAAGGCACCAGAAAAGATGGCCCGCACCAAACCAAATTTCCATGGAAAACCCTTGGGGTAATTCCTACCGATCCGTCTTTCAATGATAAATGTTCAAAAGATCCAAATTTACCAAGAGCAGCGTCATATGGAATTCTAGAAATAAATAATGCAGTAAAAGAATTTAAGCCCGACGTCATTTTCTCTGTAAATGATACCTGGGGATCTCAGTTTATTGCAGATCAACCATTTTCTTCTAAAATTCCGTATGTGTGCTGGAATACTTTTGACTCGCTCCCACTATTGAAAGATACGGTTGAAAAAGCAGGTAAAATTAAAAACTATTGGACTTGGAGTGATTTTGCAAGAAAAGAGTTTCATCGACTGGGATTTGAACATGTAAAAAATCAATATCCATTAGTCAATACTGATAGGTTTTATAAACTACCCGCCCAAAAAATAAATGAAATAAAAATTCAAAACTCTTTACCTGTTGATAGCTTTATTATCGGCTTTGTTTTTCGGAACCAATTAAGAAAACTAATCAATACTCAGATTGAAGCTTTCTCAATTTTTAAGAGAAAAAATCCACATATTAAAAATGTGTATTTATATACACATACTCATTACTCTGAAGGTTGGAATATTCCTGATCTTTGTAAGCAATATGGAGTAAACCCAGAAGAAGTTTTATGTACTTATATTTGTACCGTAACTAGGCAATATTTTATACTTCCGTTTAGAGGGCAAAATATAGAAAATCCAATAACGAAATCAAAAACTCTAATAACATCTAACGCTGAAATTGGAGTTACAGACGAACAGTTAAATGAAATTTACAACATTTTTTCATTATATTCTCATCCAGCTACATCTGGAGCGTGCGAGTTACCATGCGTTGAAGCTGCTTTAACAGAAAAAATTATAACAACTTGCGCTTATTCATTTGGAGATGATATAATAAACCTCAACAAAGGTAGCATTCCAATGCTATTTAATTTTTACACTGAGCATGGGACACAATTTTTAAAATCACAACCTTATCCAGAAAGCATAGCCGATATCTTCTTACAAGTCTATTCAATGGACATGAATAAAAAACTTGAATTAGAAAAACTATCAAGACAATGGGGTTTAGAAAACTACTCAATAGAAACAAATGGAAAAAAAATTGAAAATTTTATTGATGATTGCTGCGATTTTTTAGATTTTGAAAACATCGATTTAACAAAATCATCGGCTAATAACCCTAATCCTAATGCTGTAGTTGAACATACTCCGGATAATAAACAATGGGTAAAAAATTTATACAAGTTCATTCTAGATAGGGAAGTTTCAGATCAGGACGAAGGGCTTTTGCACTGGCTTCAAAAAATTAGCATGAACGCCCCAAAAGAACAAATTGAGCAATATTTTAGGCAAGTCGCCTCTCAAGAGCAGGCTAAAAATAATCCTATTCAATTTGAAGAACTCTTAGATAAAAATGATAAGGGCAAAAGAGGTATTTTTGTGGTTCCAGGTTCGAAGTCAGATGTTTTATGCTCGATAAGTTTAGCGGAATCTTTTAAATCTACATATCCAAATTATAATTTATATGTAGCAGTAAAATCAGAAAATTTTGATGTTATTGAAGGAAATCCCCTTGTTCATAAAATTTTGCCATATGTTGAAGAATTCAATAACCAAAATTGGTTAGAAGGTACAAAAGAAAATCCTGGTAATTTTGAAATTTCTTTTGTATTTTTGCCTGGCGATTTATATCGATATAACAATAAAATAAAAGCTAACTTAAATCTTCAATCATGCTAACATTAGAAAATTATTCCTTAAACTCAGGTTTAAAATACTCAAAACCAATTATACATGAAGTCTTCTATCCAATTACTGCTAGCAAGTATATTATAATAGAAACAACGGATAAAAAAGAAGAAGGCATTTCAAAATCAACAATTTGGTCTCAAATTGCTATTGATTTAGACAGCGTGCTAGCTAAACAAAATTCTGATATTAAAATACTTTTATTAAGCCCCCAAGGATACGGAATAGATGAAACAAAAAACATTATTTCCTTAAATAGGAAAAGCATCACGTTTAAGCAGTTAGCATATATTATTAAAAATAGCTTACTATATTGCGGAGAAAAAGATGATTCTATCATGCTCGCTTCTATTTTCGAAAAAAAAATAGTTCAAGTTTCAAGCTTTGTCAGCAGTTCTAAACCTTTTTGGTCGGATTCTAAAGATTATATTTCAATTGATTCCGAAGATATAAATACACCAATATACCCAGAAATTATCACTAACTCTATTCTAGATAAATTAAATCTAAATAAACTTAAAAATCATAAAACAATTTATATAGGTAGCAACTATATTTCTCCAATTATTTTAGAAAGTACGCCGGATATGGTTTGCACCAATGTTGCGGTTAACATGCCATTACATATTAGATATGATTTCGTAAAATCTTTTTCAGAGGAAGATATAAGAAATACTATTTCTAACCTGCAAGGAAGAAAATGCGCAATAATTACCAATAAAAATATTCCGATTGAAAGTTTCTATCCATTAAAAGATAATATTATCTATATAGTTTACGACGTAACAGAGTCCTTGGATATAGATTTTCTTAAAAAAGCAAATTTTGTTTCTAGTAACATTAAATTAATCTTTTTAAAAAAGAGTCCTCTTGATGATCCCATAATAGAAAAAAGAAAATTTGATCTAATAGATACTCATTATATATTAGAAATAATCGATATGTCTAATAAAAAAGTGGCGGATATAGACTTTAAAAGCAACGCCTCCTACAAAAGCAAAAAAATTCTTTTATCTAAAAATAAAGTTTTTTATAGCAAAGCTGCAATGTTGTCGGGCAAACCAATTCAAAGCGCATCAGAAAATGTGTATCAAAAAATTTCAGAAATAAGCCCAAAATACCGAGACGATTTCTTAAAAGAAGAAATAGATTTCTGTTATTTATCATTGACATAATTTTCATATTATATCAATATATGAAGATATGGAACAAAACGAATTTTTCCAAAAAATATCGAAATGCGCCCGCAATGAGTATGGGTTGATGTCATCTGTTGAATATATATTAAACGATGACAATACAATTAATTGGCGATCAATGCTTAAAAAAGAGCATCTAGTCCCGAACAGAGATGCCTTTAAAGATAAATCTAATCTAAAAAATATAGACGTCTCTACACTTCCAGACAATCAATTATTAATTTTGCTCGCCGGAATTAAAGAACTAGCTCAAATCCGTGGCTTTAATAATGTTAAATATAAAGTAATACAGGCCAGTCCAGAGTATGTAGCTGTAAAATGCACTATTAACTGGATTCCTAATTTTGAAACGAATAATCAGCCAGTATCATTCTCTGCCCTTGCGGACGCACATCTAGACAATACAAAAGATTTTGCTAAAAATTTTTTAATGGCAATTGCAGAAAACAGGGCTTTTATTCGGTGTGTTCGAAATTTTCTAAAAATAAATATTGTTGGAAATGATGAAATAGGAAAAACAACTTCTTCTGTTGAGGCCCTGATAACAGAAAATGAACATCCAAATATGGATATAGCCCAACCGATTGCTCTATTGAAACAAACAATGGAAAAATATGGTATTTCTTTTGATCAAATAAAAGAAAGGGCTGTTCAGAAAAATATGGATGGGGCTATAAACTGGTCAAGTATAGAAGACATGACACCATTGGCAATGTTTACAGTTATTAGTGGGATAAAAAAACGGGCAAAATCTAAGTCACAGGTGGAGGAAAAATAGTTTTCTCAGAAAAATCCGCCTCTAACCATCCATTAACACGAAGTTTAAAATCATCTAAATTCCAATTAGCGTTTACGGTTCCGTCTATACAAACACGTTCGGAGCCAGAACTAGAGGATGAACTACGATTATAGACAGCTTTTAAAGATTGAACTTCAAAGCGAAGGCACTCAAAAGTAAGTTTTTCTTCACCAGCGTCCGTTTTTATAAATAAAGGTAGTTCTATTTTTTTTAGTTTTTTTTCTTTTTCATCTTCTAGTTCGTTATCTACTATATCATTTATATCCACGGTTGATAATAGTACGCCCCTATCAATTAATAATGAAGCCTGATCTTTTGTAGCCCCATCTACTTTATACTTTAAAGGAAACTCCTCATAAAATTTTTTACCATCTTTACTTTTCAGAGCGGCCGCCTCAAAATCTCCGGCATTCCAAACGGCCTGATTAAGATAACTACGAACTTCAGACTCAATATCTACATAAAATATATATTCTTTTGTACTTTCTATATAAAGTGGGGTAGATAGAGAGTAAATTAAAATATAGCCCGTTGCATCACTCATAGCATTACCTAAATTTGACTGATCGGTTTTAATAGTAGCCTCTCCTAAGTTTTTAGATTTAAACTCTCTATTTGATGTTAAAAAGTTTTCATTTTTTTCATCAACGGGTGGCCTGTCTTTTATTTGATAAGCAAATCTAACTAACTTACTATTTTGAAATGTGCTCCTTTCATATAAAGGAGTTAAAATGGGATCATTTATAAGAGTTGAATTTAATGGAAAGTTAATATTAGTTTTTGTTTGATCTGGACTGCTATCCCCGCCTTGGAATAATTTTTTAAATTCTTTTTCATCAAACTTCCACTCATCTTTATAAATAATTAAAGAATTTACGTGCAGCGTTTCATTCTTACCAAGAACAGAACTTGATGAACTCCCCGGATCTCCTACTGAACCGTAAAACATATTCATGCTAGTCGGCGAAATTCTATTCTTTAGGTTTGATTCATCAAAAATTTTACCAGTATCAATCTTAAGACTTCCAGTTATTTTTTTTGAGTGTTTTCTTTGGCACTCATATCCAGTTGAAACGACTCCAGCCAAACGCCCAGTATCAGGATTTGTTTTTTTATATTTTGGAGGACAACAGCACAATGCATCAGAATAGTCATTATCGGGGCGACTACAAGCCGGTACAAAACTCACTCCTTGAGCGACACTAACATTTGCTATGATGGTGTCTGATTCAGTATCTTTTACCTCCATCGATGTTACGGTACTATGAGGATCATCTATTTTAGCAGTAATTTCAACTTCTATCTCTTCATCTATTAAAGCCTTTTCTACTTGAGCTTTTGAAAGATTAAAAGGACCAGAAGACCTACTTCCACAGTCTGATGCATTATTTAAATTTATTGTTCCTAATTGGTTACCACCAGCAGAAAAAGAAAATATAGCTCTATCACAACAATGACCGCCACTTTCTTTTTTATATTCAGCAAAAAAACTTACTGGGGTTGGAATACAGCAAGTTCTTGATATTGGCCCTTTAGTGTCTCCCTGTATTGTAAAATTAAAATTATGATCGAATCCATGGCTTTTTATTAAGTTGTGAAATAAACAGCGAAACTTACCCAAATCTTGCAATTTTACAATTACATAATTTTTTAAAGCATTTTTCTTTGATGTCTCGCTTTCGTCAGGATAAACAACCTCTCTTGTTTCCTCTTTCTTTTCGAATTTAACAAATCCATTTCCAGTATTTTCTTTTGTTTTCGGTACGCAGTTAATAATAGGCCAATCTGCATATAAATATTTTGGAGTACCACCTTCAAATTCTGGTTTTAAATAGTCAAAAAGATAAAATCCATGAAAAAGATGGTTTACTATTGTTGCTGCCATAATAATCAGTTATTTTTGCCGCCACAAATTGGTACTGGGTATACAACAGGAATTCCATTAAACACCATATTTGCCATTATTAGATGGGATGAAACTAATTGATGTACGTAGGCGGTTTTAATACCATCAGAAGGAAGTCCGGCTTTTTGTTCCGTGTCAAAAATAATACCTCCAATAATAACCCTAGCTTCACTTTGTTTTAGAGTATTTTCATTTACAAATTTAATAGGAGCAAGAGAATCTTCATTTTCATCTTTAATCCACTCAATATTGGCCTTTACAGCACGATAATCATTTATAGTAACTTTTAATACTGCGTATGCGGATTTTTGATCCAAACTGGCAGTGGCAAAACTAGTCTGAACATCCAACCCAGAAATTGCTAATTTTTTGTATTTTAAAAGAGCCCCGGATTGTTCCATTCCCACATACAAAGATGAGTGATAAGATATAGCCGCTTTAATATTAACATTATCTGGTCTTTCAAAATGTATTTGAAATGGGTGTGAAGCGAAAGAAACGGTTGGGGTAAGTTTTTTTAATAACATAATATTATTATAAAATTATTCGACCCGAATATAAAAAATCACTACCCCTAATTGTATACTCTGAAATATCCGTATTTGAGTATGTGTATTTATTTCTATTTATTAAAAACTTAACTCCAGTAAAACTAGGCGTCTGCCCACTTTTAACAATACCATTTCCAGAATAGATACCTAAAGACGAAATAAAAGGTACATTAGAGCCGCTAAATTCTCCTGCTAGATCAGAGGAAAAGTCTCCAGTTATTATTGTATAATTTTTACTAAAATTATTATTCCAAACAATCCCACTACCAATTCCAACATATGGAGATATATTATTATTATAATAGTAAGTTCCGGAGTTTTCTTTTGTTATTCTAGAATAGTACTCATAGAAGAAGCCAGTATAAGGAGCTGTTCTTTTTTCTCTTAAGGTCTCGCCTCCTGTAAAATATTTGTTTGGTATTCTTATACCAAATAAATCTTGAGTATCTCTTGATACGCTAAAATCATTAGCTTCTTCACCGCTAGAAGACATGCTAAATAAATTTAAAGTATTTCCATTTGTAACATAGCCAGTAATGCCAACCAATGGAGCCCCACTTAATAAAAACTTATTTAAGTCTCTAAACCAATATGGCTCAGTATCAGCTTCTTGCTGGGTATCCTTATAAATAAAAGCGGTCTCATTTAAATATAAAATATCACCATCAATTAATCTTCCCGTATCAACAAATATTTTATTTGAAGACTGTTTATACCCAGTAATAAAATCAAAATAAATATTATTAGGAACGCCAGTTCCGGTAACCTCTACTCCAGCCCAGGAAAAAGTGCTTCTCGAACCACGGATTTGGCCAGTAAGCTTGCCTGTTTCATATGATACTAAATTAAAATATCCAGATGGATTATTTATAATACCAGTAAAAATTGTACCACTTGGCGGATTTGCTGAAATTGGCCCGAAGCCAGTAATTCCAGATAAATTATTTGTAAAAATAAAGTTATCAAAATCATATGTAAAATTTGCCTGCTTAACTCTAGAGATCACTGCGTCTATAGATTCTCCAGCAGATACATATAAAGTTCTCAATTCTCCAGTTAATATACTAGAGGATGGTCCAATTAATATATTAATAATAGAGGGAGGTCCTTTATATTTATTTGTACAGTAATACGGATCAATAACACAAGTCCAAAAGCCAGTTTGAGTAGGTTTTCCAATAATACAATTATAAGTACTTAAAGACAAGCCCGGAGGCAAATTATATCCAGCTCTGACTTCAAAAGATGTTGGCACAATTCCAGGGTTAACATACAAATTAGTGCCCGGTGAAAGAGAAAAAATTTCTCCATTTGTAATTTTATCTTCTAAAGAAATTCCGCTATAGGTAAACATTTCCTGACCAACTGTCCCAAATAAAATTTGGTTTGAAGCCGCGCGACTAATCTTAGAAATATTATCATTACATCCTATATAATAAGTAGATAGATCTTTATCAAATAAAGTTCCAATCGCTTTAACTGGATTATTATATGATATTGCTGTCGGAGTTATTATTATTCCGCTATAAAAATTTGGAAAAAGTGAAGATGAAATGCCAAATCCAGTAATGTAATTACGGCTTAAATTTTGATAATCTCCATATCTATCATTAATATAAATTTTATTACCCAAAAATTTATTTTCTATATTTGAAATATTCGTGGATACTTCTGTATTAGTAGAAGTAAATATATTAGTATTGCTTTGAATCGCCCCATTCGAAACTGCTATTCCATGTTTTCCATTTTTAGTATACCTTAAACCGTATAAATTCGTATCTATATGAATAGTAGAATATTTATCTAAACTACTAAATAATAATCCGGAAAAATTTTCAAACAAAGAGTCTTGACGTTGCAAATATTCAAAAATAGGCATTCGAATTTCTCTCTTTTCCACAAAAGAGTCTCTTTCATAAAATCCGGACTTCAATACAGCGCTGCAACCTATAATGTCATAAGCATTATTTAATAAATTACTTTCAGTAGAACCACTTAAATTAGAACTCGTATAAGAATAGCATTTTGCGTCAATTAATTCATTTTCCACAAATGCCCCTCTATTGTATTCTATATCAAGTTCCCATCTTAAAATAGGTGCAAAAGTTTGCCCCCGATCATGACTTATATACGGGATTCCATATCTAGGTCCTTTTTCATTTACCAATAAAGAATTAAAATTATTATTAAACCTATCACCTCCATTTGTATTTTTTAAAAGGTAAGAAATATGGTTACCATCATTTGAAACTGTTAGATATTCTATTTTACCAATAGGCGAAGACTCTAACCATGTAGATCCTGAGTTATAACTTGTTAGAACAGAGCGAAGGTCGTCTTTATTGCTTAAATGATTTATTATAAGTCCTAATGGTTTTGATGAAATTTGTTGATTATAAAAAGGCTCCTCTAGGGCAACTAAAACAGAAGAGTTTTGATTTGCTTTTAAATATTTTAATTTTCTAGATCCAGTTGGGAAAAATCTTAATTCTGGATCTTTATTGCAGTATTTTTGAGTATTTTGTATAGTTTTATATGTCCAAGTTGACCCGGAATTTGTACTATGAAAATAGCCATTTGAAAATCTATTTTCGTACTCATATATATTTCCTCCGCTTATGGTATAATCGTTTGGAAATATATTTTCGACTGTAAGATATAGTGTTTTGGGAGTCCCGGCCCCATTAGTATAATCAGAGAAACCAATAGAATTGATTTGTTGATTACTATATCCACTCAAAAGAGAGCCATACTTTATAAAATTTGCGGATGGTACCTCGCTTGTAATCGCAGAATAAAAAGTACTATTATACCCAGGGGTTATTTTCTCTCCCGTTCCGCTGTAAGTTATATCCACAATAAGTCCAGATTTTAACCAAGTTACACCATAATCCTTACTAGCATACAATGCCGTACCAGCACCTTGAACTTTTTCTATGTTATAAGATATAGAATTTTTATAAAAGTTTTCTCCAAATGGTAATAATTGGACTTTACCTATTAGAGAAAAATCTGGGCGATTATATTTATCCTCTGAATTAATCTTATTAAATTTTGCGGCAAAGTAATTATTTCCAATAAAAAGCTGAGATTGTCCATCTGATGTTATATCTGCGTCTCTAATAGAAAGTCCTCTGGGCCCACCACATTCAATGTAAGATACTGACCAAGAGGCCCCGTAATTAGTTGACCTGTAATATGGACTAAAGAATCGCGTCTTATATAATTTTAAAGATGAATCCGGCTGGGTAATTAAATCGACACCACTAGCAATAATACTATCGGAAAATACTGTTTGATATTGACCATTTTCACTTATAATTATTCTAGATAAGTTAGAAGGGTATAATCCAGTTTGGCCGTTAGTTAAAACATTAAAAGAAGTATTTTCTATATTAAATAGACCAGTTAAATTAGGCGGGCGGAAAGTAGACCAAGTAAGCCCAGAGTTTTGAGACGATACTATCAGCCCGTAAGGATTAGATTCTTTCGTATAAATATAATAATTTTTTATGTCAAATATATTACCAGATACTTCTGAACTATATTCAATAATAGATTGAAAATCATTTTTAAATATACCAGAGAAAGATCCAGAATTAAGTATATAAGTTATATATCTTCCGTCAGTCCCTCCTATAGCAATATCTCTCATTGTTGGGTAATTATTCAACAATCCTGACCAACTATAAGTTCCAGCAATAAGAGCTGGAGACACTAAAGTTGGGATTGTAGCCGCTGGAGTAGTAGGAAAAGAATTTGATAAAAACACCCTTCCCTGGTCTAAAACTAATGTTCTTGCTCCATCAGAAGAAAGAAGAACCCTAGAGTTCCAGTTATCAATATCTAAGAGTTCTGGTATATATTCAGTTTCTGGAAAATTAAAATAAGAAATTAATTCTTTAGAAGAATCATAGCTTATATTTCCAATTACTCTTTGAGATAAATAATTATTGTGACGCCGAAAACCAGAAAAATTTAAAGTTTCCATTTCCTGCATTTGCCATGAAAGTCCAGAATTAGAACTCGAAAAATATAGTAGATTACTATCTGGCTGCACCCCGGATTTATAATTTGCATATTGAGCGTAAGTTAAAGCAGCTCCATATCGATAAGAGCCATCAGCAGATAAATATTTTGTTGAGTTCGGTCGGCCTATAATCCGAAGTTCCTTAAGGTCATTGCTACAAGAAACTGAAAAACAGAATAGACCTGATGGTAAAGATCTTATTCCAGACCAAGTTTGACCGTAATTTGTACTTACGTAAATATCTGGATTTAAGGTATCTGTAGTTACAATATTTGATAACCAGTCCCTGCCTAAAGAAGCCGGATCGGAAGCTCTATATGCAATTTCATCTATTCCGCTACTATTAATAAATCCTTGACCAGCAACAACTTGATATTGGCCATTAGATGACATATCGCAGCATATTGGCAGAAAAGTTCTTCTCAAGCGTCCAGTTTCATATGTAAGTGTTAAAGGGTTTGCAAATTGATCTCCTTCATTCGAGGGGTTCGGTACTTGCTCTGAATAGTTAATCATTCCAATTTCAGAATCTACAAAATCTGGATTTAATTTTGAACTTGAATTCGATCCAAAATTATTATTCACCAAAACTCCATGAACCGGAGAAGCTATTAATTGATACTGGCCATTAGAAGATAAGGAACACTGCTTTCGCCCAAAATAAGAAAATTTATCACTAGATACCCCGGCAATAGGGCCTTCTGAAGAAAAACATACCGATTTATAGTAATCATAATTTGTATTTAAATAATACTCTCTCAATGGGGCGTCATAAGAAATTTCCCAAGCATGTCCTGTATTTGTAGATAATAAAATATTATTTTTAAAAATAGGTTTAGAGTTATCGCTAATTTCAACGTATTCTTCAATATAAGTATCCGAGCCGATGATTACGGAGCCATTTTCGGATACGGTTAGTCCATTCCAAACTCTAGAACTGCATTTCGGTTGCCAACTTCTTCCAGAGTCATAACTTATATAAATATGAGTTGGAGTGTTTTCAACGCGCGTGACATCATGAAAATCTTTGTAAAGACCTCTTCCAGCTATAGCCTGAATCCTACCATCACTTGACATTGAAGCAGAAACCCAATTTCTAGGCATTAAACCGCTTTGTATATACCAAGTATTTCCATGATCCCAGCTAGAATAAACACTACCATCACTAAAATAATTTCCTTGATAAATTCTGTTCGAATTTGAAACGGCGCTATTATTAATATAAGTTTTACGCGGCCCAGACCCAGTTACAGTCGAAGACATCAATTTAAATCTATCAGCGTCAAACAAATTAAAATCTTCTAAAAGCGCCTGAGACGAAGCATTCTGATCTAAATAAGTTACGACCGTAATACACTTACCGTCATTAGACATACAAATGTCAGCATAGTTTTTATTTGGAAGAGGGGCTGTTCTAAAACCTGTTAGCATATAATTATTATAGAAATTGTGTTGTTTAAACTCATTTATATCATATCATCTTGAATATCAAATAAAGACATTAGCTCCGACATACTATTATATGATGCGGATCGTAAAGCATCCGCACAAGAAGAAGAGGAAGAAGAAGAGGAAGAAGAAGAGCTAGACGACGAGTCATCAAAAACCTGTTTGCATCTAAAACATTTACTTGCTTTATCAATTCCATTTTCGCAAGGTAATGAGCTTACACTCCAAGATGTGTCTAACATATATCTAGTTTTTCTTCCGTTAACATCGCTAGACGGAGTTCTATCACATATACCTTCAGCGTCTTTTTTATCTTCACCCGCAGTAAGAAATCCTGTGCCCATACCTTGTTTTAACTTACCAGCCTCATAACAGCAGCTACATGACTTATCAGCTGGATTGTTTGCTTTTGATGCTGTATCATATTGCGATGATGTCGGAGCGTCTAGTAATGCTTGTGTTATTTTATATGTATATTTATCATTGTAACTTTTTTTGCACCTAACTGAAGATGGAGATGAACTTGAATTTATTTGGGAGGTAGTATTAAGGATACTTTCATCTTTTACTATATAATCTGCATTAGTTTCTACTTCGAGCATAGCCTCTAATGCGAGACTCTTTCTTGCGATCGGAACCTCTATATCATTCGCAGTCCAAGTAGGAGCATTAGAAGATGTTATCTCACTAGCCCTCGAAGACAGGGTGCTTTTTTGGACAAATTTTTTATTTGTACCCCCTGGCTCTTTTACATAAAGTGACCACGGCCCAATTTCAGAATCTGGCACTTTAAAATTACCGCTAGTTACTTTAAATTTAAAACTAACATATACTCCTGCACCATATTGAGTATTTTTACAATAAGTCTTAAGGTCAGAAACTTCTAATGCTGGTTTCGGACGATTACTAGGACTTGTTCCATCTTCAAAGTCTGGGTCAACGCAGTTATTACTAGTACCGCCACTACTACCACCACTACTGCCACCACCACCCCCCCTATTACCACCACCCGGAGGAGTTGGAGAACTACTAGAAGATGAACTACTAGAAGACCCACCGCCACCACCGCCACCACCGCCACCACCGCCACCACCGCCCGGTGGCGTGGGTGGAGGGGTAGGGGGATACGGAGGTGGAACAGTCGGATTATTTGTAGGCGGTGATACCGTTGGAGTAGATGGGATATCTTGAGAAATTGATACATTCGGCAATAAAGGATCAGTATCACCCCTCTTAACAAGAGTATCAAGAGCCGCATTTGTAGAACATAACAGAGAAGATCCCGATGATTTTTTATAATTCCAGCCAGGTTTTTCTGCTTTTAAGATTTCAACTTTAAAACAATTATCTTTATTTAAAAATGTAGAATATTCTATTTTCGCGTATCCAAAAATATCAGTTTTAGCTTCAAGAATAATATCCAAAGAATCATCCAATAAAGATATAATTCTATAAGAAAAAGAAATTTCTCCTGGCGAAGCGCTATTAAAACTATCTGACTCCAAATCTCTAACAAAGTTTACTTCAAAATTTAAATATAAAAATTTTTTAGATTTATCGTAATTAGAATCAGCGGACATCGAGTTTAAATAAAAAGTATTCTCACTGAGACTAAATCTTGGAATAGGTGCTTTTGCTTCTCTAGGCGTAGTGCCCGCTAACAAATACGACTTATCGCTAGTTTTTTTTATTACAAAATTTGAATTTTTTTCTTTTATAATACCAGCTTGAAAAAAAGTTTTTCCGTTTCTAGTTAAAGCCTCTGATGTCGCCGTATTTAAATTTTCTAATAAAAAAGATTTATTTAAATCAGAATCTATTTTATACCTTGTAGACGGATTGTAAATTACAGGGGAAATATCTAAATTTGATGCCGCCGCAATATTTGTTATTTTAGAAACATAAGCGGTAGTTCCGTCAATTGCAAAAATTAAACCTATAATTTTATTAGTACCACTAATTGGAGCATATACTAAAGACCCTGAATCGCCAGATAGAAAAGTTTTGTCATCTTGATAAACACGATTTATCGCCATTATATCTTGAAACAAAATCGGAACTTTAGTCCCTAAGTAATTATAACCATCAATTTCTTTCGTCATGGTAACGTTTTGTATAATTAACTTGCACTCACTTAACTTAGGGCCGCTTGACCGTCCAATAGAAAAAACGTTACCTTTACTACTAAATAAATTATTTATTTCAATGTTTGTGGCAAATTGCATTGATAAAGTATCGGATACTCCAAACTGATAAAAAGATTGAGGGATAGAGAGTTTACTTCTATATAAAGATATTAACCCGGCATCTACAGTATTTGAAGCTAAAGGGTCAAGACTTAATATTTTATATCTTTTTGGCGTACCTATACCATGCATATCCACATCGATTAGATGAGAAGACGTATGATGATATATCTCTTGTTTAAAAGATAAACCGCTATCCATTTGAGATGAATAATATTTATTATTAACCAGATCTGCCGTTAAATATTCTAAACTTATATCTTCATGAATATTCGAAATAAAACTAGAATTAATATCTTTCTGATCTAATGTTCTAATAATATTTTTTGCTAAAACGTGCCCAGCCGTCAACCCTACTAAAGTATTTGTTTTATTATCTAAAAAAATACCGCCTAAAGTACCGTATGACTTAGGAACTAAATTTTTAGAACTCGAAACGTCTTTTGGTACTCCACATGAAAAAGTACTAGATATTCCGAGACCCCCAGCTATATATTTTTGATCTGTTTGCAAGGCTTTTACTACTTCAGAATTCGGGTCATTACACCCCGCAATTCTGGCACTACTAGACTCAATAACGTCAACCGCATAAACTTGACCATCAATTTCCAATGTTTCTGGAAAAATTTCTTCAGAACTTAAATTATCTTTAGATATTTTACGTTCAACATGAAAAATAACCGCTTTTTGATCGGTTAAGTAACCATTAATCCTTTTGTACCCAAAACCGACACCGTTTATATTAAACGGTCCACGATCATATAAAACTTTTATTTGTTCACTTGTTAACATACCTTTTACCTTTTTTTACCATATATTATTACACTATTTATCTAGCCGGAACTAATATATTAAGTCGGCCCGCATCGATATAATTATACTGCAATGTCCTCATTATTAATTGTTGATCAGGAGCGAAACATTTAAATTGGCCGTCTACATACTCAGTCAATTCATCAATACCCTCTACAGTACATTTTTTAATATAAGACCATCCATTCTGTGAGTTACCAGAAAATACTACGGGGTAATTACTTGATCCCGCCATAACGATAGAGCCGTCATTTGATATAACAATATTATTATTTCCAACTCTATAATCATCTGTTTTTGGAGAGACAAGTTTTTGTTTTAGCGTAAAATTACTAGAAATGAAAGAATCACCAGTAAAGGCCCAAACAGCACCTCTTTGAGCGTCCCCGGCAATACGAATATCTCCGTAGCCACCTACAAACAACATTGTATTAGAATTACTCATGCGAAGAGTACTGCCAAAAAAATCTTGATTTGTATTAAAAGTACTAGGAGTATGTCCAGTAGTATCACCATATAATAATTTTCGTGTAGACACTGTCGCCGTACCATTAGGGGCCAAATCAAAATAATGAACAGCCCCAGCATTTGTTCCATATCGATCATCAGTATTAGCGCCAATAAAAATTTTCGGAGCTATTCCGCCAATTACTTCTAGACTTGAGCCAAATGACGAGGCCGCCTTATTTCCAGGAATTGTCTGGAAAGAACTATAAATATTATTTGGATTAGGATCATTTGTTTTCGTGAAAACTCTAACAGATCCACCTACGGTATTATCATTTGGCGATCCTACGTACAATTGTTGGGCAGTTGAATTAAATTTTAAAGATCGTAGGTTTAGCATTCCAAAATTTGCTAATAAACTATAAGTTAAACTAGGTGAAAAAGTATTGACGTATACATTGACATATCCAGTTACGCCTAATGCGTCAGGTGACCCAATCGCTAAATGAGTACCGTCTGTATTAAAAGAAAGTATTTGTCCAAAATTTCTGTTTACTAGCGGCGTAGGATTTACTATTTTTTGATTCAAATACCAATAAGTCCCATTGTATAAATATATCCAAACCGCTCCCGTTACCGCATAGTCATCTACGCCAACGGCTAAAATATTCCCATTAGGGCTTAATTGATAATTAAAACCAAAGCCAAGACGCTCCTGTTCCCAGCTATACAAATCCGGTAAGATGTCTTGATATTTTTTATAATTGAAAATCCTTTGACCTGTATATATCCCAGTATCAACATAAGCTTTATTATTAGAAATTAAAGAGTACCCCGTAAACCCAATTGGTGTCCAAGAATTATCAAACTTAAAAGCTACTGCGCTTATATTTTTAACAGTATTATTTAAATCCCCAGAAAAAGAGCTTGGAAGAGTATTATTAAAAGCAAGTTCGGCCTCTACCCCCCGACTATTTATTGCTCTCAAACTTATTATATCTGGACTATAAGTAGATTCGAAATCTATAGCATAACTTTTAATATTTTCACTTATGTCGGACTCGAAACCGAGGAATGAATTATTTGAGTAATCCTTTAAAATTGGAACAAAAGGATAAAGTGTTTTATTTCTATTGAAAGCTTGCCATCCGGAATAACCACTTTGAATTTTAGAATTAAATATAAATCCAGGTTTAGCGAAAAATGGGTAGGAATTTAGAGGAACCATTGACGAATCAATAGTGTCGCCTGTGACCCCGGTGTAAACTAAATATGGATTTAAATAGGTGCCACTCAAGTTTGGTTTTCGGACTAAAATGCTACTATATAAATCAAAATTTTTAATACCATAAAAATCTCCTCCAGGGGTTAATAATCCAGAAGGCACTGTTTTTATATGAGGCCATTCTCGACCAGATTTAATATTTAAACGATAATAATCATATCTCCCAGTTCTAGATAATTTTACCCACTTGTCCCCATTCGGATAAAAATGCAAACCACTACCCGAATATAAATTTACCCATGCAGATCCATTCGTAGAGCCATCTATATCAAAAATAAAAGGATAATATTTTGAATATAAATCCATATTGAGACCTGCATGAGTAACATTCCCCGAGTCGAAGGAAGAATAATTTCTGAAATAAAAATTGATAGAACCCGTGCTGGAATTTAAATTAAAAAATTCATTTCCAGTAAAAGCCTTTAACGAGTTCTCTGTATTAGTAGAAGAATAGGCGGTGCCGCTTACGCCCAAAGCCACCCCACTTTTTTCTCCAATAAGAGAAGATAATACCTCGCCAGAAGCATAATCTGAAGAAACATATAAGTCGGTTTGGCAAGATCCACCTGAAAAATAAAAAGTATCTTTTGCGTTTAAGACGTCATAATGGCTTCCACTTAAAAATAATTTTTTAGTAGATCCGGTGAACCGGATTCCTGTTAGAAAAGATCCGCTCCATAAGAAATTATCTTTCTTTATTGGAAAATATCCGTCAAAAATAATAACTCCCTCCCCTGTTGATAAAACATTATTCCTATAATTTATTTCATCGTTATAAAGACCTTCTATATTAGCATATCCAGAATAAGAGATGAGCTGATCATTCCCACCATAAATAAAAAATTCCGGCTGAAGCAATGAAGACGTTAAATATCCTGTTCCAAGAATATCATTTTTGGTAAATGATGGTGGCCGGTAAATAACTTTATTAAAACTTCTCGCTGGTAAAGAATAGTAATATGTTATATCTCCAGTTGGGTAGACTTTTAGTCTATCAAGATAAGAAGAGTTTCCGGTTGATAATATGTTTTCGAAATTATAATATAATCCAGTTCCTACGGAGTAACCAGTTATATAATCATGGCCATGAATAAAACCAGAAAGTGCAGTTTTTAAATTGCCAGTGTATTCGACTTCCCCAGAAACTACGCCCGTATTTCCAGATATTCTTTTTAATGCAAATGTAAAATTTCGATTTGTTGGGTATATACTTCTTAATTCATAATTATAATCAATTTCGAAAGGAGGATTTCCGGTATTCCCTATAATTCCAGTAAAGCCAGTAATAAAATCTGTAAAGTAAATTGGCGCCTGTTTAATTATAAAATTATAAATCCCAGTAATATCCCCAAAATTAGAATTTAAAGTTAATGTTATAGAATTATTAATATCTCCAGTAATAAATGCTGAAGAAAGAGGTTTTAAAATAAAAGACCCGGAATTCGGAGGGAATATTAAATTTTTATTATTTTCTGAATATAAGTAATTAAATTTATCAGAAGAAACTTCGCCTGAAAATACTTTAAAAGATTTATTAACATTAATATCTATATTTTTAATATACCCAGTAACATTTTGATTCGAAAGAACTATATTTGGTAAACTTATAGAATAAGAAGGAACTGATCCTTCTATATCAATATCAAAATCAATATCAACTCCAGAAGCTTTAATATAATAACTGTTATAATAATTATTATTTAATTTAGGGTTATATAGACAAACGGGATTATTATTTATAAAATAATTTGTATACCCAGAGCCGAGATTTCCAGATATGAATATTGACTCATCTTTATTATAGCTCCAGACATATCGATTATTCGAATCTAAAATTTTACCATTATAAAATGTAAATAAATTAAAAGGACCGCCTGACCCGCTAAAACCAAAATCACCCGACCCATAAACATTCCCACAGACGATATTAGAAGAAAAATTAAATTCGTTCTGAGCGGCAATACTACGAAAAACTATTCCGGAATTAATAGTCATAATGATTAACTTGCATTGAAAGAAGTTCTGTTAAATTGCGAATGAACTTGCCTCATAACAGAAGAATTTTTTGCTGGTTTCGGGCTACGAGTAGAGAAAGTAACTGAGGTTGTAAATCCTTCTGAAGTTAAAGAAACGTCTAGAGATGATAAACCGTTAGATGGTGACAACGATACGCCCTCTGGGTTTCCAGCGAATTTGTACGATACGGTTTTTGTTGGAGTGGATGCATCAATATTTTGGGCAACTGTAATTTCTCCAGTTCTTTTCTTTTGAAAAAAATCTTCTCCAGAATCTGTTTGATTATCAATAGCAACCCTAATTTCAGAAACATCTGACGCGTTACCAATGCTTCCGCTTGAAAATAAGAACTGTTTGTTGTCAGAGAGTGTACTAATTTGTTTGACCTCTACATTGACAGTTGTTATAACTCTATATGATCCATAAGATGGAGTAGAAAAAGTAATATTACCCCCTCCATTCATACTTATTGTGCATTCTTTTGCTTTCTTAGAAATCAGTCCACTTACAAAATCAGCCTCATTTTGATTTGGTTGAGAGTTATTAATTTCTTTCATTAACTTTTGTCTAGCTTCATCTTTTGCAGAAGTACATTGAGATGCTTCTAGTCGTTTCTCATAATCTGAGCAGGTCTTTGTTCCACTAGACGCGTTAGCGTCTCTAATTTCCTCCCATGTTTTTTCTAAATCATTTTCTCCAGTAGACAAACTAACAGACAATCCAATTTTTGATTGAATCAAACTTACAGTTGGAAGTATGAATATAGCATTAAATGGATCTTTTGCACTTACTAATTTAGCGTTAACTAGGTATGCCAAAGCGCCACTTTCTTTTAAATCAACAACCAATGGCGAACAATTTTGTATATCTTGCAACTTAGATCCTAAATTAAGCTTTTCTTGTAAAAAAGCAGAGTCATTACTCATTTCTCCTCCACGATCAAACATTCTTTTTCCAGAGAACTCAGCGCTTTCAACTTCTTCAACCGTACCCTCCGGGTCTACACTAATATCTACTTCAGCAACCGCTTTAGTTGAACAGTAGAAAAACGATCCAGATTTAGCCGACATTCTATACCATTTACCAATCTTTGTTAATAATTCTTGCTCTAATTCGGCTAATTTATCCGCAAATCCTGTGTCATAGCAACCTAATTTTGTAACATATCCAGGCAAACCAACTGCATTGAATTTTTCTAGTTCTACGATCGCATCAGCATATCCAATTTTTTTTAATAAATCTATAGTTTTAATTTTATCAATATCTCTAAAAGCTCCTTTTGTACTTTGAATCCCAATAGCCTCGTAGTGACCTTTGGAATAAGAGTGAAAATCTCTCAATGGTCTAGATACATAACCCACCATAGCAGCGGTTAAAATTTCATCTAAAGTCCTATTTCCATAATATTTGCCGCTCTCATTTCCTGTTAAAGATATTGACTTTCCAGATCTATTCAAAAAATAACTTATATTTACCGGAACAGCACTATGAGCGCTTTTTAAAGTTTTAGATGCGCTTAGTTCTTTTAAGGGTTCTTTCGGGCGAGCCGTATAAGCAACAGCATATTGCCGGTAAGTACCCTCTAAAGAAGCTGATTCATTTTTTGAAATTATACTAGGAGAAATATTGGAAGAAGGTATCGAAGAAATTCCTTGAGAGGTATTATAAAAATAAAGAGAATCGCTCGAATAATCCCAAAAAAAATCGTACCCTAGATCCGCGCACCATGAAGAAAGAACCTCTCTCAAACTTCCTTCATAAGAAGCTTGTAATACACTATTATTTGGAGCATTTCTTACAGAAAATGGTAGAGCCGACTTTAAGTCATTAAAAGTATAATATGTATCTGGAATATCACATTTACTATCAGGCCACTTCTCTCTTCCTAGTATTAAAGCATCTCCGACCCAACTCGGAGATTGAGAATAAACTGTTCTAGTTATACTTGTTTTTCCAAGCTGAATTTCCCTAAAATTTAAATTAGGGAACGGAGATCCCTCCATAGAAGGGACGAGAGTAGATTCGTCAGATAAACTAATCTCTTTGGCTACTTGGGAACCGGAGCCAGTTTTTCCAAGAAGACCTCTTTTCCATAATACCACATATTTTCTATCTAATTGAATGCTATTATCAACTAATTGAACCTCCAAAGTTTTTTCTTCAGCGCTGTTATTTAAAGAATAAGACCACACTATCCCATTAAAACTAAACCCAGCGAAACTAACAGACTGTCTTGAATTTAAAGTTGGAGTACTATAGGTGCCATTCTCATTAACAATATTTAAAACTAATTTAGAAGGACTGTTTGAAAAATTGGATGATAAATTCATTCCATAAATAACACCTCCGAAAGACGGTCCAGATATATTTGGTATTGTTTTGATAGCCATTCCTTAAATTTCCTTCCTACTTTTAATAATTACACATTTTAATATATGTTTTAAATATTAAAAAATCTATTCTCATTTTTATCTAAAATTAATTGTTTTAGAGGCGCTTCCATAAATATGCCAGAAATCAAGTCAAAGTTAGAATTTTCACAATAGTCTATGTTCAATCTTTGTCTATTTCCAGTAATGAATAACATAGATGTCCCATTATTAAACCCAGATTCTGTACCGATAGACCCACTATTAAATAACTTATAAGTAAATTTTGGGTGTAATCTACAAGTGTAGTAAGTATTTGGGCTAGAATTATTAGCAGTTAAGTAAACATCTCCATTTAAACTGTTAACAAAATAATCTAACCCATAAGTCAGTTTTTTATCATTCCTATAAAGAAAACCGCCCGAAACCCCAGATCCAATTCCAGTAAATCTACCAAGAATAGACCCAACGGTGTACGAATCTTTTCTTATTGTTTGCGTTGAGCCAGTAAAATTATCATAAAAAATACCTGATATTCCAGAATATTTAGATCCAGTATTTAAATACAAATAATTTTCAAAAATACTATAATCTAAATTTGGAGATATATAATTATCATATTCAATAGAATATAAAGAATATCCAGAAGATATAATATGAGAGTTCTTATCTGTAAAAACAGAGATTCCCGATCCAGAAACTGTTCCCGTAATAATATTATTAGCAAGAAATTTATTTGAATATGCATCATAGGGCATATTTGCATTATAAATTAATGCTGTTGGGGAGTAATCTTCAGCAAAAAATTCTCCAGATTTTATATATTTTCCAGTTAAAGATGGGGATAAGACAGATATCTGAGAATAAGATAAAGATTGCAAGTAATCTTTGTCTATATCATAAACAATATCTCCGGTGACTCTAAAAATATCATCACAAACAGTTCCGGTTACATAAACACTTTCAGGATTCCATATGTCTCCCGTTAAATCAATCGTTTCACCCCCTGTAATAAAAATAAGTCCGGTTAAGGGTTCTTTAATATTTTTATATTCTGTTATTAGTCCAGAACCTGGGTATGTTTTAATTATAGGGTGGCTAATTTTACATAAGTCGTAATAATATCCTACCGTAACACTATAAAACCCAGTAAATCCAGTATAACTATATCCAGATAAATATTCGTTATACCCAGTAACACCAGTAAAACCGCTTGTAAACCCAGAAAAATAAGATCCAGTTACTCCAGTAGTATACGAACCCGAATTGCTTATATATCCAGTTGTATAACATATTTGTTCTGTATATCCCGCATACCCATTAAAATTTGAGTACATTGCTCGCGCGATTTGATTCGCGTAAATCATGGGCATATTAAAAATGTTATAAAATTTATCAACCCGCCCGCTAAAATTTTTTGAGCCAGCAAAAGCCCACGGCGCTCTAGCTATTTGTTGAGACTGGCTTAAATTTAAAACACCAGTAGAATAATAACCTCCTAGGTAAAGAGTAGAAGAATCTATACAATTATTTTTATAAATATCAAAATATTCATAATCAAATTCTTGTGTATTATTATTAAACCGACCGAGCGCGATATTGGACTGAGTTCTATTTAGCAATATTAAATTTTTATTTGATAATATTTTTTCATACGTAAAAGTATAAACTTGATCAACAGTATTCCAGTATTTAAAATATAATTTATTAGCTGCATTTACACCCAAACAAAAACCGGAAAAAAATGGATTAGTACCCTGTATAGATGACATTAGTATTTCGTCATCAGAACGGTTTCTTTGGAACGATAAAAATATAGTAGAATTCGTTAAAGAAAAATCTCGATTTGGAACATACCCATTTGTAAAATACATCAAAGAAGAATCCCCGTCAAAATCTATAGCTCCAGATTTAAAAACTTTACCCCAGTTGTTATTAACTAATACGCCCGTTGCCGAACCCGTAGCCCAAGGTTCTGGATAAATATTAGAATTTGACTTCTCTCCAGAATAAAAAGAAAAAGCGGCTTTAAAATCCTGCTCCGGAATCCCAAGAAAGTCTGCTGCAAATTCTACCCCAGTGTAAAGTTTTCCATTATAAATATCCATAATTTTTATGTAAGTGGCGTGATCGGCCCTTGAAACGACCACGTCTCATCAATAGAGACAGTTTTTGTCTCATTTGATATAGTTTTATTTTGATTCTCCAAAACAGGATTTAAGCCTAGACTTGTATACTGGCTAATAACTCTTGAAACCTCTTGTTGAACTATAGTTAATAAGGTATTAATTTGAGCAGATGGTTTTCCCACTATACTAACAGAAGAAGTTATTTTAGATCTAGGACTAGTTCCTAGATTTTGAACATTATGCTCCCTTGCTAAAAACGCAGAAGTTAATGGGGTATGAATTGTTACGGCTGGTATATAACTTACGTTAGAAGTTAAGGAAAGTGCGTCTGGGTGCAGAGCAGTTTTTTTGTCAGAATACTCCACCTTATAAGATATTGTTGCATTATATTGATCATAAGTAATGCTCTCATTTAAAGCTTTATTGAGTAAAGTATTCGTAGAACCAACTTCTTTCGTATATTCATCAGAAGCAAACGAAAAAGGTTTAAAAGTCTGACGAAAGTAATCTTGAACTTTTTGCCACCTTGTTACTATATTTCCATATTTACAAGTAATATTGGCTGAAACGGTAACATTAGTCGTACATTTCAACACATCCTGATCGATAGTAATCTCTAAATCATTATCTATCTCGGTAGAGAAATCATCATTAAAAGAAGCGGAAAAAGAAAGCTGATTTATATGAGGAGATTCTGTTACTTCTTGCGACAAAAATCTATTAGACAGCACTTTTTTAAAAATATTTATACTTGCGTTATTACAAATATTAAATAAATTTAATTTATTAAAATCTGATCGCAAATTAGTAATATTGTTACTTGATAAAGTCCCATTTATTGTTACAGAAACAAAATTATCTTCCGTATTAGAAGAAATATCTAAAGTATAAGAGAGAATAGAATTAGATGGATTTTCTTTATTTATCGATTTTTTATAAGTACCTTCCCAAGAATAAGTATTATTAAATCTGTCTATTGTTTCGGTCTCAGTTTGTAACAAGAATGCATTAGAATTATTTTTAACAAGAATCGGATTAATCGTGGGTAGAGCTTTTCTTTGCGTAACCCATTCTTTTGCATTTTGTATTCCATTTTTAGATTGAGTTACGATACCATCCGCTGAAATTTTTCTTGTATAATTTGTTATATCATCAGAATCCTCTGAGAATGAAATTTCATCAACAGGATTCATCACACCGAAACTTTCAGAAAACAATTTTTGATCGTAAATGGAGATATCTATCGAATATGGAGTAAGCGCATACCATTTAGATTCTTCAAAATTAATAGACTTAATAATAGTATTATAACCAGTATATATAGGTACGCCGCTTTCTCTTATCTCTAAAGTTTTAAAATTTTGTCTAAAATTATCCAGCAACTTATCTTTTGCCTCGTTTAAATAGTAAAAACTGTTTTCTCCGCCAATATATTTACCTGAAATTTGACCCTCTAAAGTTAAATTTGTTACTTGATTCCATTTTTTACCAAAATCTATAAATTCCTGACTCACGCCAACAAAAGGCGTCGGACCTAAACCCGAAAAAGCATTTTTTCCATTATAATAGATTTCGACCATATGCTTTAAGAATATTTATATATCTCCTCGTATGTAAGTGTTTTCTCTATCTCATCGGAAGTAAAGCTGGCTGATTCTAAATACTGATCTTTATGTGGCCCAGTAAAACTATTACGATTGAAACCCGCTTTTAATTTCATCGAAGCTAAATAATCCAAGCCTCTAAATTGCTGATCGGCAGAAACGCACCCAACTTCTAATTTAACTGATACTTTATGCTCGCCCAGTTTTAATTTCCCAACGTTTTGTTGTAAAGCATATTTTCTATTTGGAATAATATAATCTTTAACTATAGGCATTAATCCAGAGTCACTTCTTTCCACTGTAAATTTTTGTGCGCCGGTAATAGCCGGATCATCACTATACGAATAAGAATAAGAAATTTCACCAATGGCTATCTTTTTTGTTACGTTCTTATTTGTATTTTTTAAACCCGCTCCGCTCTTATCTTTCGCGTCAAGATTGTAATATCCGTTTACTCGTGAAAAAATACCACTTTTAATATTAGTCCAACCCGTGGAAGCATTAGTATATCTTTCATTTGTATTTTTTTTACCAAGTCCTTTTATGGAGCCATCTTCCGCTGCGGTCCAAATTCCACTATTATCCCTATTCAAAGTAATAGACCTCTCAAAAGAATATGTGTTGTTTGCATTTTTCTGGTCATTGGTGAAAGTAATAGTATAATCAGCAGTACCTTCGAATTTATTTATTTGAGTAGTCTTTTCTACTATATAAGTAGTATTTAAGCTAGGAGCACCGGTTAATCCAAATTTAGTTATATAATTATTAAAAAAATTTGTACATCTAGACGCTGGATTCGGAGATACAGTAGCTTCTAATTGTTCTCTCAATGCTAAAAGTAAATTGTCCTCTTTAGAGGGGGTATTTGATTCAGCTTTTATCGAGCATTTTTCGGTAACAGTTGCTATTCCATCTTCTGATAGGTTTAAAGAAAAATCTCTATTTACAGAATATGGTTTAGTTGTATTATTTCCAGTATTATATGAAAAACTTTTTTGAAAACCACATTTACCCGCAATCAAATCATAAGTTTCGCTATATGTAGAAATATGATCAGTTCTGTATGTATATACGCCAGTAGCCAAACTACTAGGCAGGGTTTTAAGCAAATCATACCCCAAATTCTGAGCAAGCGCAATAAGATCTAAATTGTCAGAAGTATCATTAGCATCATATTGGACATCTACAGAGTGCTCCCCTTCTAAAACTCTATTATGCGAATCAAAATTTAAAGTCAAAGACTCGCTTAAATCTTTAATTAAATAAAGTTTTTTATTTAATATATTTAAACCATTAAATTCAGTTCCATATTTATTTTGTTGTAAATCAAAAGTAGATTTAACATTCAAAGTGGCTTTATATTGGGTTGTTCTCACCCAATTACCAGAATCAATAGATAATTCAGTTACCTTCCCAAAGCCAAAAGGTTCACCATTAATAATAACCTCTTGAAGATTCTTGGCTTCATTTAAAAGCGTCATCGCCCCACCAAAAACTTTTTTTACCCCATTTGAATTCATTAAATCCAATATATAACCCTGTATTGTTATAACTTTAGTACAAGATATAACAAAAGAGTTCTCTCCCATGAAATTATTTTCATGAGAATATCCCATTAAATTTACATTATCAAATATCATAATTTTAGGCAACCATTGTTGACCCTCCGCCCCCTCCAACAACTGGGGCCTGTTTAATATTTAGTTTTTCCATAACAGCAGCAATTTGTTTCTTTACTTCTGCTATTTGGGTATCGAGTTGCTGATTAATATTATTAACTCCATCTACATTTACAGCTAAATCTACGCTTACATTATTTGTTTGAGATGTTCCTCCGGTTGCGCCCGCGCCCGCCGCAGGCCCGGCATCTTTTGATCCATCTTTCGTATTTGTATTTTGCCCAGCTGAGAACTTATCAACAAGGGCTTGGTTCCAAGTGCCAAGATTTGTATTTAACGACTTTATCTCAGACCCAAGAGAGCTAACAGCGTCACCGCCAATCGTTTCAGTTTTAACAGGAGTAATTGGAGCCCCTGTCACCGACCCAGTTGTGGCCGGTGCATTTTTACCAGTTGTAAACTTATCAACAAGAGCTGGATCGTAAGTACCATCATTTACTGAAGGAGTAATTGGTTTAGCGTCCACCTTTGTCGCTGGAGCCGTGGTAACTGGAGGAGGTAAAGGTGGTAAGCCGCCACCACCTGGAGCCATTCTTGCGGCAGTAACTGGATCTGAAAAAAAGCTACGAAATACATTAACTACCTTATCCATGAAACCTTCTGGGAGAGGTTCTGCTGGTTTTGGGGCTTCTGGTTTTTCCGGTTCCGGGGGGGTAGGAGGAGGGGTATTGAGTATATCAATAATCGATTGAATTTGACTAGAAATACCACTTAACGCAGCATTAGAACTTTGTTGTTGACCCTCAAATATTGATTTAAATGCACTTATAGTTTTTTGGTCTCTCGCCTCCGCTTCTTTTTGAGCGTCAGCTAAGCCTGGAGCGGCTTTTGCCACTTGTTTTTCCGCTGCGGCCTCGCTCTTATCGGCATTTTTGTCAAATTTCTTTTCGTCCATTGTTCCGGTTAATTGAGCCATTTGATTTTCCGCAATCCCGCGAACACCTCCCGGCTGACTAGTCAGGGATTTAATCATACTTTCAATAACACCTTTAGCAGTACCACTTTCTGTAGTAGACGCCATATTCTTTAAAGATGCGATTTTTGCATTTATATCTTTTTCAATAGTATCTACTCCTAATTTATATTCTTTACTATTAGCGTCCGGTTTATACAATCCGCCGCTCATGTCTTGCATAGATTTTATTAATTGTAAAATATTCCGACCCCCCTCTTCCCCCATTTCTTCTTTACCTTTTTTATAAATATAACCACCTGATCCCGAATTTGTAGCTTCGAAGGAACCTGGCCCCTGTTTTACATTTTGACCAATTTTTTGTAGTATATCATTTACAGGTTGCGTAGATTCTTGGGCCGCTGACATAAACGGATTTTCATCAATTGGATTTATTACCGAATCTGCGCCGCCAAAAACTTTTAAAGATTTTTGCAAATTCTGCATCGCAACTTTTTGAGTGGCTTCTTTTGCGACTACTTGGGTTTGTTGTTTAGCCGTTTGATTTGTAGCTACTATACTCGAATTTGCAGCATTAACCGCGTTTGTAACCTGAGTTGAGAATGCAGCTTGATCTTGAGCAGACAGTCCCAACTCACTTGCAATTTTTTGTAATTCAGATATAATAGCGGAATCATCTATCAACCCACCCTTTTCATCTCTTGGTTTTAAAAGTTCTGAAATCTTTGACCCCAAATCAGTATTAAGAGTGTTAAGAAGATTTTGAAACCCCCCTCCAGCTTGGGCTAAATCAAGCGCACTTTTCGTTCCTGATTTTTGTCCATAGCTACTAGCTCCTATTGCTGATAATAAATTATTTATAGCTCCTCCGCCCCCGCCCTCTTCGTCGCCCTTGTCAGAAGCGTCTGAAATTGGTTTTAATAAATTTTGTAGAATACTTTCTTGTAACTCTTGCCCCGTAGCTTGATTTGTGGATTCGCGGGTACTAGATATCTTATTTAATTGAACATCTATAGTTTTTTTCAAACTTAAGGCGGAGTCTTCCCCAGTTAAAGCCACGGCTCTTTCTTGGCGACCGGAAAGAGAACTTGAGGTCCGACTTTTCGAAAAGTCCATTTCAGATAATTTATAAGAATTCATAGTCTTATTAAAATTTAAGATATTATCTGCATTTTTTTGTAATATTGCCGCCGCCTGTTGAACCTCTTTAGTAAGAGTTTGCTTTAACTTGTTAAAAGCGTTCTCAGCAGATTTATCCACACCATCTATAATATCCGCCGTATCTTCAAATTGTTGAGCTGTTTGTTCTAGCGCTTGATTTAGAAAACCAATTGCCCCAATTAAACTTGTGTCAGCTAAGCCTGATAAAGCTTTTTTAATCGGTTCTCCTATATTTAAATTTTGGAGTGTTTCGTCGAACTTTTGGCGAGAATCTACTGTTGATAATTTGTTACCTCTAACTTCCTCAGCAGACTTAAATTGTCCGGATGCCATCGAAGTTTCCGCAAATTTAGATTTAACAAAAGTATCTTGTTCTTTACTTTTAAAAGACACTCCAAATTGTTTCATAAAACTCTGACCAACATCACCGAAGTCTTGGGCTAATTTTAAATCAGCAAATTCCTTAGCCTTTTTATTAGAAATTGCCGCTAAAGCTTCTGAGGCTTTATTTAATGATCCTGCGGATAATACTGATTTTTTTTGTTCTTCGGTAAGTCCATTTAAACTAGCAGCAAAATTCTTTCTAGTTTTATTTATCAACTCTTGATTATCACCCGCCAGTGCGTTTTGATAATCTTCATAAGCTTGAAGAACTGTAGATGCCCCATTATTTAATTGATTAAGCTCTTGAGATGATTTTAGAGCTGCCGCTGAAAGTTCTGGCATATCGGTAGATAATTGTCCGATTATATCTGGTAAAGACAATAAAGCGCCAGCGGCGGCACCAAGCCCCGCGCCAACAAGCGTCCCAGCTCCAGGGGCAATTGCACTACCTATCATCGCACCAGTTCCGGCAAAAGCCCCGATTTGCCCAACAGAACTTGCGGCTGAAGCGCCAACACGTCCAGCTTTAGAATTTTGTGGGATACTATTTGCTATCGTTTCAGCAATAACTGGAGCGGCAAAAGCTAAAGGACCCCCGGCCCCTTTTAAGCCAGCTTTCAATTTCATTGAAGTTGGCACCTTGCCGTCTACTTTAGTGTTTTTGATTTTATCAAAAGTTTCTTTTGTTATTTCGCCTGCATTCAACTGATCCCTAGCTGCTTGCCTGTTAGCTTTAGCCATTTCAATAATAGATTTTTGATAATCTTCTTTATTATAATTTAAATAAAAAGCTAAACTTCCAAGCTGGGTTCCCACTGCCGCTAAATTAGCCGCTAATGAAGGCCCTTCATTTTGAACGGCTTCAGTGGTATTTTCTACTTGACCAGTTAAAGATTGCAATGAACTATTAAATTTATCAACAGTCCCTGTCGCCGAAGCATCTGCGCCATTTGCAAAATTCGGAATATATCCTTTTGATTTATTTCTTATAGCTTTATTTTCAGAAGTAACCGACCCCTCATCTCTTTTATTAAAAACGCCAAGTCCTGTAGGATTAGCGCCCGAAACAAGGGCATCTTTCTGTGCTACGTATATTTGGCTTTTAGGCAATCCAGACTCTTGAAGTTCCCGCCCAATCGAATCACTCAAAGCATTAGCAAAATTAGGAATATAACCTTCAGCTGCATTGGGTATTCCATATTTTTGTGGAAAAATTCCACTTAATTTTTTAATAAATTTAGTTGGTAAATATTGTTTTAATTTTTGGTATTTATCGCGCTGTTCTCTTAGCCCTTGAATTTTAACTGCAACTTCTTCTGGGGTAGTCTTTGTAATACGGGATGGTAAGGTCGATAATTCTGCTAAAATTGGATCTAATCTTTTATCTAATTTTGAATTAATTCTACTTAAAATTTCTGGAAAAACATCGGCACGATTTTTTATATTTGGACCAATTTGATTTATAGTTGAGATTACATGGTCGGCAAATATTTTAGAAATTAATTTTGAGTCTCCAGCTAATATAGCCGCTCTAGCGTCAGTGCCACTAATACCCTCGGTTCTTTCACCAACATTTACTTTATATCCAGCATCTTTATATTTTTGAAGATCTTTTTCTTGCTTGTCCGAACCAACAAAAGCCATACTACCACTTTTAGCGGACAAGAATTTTCTTCTTTTACCCACGGGATCAACTTCAAGCATTTTAGGTATAGTGCCGCCAGTAAAAAGATCGGAATTAGCACCAATAACATTAGCACCTGTAAATGTTTTCTTTGCCAAGTATTTTCTTGTTTTTTGATCGAAAATTGCAGTTCTAAAAGAATGTGGATCTTTTGGGTCTATTTTACCCCCCTCTTTTGAAACAGCTACAATAAAATCTTCTGGGGAAATACCCTGCTTTTTGGCCATTTCCATCATATCTAAATGACCCCTAGTCGAAGGAGAAAAAGCACCATAAGAAAGACCAATTTGTTTCTTTTCTACCAGCGGTAACTCATCGCCTTTTTTCCTTTTTAATTTAAAATTTTCATTTATACCCATCACCCTTGTTTTATTCGGGCCTAGAACTGAAAGCGCCATTGCTTCAATGTAACCACTATCTAAAGAGGCACCTTGGGATGTACCAGCGGAGCGACCAAAAGCAGTGTTAGATTTACCTTGTAAAATTTGAGAATCTCTTAAGTCGCGTCTTCTTTTAATTTCTTTTTGCTCTTCTGGAGTAGAAGAAGACATAATCATTAATCTATCTAAACCAGACCAATATCCACCTTCTAACGCTTTTGTAGTTCCAACTAAAGAAGCCCTAGTGTCAATTATTTCATCAACTCTTCCAATATCTTTTGGTGTAATAATTGGAATTCTTTCCGTTTTACGAGCTTTAGCATTATCGGCTTTTTCCGCATTTTTACCGCCTAGCATCATAGTGCTTTTGCCAGCGCCAGGAACGCCGAAAATTCCAGTAAATTTTTTTATAGATCCGGATTTTCTAGCTTTTTTTGCCATGTCGCCTAGATACTTATGATATTCTGGCAACCCACCTTTTAATCCTAATTTTTTAATTTCTTCTGCGACCGTGGCTTCATATCTAGGATCAGATAAAACATCCCCGTCTAAATATCCGACTCTTCTATTTGCAAAATTTGGAATGTACCCACTCGCTCTAGATTTCCAAAATTTTAAAGCACTCGCCCCTTTAGGGGTAGATGCGAATTTAGATAATTTAGAAAAATCATCTTTAGTGTAACCAGCGGACTCAAATTGAGGCTTTACATAATCCCAATCTCCCATTTTTAAGGCGTCTAACGTAAATGACCTTCCAAAGCTAGTACCCAAAGCTTTTGATAAATTTAATACTTTGTCTTTTCCTTTTAATGGAAAGCTCATTGGGGTCATAAATTTTTCTAAACCAGTAACATTAACCCCAAGTTTTTGCGCAGCCTTTATATAAGCCTCATCTTTTAATCCAGACCCCTCTTTTAACTTCTTAGTAATATTGGAATTTACAAGGCTTGCTCTTTTTGAAACTTCTTGAATTAGATTTGGATTGGCAAAATTAGGAATATATCCAGCCGCTTTAGATTTTACTTTTTTACCCTTTTTCCCCTCAACGGGTGGAGCTTTAAGATATCCATCAGTAAGACCCTTCCTAATAACATCATAGCCTAAAGATTCGGAATACTTTGCCTCATAATCGCCTGGCATATTATTAAACAACGATCTCAACTCGGGATTTGGATTAACAAAGTCAATAGTAGCGCTAGCGCCACCTTTTCTTGCCGCTTGTGCAACGGTCGAATTTGTTGCCTGTGTTACGGCTGTTTCAAAAACTGTCCCAGCTATACTGTTTAGTGAACCAAGATTCGCTAGTTCATTTGGGCTTGAAATCTTAGACGTGTCACTTCCAAAAAAACTAGTATATCTATTTGTATAATCAACTACAAATTTGCCAAGACCATCCACAAGATTTTCCTCTTCTGGCTGTATAGCTTTTTTAGGATTAAACCCACCCGCGTTTATCCTCGCCTGATACACTTGGTTTTTCGGTCCGAACTGCCCATCCTTATCTTTATACCTAGGTTCTATCTTTTTATAAGAATCTGACTTTTTACCATAGATAAGACCTAATCTTTCCGTGCCACCAAGATCTACGACTTCTGGTTTTACTGGGGACGGCGCTTTAGGTCTAGACTCCCCCAAAGCAGCGTTAACTTTTTCTTTACCATAGGCGCTAGATAACTGTGATCGACTATAAGTGCCCTTTTTAAAACCCTCAACTGCTGTTTCGAATGGTACATCTTTACCGATTGCAGCAAAATTAGGAATATAACCCATTGCCATAGACATGGATTTTTGCATGTCTCTGGTTAAAATTGCAGTTTCTCCACTCCCGCCGAAATTTGGAATCAGCTTTTCACCACTATTAATAATAGTAGGTTCGCCATTAATATTAAACGGGCCAATTGGTTTATCATTAGATTTAGCGCCGCCAACTCCACGTTTTACGTCACGAGATTCTTTTGAGAAGGCAGGAATATAGCCATCAGCTTTTGTTTTCGGCGTTTTAACTGTAGGAACGCCTTCATTAACTCGAACTCCTTTTGAATATAAACTAGAAGCGATCTTGGCACTTAATTGTGACTGTTTTTGTAATTCTAAAGTTTGTAATTTAAAACTATTCAATAATTGCAAGGCGACTTCATTTACAGAAACAGTGCCTTTCATCATTGATTGCAATAATTTAGGATTTTGACCTAATATCGCATTAATACTTTTTTGAATATCAGCTTGTTGTTTAGCCGATGTATTTAAATTTAAGACTTCTTTAATACTACCTTTAGCATAAACAGTAAAATCTTTTAATAATTTTATTAATACTCCGCCTATAAGAGCCAAACCTGGACCAGCTATAACTTGAGCCAAGCCGTCAATAATACCTTTTCCTAAAACGGCACCGTAACTATTACCATCAGCTTCATTTGCGGTTCCCAAAATACTATTAGCGCCCCCAACTACTCTTTCAAATGTTGGGCCTAATAATCTCTCACCAACAGATGCAGATAATTGTTTTGCATTTTCTTTTAAAATATTTAATTGAGCTGCGTATGTTTTATTTAACTCCTCATTTCTCTGTATAGCCTGATCAGTTGATGCAGCCGAAACTTGTAACGCTCTATTATAAATAGAGTTTTCTTTACCGAGATCTTGCAAAGTGGCTTTTAAAATGTTTATTTGGAAAACGCCACCGACAGCCTCAGCCACGGCCGCCTTTTGAGTCGTTCCAAGTCCCTCATAAACATCCGATAAATCTTTAAGTAATTGAACTGTATTTTTAAGTTTTCCACTTGCGTCCGTTGTACCTACCCCTAAGTTTTCTAAAACATCAATAACTTTTTGTCGCTCCAATCGAGTAAAAATTGTTTTAAAAGAGTTACCAATTACAGATCCACCACGAGCGGTAGTTTGTTGTGCCGAAGTAACTAATGCAATTAATTCGTTTAAGCTAACTCCAGATTGTGCGGCACTACTACCAACTCGACTAATAGCCTCAGCTAAATCAGCCGAACTTACGGCGAAAGCTGCGTCTACGTTAGCAAATTTATTTACAATTTCAGTACTATTTACCGCTTCGGAAGCAAAAGAGTTAATTGACGCAGTAAGAGAATCAACAGCTTTGGCGGCGTCTAAACCACTTAATCTTGATAAAATTAAAGCGTCACTAGTTCTTTTAAGTGTCTCTGTAACAGAAAGCCCCTGTCTAGAAAATTCTGTAGCGGCAACCGCTACTTGATCAAAAGACTGTCCAGTATTTTTGGCGATACTAAAAAGACCGTCTCCAAAAGCGGCTATTTCTTTTGTAGATACGTTTAAAATAACATTTATATCTTGAAGAGATTTTTGAACATTAATAGTGCTTTGAACCAGTTCGTCCATTGCGGTTTTAACACCAAAAATAATACCAGCACTAGCTCCGAAAGCCAAAACGCGAGCATTCGAAGCGTCTAAAGATTTATTAAACTCAGAAACCTGAGATGTTATTCTACCAAGCGGCTGAGAACCTTTTGTATCAATTTTTATCGAATAACTTTTAGCAACAGTTTTTCTAATTTCATTCTCTAACTGTCGAGTATCTCCAGCAATATTAAGTTTAATGTCCGCCATATATTATAATTCCTTTTCCTTATTATTCAATTGAATACAATACATATTTACACATTTATCCACCTTCCCTAGCGCTTAAATAATCATTTTTTTCTATAATACCACCATTCTCTTTAGCAAGTTGTAATAAACTTTTTCCCTTAATTTTTTCAATTTTTACGCCCATATCTTTCAAATCATTGTTTGTCGCTCCAACGTAACTAGAAACATTATTATTAGCGTCTCTATTTTTCTTTATAGACCCTTGTTTTCCATTTTGTTGCCCATCTATGAATGAAACAAATTTTTCTGGTTCAGATAGAATTTCATCCGGGATAGCTTTTCCTATCTCCGCTCTATTTTTAATAAAATTTCTATACATCTTTCCATATAAAAGTAAATTACTTTGATATCTCGTACATTTAAACAAAGGCGCTCCCCAAAAATCCATAGGATCGCTTGAAATAAAAATTAAGTTTTGAAAAAAACCTGTAGCGGCTAAGCACTGGATTCTTTTCTCGGAAAGATTATCATTAATAATATAGAATTTATCTTTTATCTTTTGTAAATCGATAACATCTTCTCCCTCAATCGAGCTATCTTCAAAAAGTTTCTGAGTGAAAGAGCTGTCTTTAAAAACATGATTTTTAATTAAATCTTCGTTTGATCGAGATTCCGCATAGTCTTCTGCCGTATAACCAACTATTTCGCGCCGATCTTTCGTATAAGATAAAAGAATATAATTATTTTTATCTATTTGTTTTTGTATTTCTTCTTTTTGTGAGGTATAAAGTAATTTATCTTTTGTTTTAGCTAGGTTCCTAAGGGTAATTTTTAGAAAGTCAATCCTTGATTCGTTCTCAGATGACCACCAATTTCCATCAATAGCGTCCTTAATTTTATCAGCTTCTTTAAATAAACCAATAGCAAGCGCTTCTTGTAAATATTTATCATAGCATTTAACGCTATTAAAATATTCATTTATAGATAAATGCTTAAAATAAATTATAGTTTGATCAATTTCTTGAATAGAAAAGCCATCACATATTTCAGAATAGAGCTTTCCATATTTATCTTGATCATTCACATCACGATTTTATTTCTTCGGGGGGAAAATTACTACTTTGAGAATCAGATGTATTAACGTCGCTAGATACGCTCACGCTCGCTTGCACGGGTTCTTGTACAGTAGATTCTTTAATTGATTCTTGCTTTTCTTCTTCTTTTTCTTCGCTTTTGGAATAATCCTGATCATAAAGAGCGAAATCGTTTTTACTATCAATTCTTCCCAAGAACCAAAGAGTGATTAAATAAGCCGATCTTTTTAATACTATTTCTAAATAGTTATCTTTGCTTTCGCTATCTTCAATTAAATCGTACTGTTCAAGTTTATCATTAAAAGTTTTACCGCCGCAAACATGGGAATAAGACCCATCCTCATTTATTTTGTATGTTAAATTCAATACCCACCATAATATGGTTTTATTTCGAGCCTTAGCCTCGGCGGTATTTTCAAATATAGAAATTTGAGACGATTCAAAACTTTGAATATCTGAACGTATATCATTTATTCTGTCAGTTTTTTCTTTTAATTCTTTTAAGTTGTCTTCTGTTTGATTTTTCTCATCTATCGATAAAAGCTGCTGAATACTAGAAGATAACTCTTGAAACTCTAGTAAAAGTTGCCCATATCTTTCCCTCTCTTCATCACTTATAACTCCCCCACTATTTGATAATATAGTACCCCAGGCCGCTTTTGGTAAAATGCCAGCTTTTGCATATCTAGAAACTTCTGCGGCAAAAAAAACTTCACCATCTTCTTTTAATCGGCGATTTGGCTTTAAGAATCCAAAATTATGAGATACCCCTAAATTGTCTTTATGAGTAAAATTGTATAGCCATTTTCCATTATTAGTATTTTCCATATTTATTATATTTTTTGGGTAAATTTGATATCAAAATTATTTAATTGTTCTTCTATGTTTCTATAACAATCATTTCCATGATCTAATATTCTTTTTCTTAATCTTTGGAATTCCTCTTCGGAAATTTTTCCATTTTTGTTTAGATCTTCTACTAAATACAAGAAAGAAAGATATAATTTTTTAATATCTCGATATACGAAACTTTTAACGAAATCATGTAAATCCACATTCATAAGACCTTAAATTACCTTGTACCTTAAATTACTTTACACCCAAAAAAATAAACAGACACCGTTAAAAGTGTCTGTTTATTTTAATTTTAACCTACTGTATATTAATTAAGAAACAATTAGTCCAGATGGTGGATAAGCTTGAACTAAAGTGTGGGATCCAGAGATGAACACACCTTTAGTTAGATCTTGAGGTCCACCGATTTGAACTTCGTAAGTAGCACTCATAGAGGCGTTATCTCCGATAGAAGATGTAAAGTTCTGACTAACTAATTTAGCTCCTTTAAATTGATAAATCATAGCGGCTGGTTTTGTGCTTCCACAACCAGGTTGATTTAAAACTATATTAAAGTCATAACTTGGGTTGTTACAAAGTAGGTCGGCCAAGTTACCATTAGAAAGATCTCCAACCTGCGCATTAACTTCTAAAGTAGCGGTAACAGGAAAATCAATTTCTCTTGAAAACGCAAATTTTGTACCAAGTTTTTGTAATGGAGTTCTGGCTAAATCGAAAGATAAAGTGAAATCTTGAACTTTCAAATCAGTTTCAGTAAAACCAACAACAGAATCGGTTGGGAGAGACATTACTATATCGCCAGGTTGCAAGGCGTTGGGTATACTCACACCAGTCATGCTTGTAGCTCTTGGTAATTTGAATCTAGTTCCCGCTAAAATATTCCCGTTTGTCGGATCAACGCCAGGCCCCTCTGTTCCAGTCGTAGCGTTAGCATTACCATAAACTCTAATATTTAAAGCCTCTAATTCGACGGTAGCAGTAGTTAATTCGCCCACAGCGCCATTGACACTATAAGATGTTATAAATCCATTTCCAATACCGATAACACCACTAGTTGTTCCGGCGTATTCAGAGGCATCATTGCCTTCATCGGCAACTAGTAAATAGAAATTTTTTTCATCAGTAGTTTTACTAAGCAATCCAGAAATACAGGAAACATTGTTATTACTTCCACTGGGAGTTACAGATAAGCCTAAATATCTTTCATTAAGACCATTAGTTACATAATAGCTTAAACTGGAAGAAACCGTCGGCGCTTCTGTTTCAATACGATCGATAGCCGCTAAATTTCCGTACTGGTTGACGTCAGTAAAATTTCTAGAAAAATCTTCATCAAAAGATTGAACTCTAGCTAATTGAGTAACAGTATTTAAACCTGTTTGCATTACGCTCGGTGCTACTTGCCCAGCATAAAGAGCAAGTACTTGATAAATTGTTCTATTTCTCGCCATAATTATAATTACATCTCATTTTTCAAAATGACACTTAAATTTTAAGAAATATATCTAATATTACTAATATCAAAATCAATAAAAGCTGATATACATTTTTTATTCATTTTACCATTGTCTATTTCTTCAAGTTTTGAAACCGACACTTTTTCAATAAAAGCTAAATTATTACGCGGAGCGGTTTTACAAACATCTATATAATTAAAATTAATATTACGCAAATCCCCGAAACGATTAAATGGTAGTTCCGAACTTTCTAAAACAGGGAAATTTTGATGCAATGAATCCGTCATTATTGAACTCAAAGAATCTAGAGAAAAACTGTTAGAAGCTAAGACAATACACCTAATAGAAGTACTTGTTGAATGCTGCCCACCAAAAGCGAAAGGCTCATTTTGATTAAAAGTATTTTTTATAAAAATACATGGAAAGGGTATGTCTAAATAGCCGAGAGGCTGTGTCGCCGACTTAACCATTGACATAATAGTAGGGGCTTTCTCGAAAAGAAGAGTTTCTTCTTTTTCATCTGTATAGTATAAATTATATTCTTTATAAGAAAATTTTGCAGAAATATTTTTTACATTTACGGTATGATTATCAAAAATAACCCTACCTTTATTAAAATCAATAGCAAGACCACTTGTTGCTTTATCTATTTCAGTATTATCAACATAAATTCCACTAGGTATAAAAGCCCCTGGAACACTAGAATCATATACCCATTGACGATAAGGAGAGGCGTATATTGAAGTATTATTATCAAAATTTGGATCTTGTGTCTGATATAAAGCCCCACTGTGATTATAAAAGCCACCTCCAATTGCTGCAATCCTATGATCGAACCAAAGGTAAAAACTTGATAATAATTTATTATGAAAACTAGACTTCATTTTATTTATTTAAATTTAATAAAAAATTTTTATACATTGTAGAGAAGTATCTTACACCTTGGAAAGAACGGCTCGAATAATCAAAATTAGATTGAAGACCTGTTTTTGATCTTCCTTTGTCGTATTTCTTGTAGAGGTAAGATCCAATTCCAGAAATATATTTCTCCATATCTATTAGCCAGCTTCTACCGGCTTGCCAAGGCATTTTAGTTTTATTGGCAAAATCATCTAAAGTTGGAACATAAACATCAAAACTGATCATTTTATTTCTTATTGTTATTTTTTTTATGACACGTATATTTTTTAATAAGTTTCTAACGTTAAGAATAGGATTATCTCCAATTTTAAAACCTATAAATGAAAAAAGATTGCCATAGCCACCTAAAGTACCAGAAATATTAGAGCTTGAATTTCCATTTTCAATTTCCTGTGTTACTGGATGATTATCAAATTCGGAGATAAATTCATTTTTTTTAGATTCGATATTCTCGGTAATTATTTCCAAGGCTTTACTTTGTAGTTTTGAGGACATCAAAACTTTATTGTTTATAGAATTAAAATTAATTTGAGCATTTTTCATTAATTGCTTTCTCTAAAATATAAAGTATAAAAATCGTTTTCAAACAAACCATGCGGTTGACTAGAAGCAAAAGACTCAACTGGACGACCATCTATGTCAATTTGACTTGCATCCGCTAAAAAATCTAAAACTTCTTTTTTCACTTTTAACCGGCAAACATTGCCTTTGACCTCTTCTTTTATTTCGGAATTTCCTAAAATTTTAGTAGGATCTCCCCATAAAATTCTAGCATCAAAAATGCCGCTCACTGGAATTGTCTCATATTCCAAAGATGATTGCTGTTCGGAATATAAAAAATTATAATCACTATTAGATGATATAAAAACTTTTTTAGGCGTTTTCCATATTACAATTTTTCTAGAAAATGTATCATGAATATCATTAAAGACATTAGCATAATTTAATTTATCACCGTTAGATATTAAAGACGCCATTTTATATATATGGGCTACGAGCCCACTCCTTAGTACTGTAATTTGAAACTCCAACAGTATCGTCCCCGGCGACTTGTTCTGGAATTGCGTTATATTTTAAATACATTTTTACAGAACGATCTAAATCTAATTTCGCATCATTCGCCATCGATCTAAAATTCTTTGAAATCTCATTTTTATTAGCCCTAGTAATAGAACTGTCGCCCTCTCTCAAAGAAATCCAATCATTCCCACCGTTTGAAAAAGCGGCGCTTTGGGCTACGCTTCTAGCCGCACTTTTGAAATATTCATACTCGAAAAGTGTTTTATAAATAGCCATTTGATCATTAGACATCATGGGTTCAATATTATAACCCATAATTTGCCCTAATTGACCAGTATTATAAACTCCAGAAAATTGAGTCCCGATTAAATTATTTAATTTCCCGAGATTAGCCTGATCTAAAAACCAACCAGATAGTCTGAAAATTGGAAAATCTACTGGATTACCTAAATCATGGTAAACATTGGTAATAAAATTTGATATAGAGTACATATAAGCCACATTTAAGTTTACACTTAAACTAGGCTCCTTCTCTTAAGATCTTTCGCGCCTTCGCTGATATTTCTCCGGTATTATTATCTGAAGCTACTGTGTTTAATTTGTTTACAAATCTAGAATTCCATTTTTTAAATTCCGCCACTAATCTATCACACAAGATTTTTCTATCAGAAGTCGGAATTAATCCTATCTTATAAGCATGGGCTTGTAAATCAGTCATGTTCATTTCCGCTAATTGGGATTCATATGCCTCAGAGGAAGAAACTGAATATAATGAAAGAGATTCGCCTAAAATTTCATCTAACGACGTAGGGCTATTTGGCCTAGATAAAGCTTCTTCTTTTCCATGTATTTGAATTAAGTCTGAATTTTTATTTTTTTTAGCCATATACTATATTAATAATTAAATCTTTTTTAATCAAAAAAAAAAAAAAAACGGGGGTTTATAAGCCCCCGTTTTTTATACACTATTTCTAAGTTGTATTATACGATCAAGCCGACAGCAGCACGAGCGTCAACAGCAACACGACCTTCTTCAACGAACCCATAGAAACCAACTTTTTCACTTCTAGCTAAAAATTGATCATCAGGTAATACTTTAACTTGACCACGGCTTTCGGATTGAGTTGCAACGGGTCTTAAGAAAGCGTTGCGGCTCGCATCGATACCAATGATAAGCTCATCATTAGCGCTTGAGAAAGCAGTTCCAGCGCCATTGCCATATGTATTATAAGCAGTGCCTCCAGCGAAAGCGCCGAATAAATCGTTATATTTACGTGAGGTTCCGAGTTCTAGTAATTCATGGATAGTAACACCAAAAATTTCGCTAGTTCCAGCTCCGCGATAAATGTCTTCACGAACGCTATCTGGTAAAGCTACTGCGGTAGCTCCACTTGTGTCTACAGTACCAGCGCGAGTATTCATTGGCTGATAAGCAAAAGCACGAATTTGAGCTTTAACTTCTGGACTGACGAAAATATCAGTTAAGCCACGGCTTTGTAAACCGACAGGGGTGCCGCCAGTATAAGCAGTATTTAATCTACGAACTAAAGTCCAAAGATTATTCATATCATCGAGCTGGAATACTCCACTTGAACCAGTACGGAAAACATGCTTATTATTATTAGTGTTAGCTTCGGCAAGCAACTTTAAAACAACGGCCCAGGCATTACGTTCTTGCTTAACAAGAATTTCATTGGCCATTCTTTCTAAACCAGCAGCAACAACGTCAAGTCTGGCTTTTCTAACATAACGCTTATCCATAGAAACAGCACTATCAAGACGATAGGTGCTTACTTTCATTTCTTGCATACCTTGTACGAAGTTAGTTGGTAAGCCTCCACCAACAGTTTGACTCCAAACGTTAATATGACCATCTGTTAAGCCATAATATAAGTCTAAAGGAATAGAAGGAGAATCGTCTTCATCGAATTCTACGTCACGATAGATCATACTGGAAGTACCAGCTTGTAATAATACTTGCTGAACGATATCGCTAATAAAAGCAGCAAAAGCTTCCTGGGCTTGAACTGCAACTGTTTTATTATCAGAAGCCAAAGCTTTGATAAGTTCGATCTGTTCTGGGTTTTTTTCAAATTGAATTTTCATTTTTTTTATTTCTATTATATATATTTTTTATTTATTAAAGTTCGATTTTTAGTAAAGCATAACCTTCACTATTCTTGGGTCCTAAAAATTTGCCTACGGTAGCGCTATTATAAGCGACAACTTTCAACTCGCCGCCACCAGTATCGGAAACAGCAGCGCCACTTCCAAAACCTGGGTTACCAACGATACCATTTATTAGAACTAAGCCCTTAGTTAAAATTGGGCAAGCCTGACCACTGACAATAACATCCATTTCAGCGGCTTTTCTTGGGTTGAATTTAAGCTGTTCGCCATTTTCATCGTATCTACGGACATCTTTTAATGTGATGCCAACGATAGAGGCTTTTGGAGCATTAGCTGGAGCAGGTTCAACTTTCCAAGGAACGCTAAACTGGGCGGAAACCGCATTGTCAATATTGGACAGGTTATCTATCCCCATATTTGTTTCGAAATTGATGCCATTTCCTTTTGCTGCAACTACGGTTCCTTTATTTAAGGAGTCCGCGTCAACAGCAAAAATGTTAATAACATCATGTTCACTATAATCTCTAAAAGGTTTTAAGTTTGCCATAATTATTTTTTGTTATTTGATATTTTAATACTATTTCTATTAAAAGCCGCATTGATTTTATCAACAAGACTAGTTTCTTGAGGGGATAACATATTTGGTAAATTTACCGATTCTTGTTTTACACTAGAAACAACTTCTTCAATAGAAACTTCTTCTTTTGCTAAAGATTTTGTCTCAGCGACTTGATTCTCTTCTTTATCTGCCGGAGTATTAGTACTATTGGCTTTTAAAGACTTTTTCTTTGCAGCCGCGAAAGTTGAAAACTTTTTAAACCATTTTGCAAAATCTTCGTCAGAAGCGACGGCCTGAAGATCTTCTGCTATGATAGCACGGTCCTCATCGGTCAAATCGAATTCTTCATCTAATGATGCCATTCTATTTTGAAAAGTAGCTTCGACTTCTTTTTGTTTCATTTCATTTTGAAGAGAAGAAAATTCTGCCTGTAGCTTTTCTAATGTAGAAAGAGTTTCTGCGTACTTAGCCTCTAAATCTTGATGCTTTGATTGAACATCTTTAAGAGCCGTTTCTTTTTCTTCAATTTCTAATTTCCATTGTTTAGAAAGATCGGAAATACGATTAGAAATAAAGTCTCTAACAGCGCTCGCCTGAATATCTTTCATGGAATTATCGGTGATATCATCAATATTTTTTATTTCCATAGTTTTTTTTACATTTTTATTTTCTTCATGGACACTTTTTTTATCAGCAAAATCAAAAAATTCAGAAGAATTAGAACTTTCTTGTTTCTTATGTGGATTTTCAAGAGCGTCAGTTTGTTGAACTAAAACGCCAGAAACTTCCGCCGCAGGGGTATTAGTAAAGCCTATCCCTAAGGGTAGAACAGAACCTTTTAAATTCAAAAATAAAGACTCCCCATCCTCGGAAAGTCCATTGCCGCCAAAAACTCTTAACTTATCTTTAAGAGCTAAAATTTCTTCTGTATCTTCTATAATAACAGATTCCGCTAAATTTTTACTTCCTTTAGCTATATTAAATTCATTAAAACCAAGCTCCCAAGAAGCGCTAACAGAAAGATATTTGTCAGAAGATGGGTCGGAGCTATTTAGCATTTCATCAGCGAATTCTGGATTTACTATTTTCCAAATATAACCAGACAACACAACATTAAAAGGGTCTTTGGAACCTTTTATCTGATCATACGAAAGTGGCTTGCTACTACCAAATTCACTAAAGCCGTAGCCAGTACAAACACCAACGACAACCTTTCTATTATGCTCTATATTAAAAGGCTTATTAATAAAATTTTCAACCATAGAAAGAGCAACATCAGTGCCAATAATATGGCCATTTTTATTACCCCTATTTACGACAAAAGCATCAAAAGCGATACCCATCAAATCTTTATTAACATCTAGATTAATATTACTGGGCAAGTATTGTTTGAGTTGGTCTATAGAAGCAACAGCCAAATACTTATCATCATCAAATGGAACCATTGCTTGTATTAATATATTATCAAACTTTGCTAAATATTTATACTCTTTCATGCTATTAGTAGATAAATTTACACTATCACAACTTAAACAGCCAACATTTTTTAATACATTCGATATCTTTAAGTAGTTATTATTATTTTTCATAACTTCGAAAGCACACACCTGTATAGGTTTTGATATAGAAAAATCTAATTCTGTTAAATTAAAATATCCAGTATCTTCACTGCTAAGCAACAATGTTTTTTCTTCGTATATTGGCATAATATATTTATATATTTTAAAAAATTGAATTTAAATTATTTCTTTTTCGATTTGCTTTGCTTCGGCTTCCCTTCTTTCCAAAAGACCATCTAGCCCTTTATTAAGCCATAATCTTTTCATACTTCTAATTTCTCTTGCGATAGATTTATAATTTTTTTTAGGCACTAAATTCTTTATATTTCTCATTTCTAACCGGGAATCGCCTTTTAAACTAGTACCTCTATTAAAAATTAATGATACGATAGCCCCGTAAGCATCCGGAGAAAAAAACTCTAATCCAGGGAATGTTTTTTCGGCTAATTTTGAAAATTTAGGCCAAGTAAATTTCTCAAACATTTGTACCGCCATGTCCCAACTTACAGAAATTCCCGCTGATCTCAAACTTCTTGTATATTCTTTCCCATTAGATCCAGTTTTACCAGAAGCGCCTTTAACCAAATTAAGTTCATTATCCGGTAAAAATGAAAATATTTTACCAAGCTCTTCTTTTGAGTAATAAGCACAATCAATCCCTATGGCAATTGTTGGCCCTGAAGCCCCGCCTGGCCAAGTAAATTTAGACAAATATTTCTCGTAATAACTTTTACCACCGCCAACTTCATATTTTAACAATAAATCAAGTGTATTTTTCGATGGTTTACTTAAGCTCATAGTCTTCTTCTTTTGCGTTAGAATTTATATAAGTAATCTCTTCCTTTATAAAAGAATTTTGACCCTGCAAGTCCACATTACTATTAGACTGCATTTTATAGTCTAAAACAGTTTGAACACCAAGATAGCTTGCAATAATTACGGCTAAAATTTTAATAGTCTCAGTAAATAACGAAACGAATGGAACTGTTAAACTTGGCTGGGCAGCAGTTAAAAAAAGAACAAAAATACTTGCCGCATAAAATATAGATAAAATTATGACAGAGCAAAATACAACATAAAATTTTTTAGAAGCAAGAAAATTTACACGACTCAAATCTTGACGATACTCCGGGGGAGTATTTGGCGGCACTTCTCCAGAATGGAGCATAGCGCTAGCGGTTTTAGCGATTTGAGTAATTTTTTCCCACATATTAGAAAAATAACGCCCCAAGTATAAATCCAGCAAGAAAGCCCAAACCAAAAATAAATTGAGCCGGATATTCACTAGTTAGTTTGTTAAGTTTAATTATTAATGATTCTAATTTTTTCATAATTACAATATTCCTTTTATTCTAAGATAAGTTGCTCCACCAATAGTTAATAAAAGTATAACTATAATAATATTTCTTTTTAAAATTGCTAAATCTTTTTCAACTAACTGCTTTTGCATACGATTAAGATCTTGCACCATTTTATTAGCATAAGCTTCCTGACGCGCCAATTCGTCATCAACTTCGCTTTTGAATTTCAAAGTTTGCTCGTAATCTCTTTTCAATTGCGCAAAAGTGTCCTTATCTTTCAATAACTGTTGGTATTCTTCTGAATTAACGACAACAACAGTATCATTCTTATATTCAGCGGGTATAACTAAAACGCGTTGTTTATTAACTTGAATTGGAACCTTTGGCTTCGCAGAACTTGTAACAACTGGAATTGTTACTGTTTTATAAACTGGTACTATTTCAATTTTATTTTTTGGCGGCTTAACTATGCGCGCAGCCTCGGATGCATATGTCGTGGCCAAGTCAACGCGCGCTTTTTCAAACGAATCTCTTGTTGCATAAACTGCTCGTGATAAAGCTTGAGATTGTTTTTCAGTATAAACAGTACAAGCCGGTAATAGTAAAAATATTAAAAACAAAAAATATTTATTCATATATATTATATTTACATTAAAAAATTAATTTAAACATATTAAATAACTCGTTATAGTCTAACGAATAAGTTTTTAACTTTAAAATTTTCTATGAATTTTTAGTCTAGGATATTTTACACTAGTATTTCCTCTTAATTGGTAATTAAAGTCTGGAATTGTCATACCAGAATATTTTCTAAATGGATAATTGTATAGATATAAATTAGCCGCCCCTTCAAACCTACCATACTCGTCAGAAGGGTCATCTGTTAAAGCGTTTGGAATAGATAACTTTTCTGTTATAAATTTTAAAACGTCAGCTTGTGTTAATTTTGGAAATCTTTGCATTAGACACGCAATAACCCCACAGACTTGAGGTGAAGCCATACTCGTTCCGCTGTATTTGTCTAGACGAAAATTACTGTTTCTCGGATCAGTAATTCCGTCGGTGTGAACAGAACTTATAATGGAACTTCCCGGAGACCATACGTTAATTCTAGGTCCATAGTTACTATAATACGCCTTCATCTCGACTCCAGCTGAATTAGTGTTTTCTACGGCTCCAACGCATATAACATTTGCATCCGACGGTGGGCTCGATCCCCGATGGTAATTATCCCAGGTTCCGAATGACTGAACTGCGTCATCCCATGATATTCCATTTGGCACGTCAATTTTCGTTGTCTCATTTCCCGCCGAGCCGACCATTATTATACCATCATTTATTGCGTCCTGAACGTCAATCTCCATAGCTGCGTCTCTAATAGGTACAAGAACTGTGTTTGCATTAATTGGTACAATATTATAATTATAAAATAATTGACTAATAGTAAAAGGCCCAGTGAAAACAGTGCCTTGAAACAATACTCTAGTTATGTTCGAAACCGCTACTTGTAAACCATAACCCCAACTACAATTAACAACCGTCGGATTAGTTAATCCTGTAGTGGGATTTACGATTTTAGCATTATGAAAAGCTCTTATATAATCAAAATGAAATGCGATGTCAATGTTATTAACATCTGTTCCATAAGGATTAATATTGTATATGTTAGCTCTTCTTGCCCATCCCTGTCGATTACCAGCTACGGTCCCAGCAACGTGCATTCCATGATTATTATCATCCGTTCTATCTGGATTCCCTGTATCATTGTATGGAGTATAAATATATGTTCCATTAGCTCCACCTTGTACTACCGACCTATGTAAAAGCCAATTATATTGAATTACCCTACTCCCACCAGTTCCATCTGCATTCAATGCCATTTCTGGGTGAGCGGGATTAACCATGCCATCCGAAATCACGACATCTACATTTAAGCCATCGCTTGAACTAATAATTTGCCTGTCTCCAGGCGTACAAAAAGTAGTTCCCCAATCAGAGATATTTTGATTTAAACTGCATCGAAGCAGTCCCCAATTGATATCATTAATATTTTGATCGCCACATTTATCCCAATCCGAAGATCTTTGTATCCAATGCGGTCTAACACGGACACCTCGTTGATGAGGCGAAACCTGCACATTAATAATACCACTTTCATTTTTTATTTTTTCAGCCTCACTATCTGTGAGTAGATAATGAGTATTTCTACTAGTTGGTCTACGATGAATTACTTCCACTTTTCTATTAGGAATAAATTCACCTCCGCTATTGGACTCCATTTTCTCATAGAGCGCATCAAGCTGGCTTTTATCTTCAACAGATATAATGTATTCTTTTAAATCCTCGGTCATTATGTTTATAGTTTTATAAAATTAAATTGAACCGTATAAGCAGCGCTTGAACCCCTTGTATTTGTAACTGCGATTGGAATTAAGTTATTTGCTCCCTCGTTATACCCAATAGTTGCAGGGGCAAATCTTATCAAACCGTTGCCAGTAGCAACACATTCCGCCATTAAATATACATTTGAGGCTGGATCTTGATCTATAGTACGAGCTGCGTCGCTAGTTCTACTCGCTGTATCATAGTATAATTTGACCCAAGCTCCAGAGGCCCCACTTACAGATATTAACCCATAAGATTGACAGCCGAAATCAACAGTACCATTAAATGTACCATTTGCGGTAATAGAAGTTGTAGTAATACTAGCTGTTCCGCGAGTAATAGCACCAGCTTCTCCACTAATTAAAACTGGAGTTCCATTAACAGTTGGCTTTGACGCAAAACTTTTCACGCCGCTTATTGTTTGATTGCCAGTAGTAAATACCGCAGAGTTTAAAAGTATTTTGTCTCCAGTAGACATTAACCCTGACTCTATAGTTGTCGCGATAGCGGCAGAAATTTTATTTGCAGTTATTGTTCCGTTAACATGAAGTTCTGTTGCCGGGGTATCAGTAAAAATACCAATTTTATTATTACTGCCTACGTTATCTTTAAACTTCCATATTGGATAACCATTAGTAGAATCTATTTCTAAAATAGTTGATCCACCTTGTCTTATAAATAATTTATCATCTATGCCTCCGCTAATTATATAATCAGCACCGAAAGTATCATTAAAAACAATTGAGCTAGATTTGGGAACTGTTAAGGATGACGTAATATTATTTGATATAAAATTTCCATTACTATCACGAAGTACGATTGTACCAGTAACATTACTAGCTGTAGCGCTAGTTCTAGCATTATTTAATGTCCCTCCGGTAATATCAGAAGCAGAATGAAAATGTCCAGTATTAGACTTGCCACTTAATAAGGCGTTAATTTCAGACTTAGAGTAAGAAGTAGCGCTAGTAATATATCCGCTTGGATTCGAGGCGGCGTAAAACGCGCCAGTTTGCGTATTAGCTACGTAGTTGGAAAGATTTACGCCAGTAATAAATCCGTTTGGATTCGAGGCGGCGTAAAAGGAACCTGTCTGCGTATTACGAATATATCCGCTTGGATTCGAGGCGGCGTAAAACGCGCCAGTTTGCGTATTAGCTACGTAGTTGGAAAGATTTACGCCAGTAATAAATCCGTTTGGATTCGAGGCGGCGTAAAAGGAACCTGTCTGCGTATTACGAATATATCCGCTTGGATTCGAGGCGGCGTAAAACGCGCCAGTTTGCGTATTAGCTACGTAGTTGGAAAGATTTAAACTTGCGCTTGTCACAAATCCGCTTGGATTCGAGGCGGCGTAAAAGGAACCTGTCTGCGTATTACGAATATATCCGCTTGGATTCGAGGCGGCGTAAAACGCGCCAGTTTGCGTATTAGCTACGTAGTTGGAAAGATTTAAACTTGCGCT